GTTGATACGACTGTTTCTGTCGATGCCTACGATTCGTACCAGAAAGCAATGCTGGCGGCGATTCAAATCCGTGATAAAGCGTTGAACAGTCCAATCAATGCATTTTAATACATAACAACTTAGCAAACGGTTCTTCTCTTCCTGAGGCTGTGGAGGGGAAGAACCAGAAAGGAGTAATTATGTTTTCTTTTGTTGTCAGCGAAGAACAATTAGCGATATTCAAAGAACGTGCATGGATGGCTATCAAGGAAGGAGTCATTGAACCCGGAATATTACCCGCGTGCCGGGCGTTGTTAGATGCGCCTGGTATTGCACCGATGTGGTCATGCGAAGGACACGATAATGTAACCCGTAAAGTGGTCGTTGATGGGAAAACAAGCACAAAGGTTGTTCGTAAGCATCCGCACGTTATCGTCGCTGTGACGACCGAAGGGTTGTCTTATATAGACACTATAGGTGAATGCTTACGACACCAACCCGCTGATTATATTTGGCGAATTGGGGTTAACAGATTGAGCGATCCCACCAAAGAAGACGACACGCCGGAGACACATTACTGGGCTTGGGATATCCACTCGGTTAATTTCAGACATCGCGATGGCGGGACAATGGAGGAACGCGGTCAACGATTAAACGCTGCTATTCTGGAGGCGATAGAGTTCGTAAAGAACAAACATTAACTTTTACAGAAATTCAGTAACCTGTGTACTTGTAATCATGTCGCGTAAAAGACAATCTTTTGTTTGAGGAATGGAAAATGCAAGAAGCACGTTATCAAGGAAGCATCATGCTCTCCTGTGGTTTTGTTATCGAACACCCGGCGCTTGGTAAATTGTTCATCAAAGAAGAAATACGTAAACCAGGACAATCAAAGAACTTTTCGCCGCTTTTAGCCGCTAAAGCCTTATTAGAATCGTTCGAGGATATTAACGTCGTCACTTATCACACAACGTTATATCAAGCTGATGGGTACAGATGGTTCGACGGATGGATTCGTGTTCACCATGATGGTATCGAGGTCATGGTGGGAAACCTAGACGCTCTTCCGTTTACCCGTCTTGATATCGATACTGTTGAAATAGATTATAGTAACATAGCGACTAAACTCCCAGACGACGAGCTGATTCAAGATGTACGTCGTTTCTGGTCGAACTATCAGGATAACATTTTGATTCCGGTACCTGACGAACTCTCTAAAGTTTATGATGAACTGGTTAGCGAGAAGGGGGATGTATGGCGCACATGCGAAGATCCTTATCGCTTCTTTACACGTAAACAAAAAGAACGTTTGATGGTACGCGGTTGGATTGAGAATCCTCTCGGCGATGTTTACCATTACGTTGATGCGGAAGCTGTGGTGAGTGACGAACGACATAAATTTGATATTCGGGATGAACAGTTAATATGGACAGCGCAGCGTTCAGTAGAGCAAGATGATGTGATTACCATGTTCTATGATCCTGAAATCAAATTGACTCTGTTTGTAGAAGGAGATATTGACGAATGAATTGGATTAAGGTAGTGTTGTTTATTATACTTGTTGCTGTATCTATCGGACTATTCTTTTACACACGTCGGAAAGAACAGAAACGTAAACCGAGCAGACCGTTGGTTACCGGTGTTGTAACACCCGCAAAACAGTCTGAATTACCTAAATCTCTTTATATGACTGAAGTGACTTTAGATGCATCTAAAGGCAATGAGCTTGTACTCGAAATGTTAATGCAGAAACACTATAAAGATGCTGTATTGACTGCCGAGTATTGGGTTGATCCTAACAGTCCGGGCAAACGCTGGCGCGCATGGTATCCTTTACATGTACCATGCACAAACACCTGGATTGAGTGGCCTGCATTGGTTAGCTATCGTTCAACCGATAAAGCGAACAAAGCAGCGTTCTTCTTAGATACCAATCGTTTCAAATGGTATCCCGATAAGGTAACGAATGAGCCGGTATGGACGCCTAAGAAGGGCGGTACGTGCTTTACTGTCGGACAAGTCCTGTTAACAGATTTAGACGACCAGAACAACTTCTTTGTCATTGAAGAAGAAAAGCTTAACGATCTGATTCCTTACTAATCGTTCGATATAACGGTACGCGGTGTTCATCCTTTTAGGGATGAACACCGTTTTCCTATTTTTTTTTTTCGTTTTTTTTTTTTTTGAGGTTCCCATGGTATGAATTAGGTTTCTTTCCTATCAACGATCATCTATGAGGTCAGCATGTATCCTGAAGCATCATGGCAGGAGGAAGTGTTATCTAAAATAAACGCCTATCTCCAGCATCCGTTGTCCCTGTCAGACGTTACGCTAACGCCAGCCTGGTATGGTGCGTCGGGTCGGTTACGCCTTTCTATAGCCCCCGCACCACAATCGGTTTACTACGTCGAAGACCCCGTACAGGTTTATCTTCAACGTCGAGACATTAATAAGCTCTTTATCAAACACCAACCGGTGATGCTGTTACAGGTTCTGTGTTGATATCGGCTGATAAAGTCGGCTGGAAAGACGATGTCGCCATCACAACCGAATTCAGCGAAGCAGCGGAAGATTCCTGGGATGGGTTGTTCTTAAAAGCGCAGCTTACTGCGGCAGGCGGGCAATTTGAATTCAATCCAACCGCAAAACAGATCGTAAGACAGGTCAGTTATTTCGCGTCGATTGACTACAACGTTCGTGTAGAAGATGCAAACGGTTGGCGGTGGTGGTATATGCTACCGACCACCACAGCAAGAAATACATTGACGCTTTCGGCGAACGGATGGAGGCTCTCAGGGTATCAACCCGGCCATGCTGATACTGACCCTAAACCTTCCGCACCTGTGTGGGGCGACGGTTCAACTGAAATTCTGTTCTTGCCTGACGACAGCGATATCTCTGAAGGGGTATTTAAGCTTTACGCTATCAACAATCCACCATCAACTTACACCACGGATGACGGATATACCATGTTGTTTACGTTAAAAGCAACCTTTGAGGCGGAGGGAACATTACGTGTTGGTGATTGCACGATCGTTAACCAACGTCTCGATCCGTTGCCTTATACTCCGGGTATTATTCCGTTCTCTAACAACTATATCCCTAACGCACCGACGTTCGACAGCTGGCGCGGCCAGCCTTATCCTGGCTACCAACATCCATGGGTCTTCCTGGATATGGACGTACCGGCTGAACGACGTGACCTCATGATTCAGAATGTTGTGAATTTCTGGTATGACTCACAGCAGTGGTATTATCAGAAATTCGGGGTTTTAGGGCCAGGGGCAAGTGCGTACGTGTGGGATCGTTGGGATGCGCCAAGCGGATCAAAAGTTAACGATTTTACGATGTACCACTTCGGCGATCAGACGGCATGGTCTGGTTATCAGCCGAGGGCTTTCTTCTCAGCGGTGAGGCTTTATGCCGGACTGCTTGATCGTGGTTTGGCTGTCCCTGAGAAATTAACCACTTACATCAGCCATTGGATCGATTTCTTGTTTACGTATCAACAGGAAAACGCTTATCAATCTCCTACGGATTTTCCGATGGATAAACCTCCTGCTTTTATCCCTAATGACTTTACTGGCCACATGGCAGGATTATGGTTGGCGGGTGCGTCGTTAGCAATGTTGTACGGACATCCCAACGATAAAGGCTATTCTGTTGCTGTTAATGCGTATAACGAAATCGTTGAGAACTACATCAACCGCTACACCGTTGATGACGTAATGAACGGCGGGTGGAGTCCTGCACCAGATAGCGCTAATCTCGGCAGAGACGGAATGTATTTTGGTTTCTGGAGTGGAGAGATCCTCCGAGGATTAGGCTATTATATTGCCCTATTACGTGATGTAAAACCAACCATTTAACCGATGGGGCGGTTACCGCCCCATGAACTTTGGAGTGCTTATGTCTACAGTTTATCCTGGATGGAAAGCTGATCTTCTGGCGTTGGTAAACCGGAAGAACATGCTTTCGTTGACGGAGTCCGACGTTAAATTCGAATCGTTCATCCCAGCCGAACATCCTGAAGCATGTCAGGTAACCATCAAGCCTGGAGATAACTGTCCCTATTTCTTCGAACAATCGCTTACATATGTTCGTCGAGATATCGCTAATGCATTTACAGGAATACCGGTAAAAATCGTTTTAGAGTCTGTTGAGACAACAACTATACATGCGATTATTCGGGCTATTTCAGATCGATACGGGTTCGTCTTTGACCCCGACGTTGACTTTGATGCGGTTACCCTTGCCACTGTTATTGATTTTCGTGACGATATATCCAAAAAGATTTCTATCCCCATCGCGAATACCTCCATGGTTTGGCGTGGTCGATTGGATCTTACTGTGACAAACCAACACGATGTATCTCCGGCTCATCTTTACGCTGGTGCCACAACGATCAATGGTGACATCATCACTATTTATCCAGGATAAAAACACCATGAGTACATCATACGCTGTTATTGAAAATGGGGTGGTAGTAAACACGATCGTTTACGATGACGAAGCAGAACTCAATGTATCTAACAATCAACAGTTGGTCGGCATTAGCGATACGGGAGCTGTGTCGCCCGGAATAGGTTGGTCATACTCAAATGGCGAGTTTACCGCACCTCCGGAACCCGAGCGGCAACACGAAGAACTTGTCGCCGAGGCAGAACAGATAAAACAATCTTTGATTGATTCTGCGCTGGCTTCCATCGATCTTATTCAGTTAAAATTACGGGCTGGGCGAAAACTGACTCCGGAAGAAACGACCCGACTTAATGCTGTTTTGGATTACACTGACGCGGTGACGGCTATCGATACCGACGCAGCACCAAATATCGATTGGCCGGAATTTCCTAAAACTGTGTAATTACTATGGAAATCACTCCCGTTAACACATAAGGAAATCCGATGACAAAGAAACTTTGCGCGATCGTTCTTGGTATGTTGATGGTGCTTTCTCTGGGTGGGTGTGCTACGCTGGAAGGTTTACCGAACCTGGATAAAGACCTGACGCAACTGGTGGGGTTAAAACCCGTTGAGAAGAACAGCAATCTCGCTGTGTATTCTTGCTGGGGTGCAACCCAGGAATTCGAACATTGGAAACCGAAGTTCTCAACCACTGAAATCTGGAACGATAAAGTTCTGGTTGTGGATGAAGGCAGTCAGTTTACCGTCGACTCTCCGGTAACCGTTTTCGAGTCCACCCAGTTGTATACCACGGTGAAAGACTACGTTGACCTGGGGTTCAATACCGCAACCAGCGAACGCTTCTACCGCATGAACAAACCAACATTGTCTTACGCAAGTTCGACCCTGAACTCGAACGGTGATGGTGTTGGTATGGTCTTCTTCAATTGTTCTACCGATCGTGCGCTGATCGCCGACCCGGATTCCGTTGAGGTTATCAGTAAGTAATTAAGTATGCTCCTCCAACCCGTCAGGGAAGGAGGAGCTGCTATGGCGTCATCGTATGAAATTTCCTTTTTGAGAATAGAAACGAGGTAGAAAATGGCGATAGCGCGAACTATAGGGTTCACGTCCAGCACGCATCCGATATCCGCCACCTCAACCACCAACGTATAGGACAAGACCATGGCTATAAGTACAGATAAAACACCGAATAGCGGCGCACGTTTACAAGATGGTAACTCATGGCACGATAACACCGACGCTTACTACAACACCATGATCTGCTGGACGTTCGACGTTCGTGATATTGCGACACAAGTCCAGAACAATTATCCTGGTACCAAATACCTCGAATCGATAAACGGATATGTGAACGCAAAAGAAAAGAAACACGGACAAGATACCAACCCTGTTATCATTCCGAATATTCCACCACAGCAATTTACCTCACTTAAGAACATGAGTCCGTCGCTATGGTGGAACGCGGGCGGACGCGGTAGCAACGGTAACGTTAACTGTGACTCGCGTAGTAACACCTGGCAGCCATGGAACGCGAATGCGAACTGGTCAGCCGTCCCTGTGACCGAATTGTTATCGTCTCCTTTACCCGTTGCGTTTGTCTTTAAAGCGGTTTCTGGTAAACATAACGTTGCGGTATGGGATTGCCATCTCTACAATTTAACTTTCTATTACATCCGTCCCGGATTCCCTGGTTGGTGTGGTAACATCATGAGCCAGAATGGTAGAGCCGTTCCAGGCTGGGTATCACAACTCGTCAGCGGGAACTGGTTAACTTCCTTCGTGGGCGGTAAGCAGTACATCTAATTCTAAAGGGCTGAGGTTTTTAATGAAGTTACATGAAACCGCGCAAAATGAAATACTAAGATTAATCAACGAGAAAAACGGACTTTCTCTTACTTCCGACGATGTTGTATTTGCACGTGTTCTATCGGCACCCGAAACAACCTCCATTCTTTTTAAAGGGAAAGATGGAAGTCGATACTACAAATCCGTATTCGTCTCGTTGGTTAAACGAGACCTCGCTAAAGCGTTCTTGGGAATACCTGTCAAGATTATCATTGAAGAAGATACCCAGTTACGTGAAATCATGCAAGCGGTCGCTGACCGTTACGGCATTGCCTTTGACCTCGCAACCGACTTCCTACAAGGACAATTAAATAAAACGACAACAACGTCTACCACAGGCCGACAATCCGTTAAAGTAACAGCGGATGAGGGAAGTTTGGTTTGGGCAGGCGATCTTGTACTAACTGTTGAAAACCGTAAATACAACCTATTGTCGCTTATTCAGCATCTTGACCTTACCGGACTGAAATATCTTAACGACGATAGAACGAAGGGTGATGTCGAGTTATTGATTGCTGGCATCGACCCCGATCGCTTTGTAGGTCTTGCAAACCTACAACAGGGTGAAGCTATTTACCCCGCCTTAGCCCATCGCATCGCGGATGCGATTCGTCGAGAAAACGCGCCTGAAGATATCGGTTTACCCGCGCTGCGTGGGTTATTTGAAAACGCAACAGTCACGAAGGTGGAACGTACGGATATCGGTGATGCTTACAGTGTTCCGATTAATACGAACGACCATTATCAAGGTACTGCCGTATTCCATCTTAATAATGGCAACCCCAAAGGCGCACCAACCTACCGCTACGCAAAAGGTACGCGTAACCTCTGGCAACCGATGTATTGGATTATCAACGGTCAGTCAACAGAGAACTTCGCGGTTGTCAGTGAGGACATGGTACTTAATGCGTATATGCGATGCCATACCGCTAACGGGTTGGTCGGGATAGAATGGCGGACAACGGATACGCTGGATCACGGTTGTATTGCGTATGATCCCATGACGTCGCTATTCGGTTTGATCTTTAAAGCGAAGATCACGTTTACTGGCGATCAGCGTAACTTTGCAGATACCGAAAACCCGCCGGTTTTAACCGTCGTACACAAAGACGATAGCCGTCAGTATATCTCATTAACCCGATACGCCACCGATGTCTCTGAAGACGGTAGAAGCGCAATCGTGACGATCGATTTCAATGACGCAATGGCGGGGTTCTATGCTGACGAACCTATCGAACTCGAATCGGTAGCATCGTTGATGTTCAGCATGAGTTCTCGACATTATAAGGAAGGTGCGACTGAAACGACCTATCTGGAAACGCCAATCGACCTCGGTTTAACCCTCGAGATTCTTCCTATCGGTGGGGTGTATCAGGAAATGACGGTTAATCGTCACCACTGTACACCACACGAACTTCGTGCGATAACCGCTTATGATGACCATTACAACATCACGCCGGAGCGCGTATTTGAGAACCTGGTTTATGCGGGATATCAAGATGAATTAGTACACTATGTCGGAATGTCGCATTTCTACGATACTGTCTGGACGCCAAGTGCGGGTAAGTTACTGGTGAACACCACGGATGTATTAAATCCACCCTGTATCGCATGGCATGAAGCTTTCGCCGCATATGCTGCAAAACACCATTTCTCTGTCACCATCAGTTTAAGTTACGAATTGATGAGTACCGCATGCCCGTTCGAGTGGGCGCAGCAGGATTGGGAAGGAAACATCGCAGCAACCGGATATACACCACCGTCTTGGTTGTTGTCTCCATGTAACCAACAGGCGATGGCATGGTTAGGGGATGTATTAACCGCGTTTGCTGATATCATCTACCCTCATGTCCAGGACATTTGTGTACAAGTAGGTGAACCCTGGTGGTGGATCAACACGGCGAACAACAAACCGTGTATCTACGATTACCAAACAAAACTGGCTTTCAATAACCGATATCCCAACAAATATGCCGCAGACATCGGTGATATTAACAACCCATTATCCGGTGGTGACTACGATCTCTACGTCGAGTTTTGTAACGACCAATTAGGATACAGTTGCTGGAATCTCGTTAATCGGGTAAAATCGAAATACACGCAGATCAAAACCGGTCTTCTTCCGTTTCTACCGACGATCATGTCGAACGCATTCACGGAGAAACTCAATCTTCCCAAAGCGTGGTATAATCCAGAGAAATTCGATCGGTTCTATTCAGAGTGTTACGACTGGATTATTGAAACGCATGTCACCAAGGCTGAGCAAGCGATCACCATTCCGCGAGATACGCTTGGTTTCCCGGTTAGTCAGATCCATTATTACCTGGGATTTGTTCCTGGTGAAGATCTTGCGCCGCTTTATGGGTTCGACGTCAAAACACCGTATAAACGCGAACTCTGGAAACGTATCATGGGTAACCACGCAAATAACCTGGATATGTTCGAAGGACTCACTCAGTACATCTGGGCGTATCCGCAGTTCATCGGCGATAGCATTGTTCCCGGCCAGGTTCCCGAAGAGTTCTATTTCTTAGGAAAACGCTATGATGTCATTCGTACGGACATTCCTTTTGATTTTACACCAGACGCTTAACACGTTGGAGGTGGTGTCTACATGAAAGTAAAAGACCTTTACAAAATAAAACCGCAGACAATGGGTACTGCGAGCTTGGTTCTCGTTGACGGGCGCTCCCTGGTTGATGCGCTTAATAGTTACGACAACATCAACATTCCTGTCGGTCAACGATTGAGCATACAGCGGTTAAAAAAGCATCTTGATGATGCTGGATTAGCTCCTGACACACGAAAAGAAATCGAAGAATTGGAAATCGATGAAACGAGTTCAGTTGAAGGTAATCTTCCTGATCTTACCGCTATTCATGATAACGCTAATCAACCCGCTGTCCAAAACTTCGTTGTTGTCGTTGCAACAATCTCGCTCTTTTTAGTGACGATAGTATACACCGGTATCTGGGCATGGCTTGCGTTCATCGCGCAAACCAAACCGAGCATTAACCATCTGTTCGTTCTGGCCGCTTGCTGGACGATGGTGATCTGGAAATCACAAGGCATCATCAGTCGCGAACGTCGTGATTTGATGTCGGTTATCGTCGGCGATGCGCCAAGTAAAAATCGCTTTTGGGATAATATCGAAAGCCTGGGTAAAGTGATGAAGAATCGTTGAGGGTAACACATGGCTGATACCACCCCACCATGGATCGATCTGAATGTGCATCTTGTCTGGCGTTACGCTGGACGCTACACCCACGCGCACGATTTTAATGACGGTAAACTTAGTTATTACAGCATCGCTTTTACCGAAGCACAAATACGTGCATGGTTCGCTCAACTGAATTATCCCAATTTGATTGCGAAGAAAAGCTATTCAATGTCAAGAACACGATTAACTGTGACGTTGGAGCTGTTCAATAAATCAACATGGGTTGACGCGTACCGGCTTCGTGAGGTTATTGATAGGCAGTTCCGTAAGCATCGTCATGAAGTGCCATCAATGCCGAAGAAAGATCCTATTGTTCCACCGGAAGATGCCATCTGGAACGAACATTAATAGCATAACAGCATAAGCCCTCCTCCTTCCCTTACGGGTTGGAGGAGGGCTATGTTACCGCTGCATTAGAACAAGTAGAAATGAACGTTCGGTACGGTGGCAAGATACTGTTTGATTTGTGCGCGTACCCACTGAGGCTGGATTGTTTCGGATTGTCCGTAACCGATATTACCGCAACCAGAACCAACCGGAGGAATTGCGACAATCAACGGTTCAGCCGGACGGTGGTATGAGAAGCCGTCTCTTTCGAACTGAAGCTCCAATAACCATGCTTTTAACGCCAGTAAACCGTTAACGATATACTCGCGTCGTGTTCTTTCACGCCAATCCGATTTTGATGGAAACAACACGTAGGTGAGCTGATCGTTCTCACCATGCTGATATGACACGACTTCGCCCACCTTAAACCCATCTTGACATTGCTTACGGTACGCTTCAAGAAGACCGGGCACACGATCAGCTGCCTGCTTGGCAAGACCACGTCCCATCACACCGACGGTGTTGACAGGAATAACCCGAACGTCAGCCGGTGTTTCCCAAATATCCAATCCAATCAAACTGGTAAATCTCGCCATTTTATTTTCCGTTTCGTAAACGTTCTTCTTCTCGTCGTAACTTGTCCTCATCGTCGTCCAATACAGCACTACGTTTCCGCAGTTCGTCTTGTGCGATTTTGAGTACCGTTTGCGCGTAAGGATACGGTGCTTTTAAAAACGCATCCAGCGTCATGAACTCTTTAATACCGAATCGGACATAATCCTCGATTAAGGGTTTAATTCCTAATCTGTCCCAGGGATCTTCAGCGGGATGCTGAGCAACCCATTTCAACGGCGTCCATTCGTTAACACGATCGTACAAGCCAAACATGGTATCGTACGCAATACCCATTTCGATGTTCAGTTTCATGCCACCGTCGCCTTTACGGGCTAATAGCAATTCCCAGATTTTTTCATCGTTACGAACAAGTTGTCCATCATGTAACCCGTATCGCGGATCGATTAGAATACCGCGTCCATCCCCTCCTGAAGAGATTGGACGGAGTTTAGGGTAAAAAAAAGCTGGGGTACATCCAAAGCAATCAGATCGTAGTATTTCTGGTCACGCAGATTGTCAGCAATATCGGCATTACATTTCGGACATTTCCAGGCAGGCATCGCTGCGAGCGCAATCGTCGAATCACCGATGAATTGCATCAACCCATCGATATAGCGTTCACGAAGATCACTATCACGAGACAGCTGCGCTAATACCGTTGCCGTATCTGCATCGCTTACACGACGCATGGTACCGTTTACTGACACGTGCATCGATTTGATCCACGCATCATACTGACGCATCCAGCTATAGAACTGGCGTTCACGAATAACACGATCACGCTCTTCTTCGGTCATCGACGGACGCGATAGAATATCACGCAGATCTTCCAGGGTATCGCTTAACCAACGTTCACCCATGGCGATTTGTCGTGAAATCTTCGGCACTTCAAGCTCAATGATAACAGAACCGTTGTCGGACAGATCCAGCGTGCGGGAGTTCGTTTCACCCAGTTCGTTTGCATACTCACGCAAAAGTTCATCTGTCATGACCGGACCTTCGGTCATGATCTGTCGCATACGTTTGGTAATTGCGCTGTTGTCAACTTGATAGAGTTTCGCAAAGCTTACGGTATCTTCAACACGATAGTCGCAGGTTTCTGGATTCTGATAGCAGGTCTGTACGTAAGGATACCCGTACGGGTACATGGTTACCAGCACGTTCAGCAATAACGCTGGAACATCGGTAACCGGGATAATGTCTTTCAAACGCTGGATATCCAGGTTCGGTACGTTGGCCATGTAACAGCATTCTAACGCTAATTCGATAGCATGTTTCATGGTGATAATCGAGGTTGCCGAAAACAGGAAACCGGTACTATCACGCCCACCCAGGATTTTATCGCGTGCAATACGTTCATGCATAATTGCGACACGTTCATTTGACGGTGGATTGAACTGCAGCTTAATACCGCTATGCCATAACGGCATTACCGCAGGTGCGCCCGATTTCGTATTGCGGATTGCAAAATAGATTGCGTCGGTTCCTGTCAGCGGCGCTTCGACATCATCAGGAATATGGTTCGGTTGTGGGATGCCAGGAATAACACGACCAACGCCCGATGAGTCTACGGGTACGTTAGTCCACTGACTGCCCTTACGTTCCAACGCACGATCATGAGCTGGCCCACGCGGTTGGTATTGCCCATCAGCAACCGATTGCACTACCGCTTTACTGAATTTATCAAATTGCTCGTCCGAAGGTTTACCGCGTTGAGCGACAATGGCTTGTACGGTATCCATTGCTTCGTTGATGTATTCCTTGTAATACGCTGTCTGTACACGCGGAGAATACAGCGGTAACACCAACGGCTGACGTTTTGTTTTCTTCGGACTCTTAGGACGAATGTCTTCGCATTGGAAACGTATCGTCGCCTTCGAGAAATCAACCAGCGGTGGATGTGATGGTTCTTCTTCACGGGTTGCTTCTGGAGCCGCTACATCTCCTTCGGTAGCGACAGCTTCGTCTTTACCCTCACTTGCTGGAATCGTAGTTTCAACGGACGACTCTGAACGCTCGGTGGCTTCCTGATTCGTCACGACATCTTTTTCTTGTTCGCTCATGCTTCGGTGGCTCCTTGAGATTTAACACTGTTAGCGAATCGGATCTGGTTCTCCATCCCTTCGACACGCAGTTGGCTTAGGCGTGCAACGTCAGGACGCAGAATATCGGATGCGCGTTCCAGGATGTTCATTAACGACATCCCGTAGTTGTACTGTAACAGAATACTTTGTTCATCAACTTCTTTACCGTACATCGGCGTAATGGAGTTCTTGATCGTCGTCAACTCGGTTTGAAGTTCGGTCAGATCTTTATTCGTGCTCGTTGATAACGCAACGAACTCATCACGTTTGTTTTGGGTTAATCGTAAACGACAGGGTTGCGTCGCTTGGTAAATAGCCGCACCCAGGGTGCCCAATAACAATTCGCAGTTTTCGATAGGTTCACGTAACTCGTCCCAACGAATTGCTGTTGTTTCCTGAGCTTTAGGGTTTCCTACGGATTTTTTTCTTGGTTTGGATGAAACTGGCATGGGATGGTTACTCCTGATTAATCTAAGTTGGCGTAAGCTGGTAGTTTCTTCAATAGATTATGAGAGCTAGTAGACATTTACCGCATCGGAGTGGATATGATTGATTCCGTCTTGGCTTTGTTAGAAGGTAAGATCCCTGAAACAAGGCGTACGCTGTTACAGCACTGCATGCATCGTTTATACCAAGATTTTAAATGCGAGCAACTGGAAACGTTTTGTAGTACGATGTTGTCCGGTGCTGGGGAACAATACGATTTAAACGAACTAGACATCATTTTAACAAACGGATGTATCGAACTTTATAAACAACAATTGCTTGCCTTCGGGATCCGAGTTAACGAAGGGCAACTATCTCTGGATAGCCTGAAATATCTTCATGCGCTAGCGTCTACGTTATTAGACCTGGAAACACACGACGATACCGCTTTTCTACTCGCTATCGTTGAAGATGAAGACTACACCACAGCTGAAGCGCTGGCGGAATGCGTGCATCATATTTACGGCGTTGATGCTGTTAACGTAACACCGTTAATCAGTTTCGTACATTCAAGCTTACTTCCACGCATCCAACAGGTACTGACCAAGAAGCTGGAGAAAGATAGCGAAAATATCACCGACGAAGAAAACGTCCAGATTCCGGATCATATTCGTCGACGTATTCGTGTCATCAGCGATGCGTTCCCACCGGTGTTCAGCCAGTATATTGATGAAGGGGGTACGATAGCGGTTCCACTGGACCTGCTAATGTCGCAGTGTCGGGATCAGCTTACTGCATTACGTCAGCAACCGTATGCATACACCCAAGAACTGATTGCATTCGCCTTAGCTTCCGATCTCGAAGATAATGAAATTATTCCCGTCTTACGAGAACTTATTACCGCAAACTTCCCGATGGCTGAAGAGTCCAAAGAAGCAACCCGAGCGTTATCAGAGTTCGTTTCACGTCACGGTGACCTGACCCGGGTTTAAAAGGAGTTGTTACATGACACCTCGTGAATATTTCCTTTACGCGATGCGTGAAGGGCACTACCGTTATCTTGAATGGATTAACGACGCATTTGCTTTTACGGAAGGCGGCGCTGAGAAGTATCAGCCTAAATTACGTCGTCAAGGTAACGTCGTTACGGTTACCATCGACGGTGAGGAACATCAATGGGAAACCGAGCCAACAAAACCCTTGTTGAGTTTCTGGGAGCCATTGGAGCTTGCACCTGGTGATCTACCGTCGGTTAAGAATACAACCACCACAACCTTCGGTGAAGCGTTGTTCAATATGTACGTCCTTTATGATGCTTTCGGTATTCAGATTGAATATCAGGCAGGACGGTTGACCAGCGGTACACTGGAGTCACTGATTGCGCCACGCGTAGCGGACGATCCCGAAGAGGGGATACCCGATCCTAACGAACGTCCTATTGGCCCGCTGTACGCAAGCGAAGTGAAGAAATTCACCAACAATATCAGCGCATTAACCGCTATCAACCGTTTAATTGTCCCATCGATGAGCGATAAAGCGTTAACGGTCGATGATGATATTATTGCCTATCGCGATAAAGAGTTAGCACGCTTACAAGAGGAAGGTAAGTTCACGCCTGAAGAACTGATCAAACTCGAAGCCACGCTAACCAAAATGGATAAGGAATCCTTTAAGGGCGACGAATCGGAAGGGTTCTATATTAACCCAGGCAAGAGTTTCGGTAATACTCGAAAGAAAACGCACATCATGATGGGGGTTGAAGCCGACTTCGTTGACCCTGGTAAACGTAACGTTATCACACACAGCCTGGCTGAAGGGATGCGTGTCGACCATTGGGCGGAGTACAACAACAGTGCACGTGCAGGTTCGTTCTCACGTGGCGCACTGACCGCTTTAGCGGGACAGACGGCGAAAGAATCACAACGTGCGACACAGAACCTTAAAATCACGATGGACGACTGTGGTACCCACGAACATATTCTGTTCACGGTAAACCGCGACCACATCAAAGATAAGCTGCTTGTCGGCCGTTACATGATCGACGGTGCGACGCTTAAACTTATTGATGCTGAATTACTTGCTTCCTTGGAAGGACAAACCATCAAGTTACGTGATCCTCAACGTTGTAAAGCAGGCCCATTGGAATACTGTGCTACCTGTTGCGGTAACGCGATGGCTCCAACCCCAGACGCGATCGGGGCTGAGATCACCGGTGTAAACAACGTTTTCATGAACACTATGATGAAAGCAATGCATAACGCCAGTGTATCGTTAGCGCCTTACGATCCTGAACTTTATATTAGTTAACCTTGTTAAACAAAAGGAAATAAACATGAGCAAGAATAAAGACCAACGTTCTGCAAAAATGGACGAGGAGATTACTGCGGTAGAAACCACCATTGCAGATGCTCCGGTTGGTGATGTTGTAGCACAGCCGGAAACGGTCGCTGTTGAGAAGAAGGAAACCGTTGTTGAAGAAAAGCCTGCGAAACCGGCGGTGAAAGAATCGCCTGCTGTTTCTATCGTGGCTTCTCGTGCCGCAACCCTGGTTGCTCCGTTCCAGAAATATGCGGAAGAAATGGGTCCGACCATGCCGCAAACGCCACAGTCGTTGATCCGTCATCAGCGGTCTTTAATGTCTGCTTTCCGTGCGTTACTGGATGTGGATAATCCTGAGGTTTTCCGCACCGCCTTTGCTGATATTCTGAAGATCTGGAAAGATAACAGCGAAGGGGCATTTAACGCAAACCGTTATCTGTATCGCGGTATCGATAACATGCCGCTGGACTACCATACCCGCATGGCTTTCCTGACAGTACTGCGTCTGATGGATGCGATCTATGATGAAAGCCGTCGCCAAGTTGAAATCCGTGCTATCGACCTTAATATCGCAATTCCTGAAATTGCCTACTTCGATACGCGTAACTATCTGGCAGGTTACATGCGTCGCTTTGCATAACGTCTAATGTGACGTAACGGGATTGCTGTCATTACGACGTAGGAGGTGATCCTGATCTCCCTCACTCGCGGGGTGATGCGATAATCGTCGTGAGCTTGTCGTGAGAGATTCTCATTGCGGTCATAAGCCCTTCCCCGCCCCATATAAGGGTAGGGAAGGGTATTATGCTGTTGAATTTATCCTGTGCAGAAAATAAAAAATAGGAAAAGCACTCCATGAACGAAACACTTGAACAACCTGCAACCTTTATTCCCCAGTCCGCCTACTGGACACCTGTTTGGAATTATGTTTCTTTTAGCGTTGACACTGCAATGCAAGCTGTGATGGATTATAAGAACACCGGTAAGACGAATGAATGGTTAACCATGCCTTGTGGTGACCTTATTCGTACTGAAGGAATGTATCTCCCTAATGCTGAGAAAGACCGTCGTATCCAGGACAGGATGCGTACGACGATCCTGGCTAATGGTGACGTGATGATCGAATGTTGGGCTGATTACCCTATCGTTCGAGAACATCAAGATGGAGTCTATCAACGTTTGCGTGATGAATTACTCTTAGCTGCGAATCGTTATCCCTGTCGCATTAAGTTGTATTGTTGGCTAAATAGCACCGCTATCCACGATATTTAAAGGTAAAAGAATGTTTACAGCGAACAATAGTCTGGGAGAATACCGTAAAGCGGTAAGGAACCTTATCGATAACAACGCATTAAATCTCGATCCTTTATTTGGTGATTTCTTCACGGTGTTCAATCTCGCTCAGCAAGACGCCATCAGTATTTTCTCCTGCCAAGGACATCCAGAGGAAGTTGGATATTCCGACGGATACATCGCGTTTGTTTGTAACGATCGCGGTAAACAGGCTATAGAAGAAGCATTTGATATTTATTTCAATCAGTCACTGAAAACACATGGTGACTACGCGTATCAAAGTACACTGGAGATCACATATAGTATCGACGATAACAACAAACCTGTAAAATGCCTTGTATGGCGTTGGCTTGGGTTTGATGGCTCAGCACAGGGATTAAAGTTACAAGCGCAAGAAATTAATTTAGTTCTTAATGCGTTGCGAAAAGCGTTCAATATAAAGTGACAATTTTAATATTCCCTCTCCCTTCCCTTACGGGTTGGGAGAGGGTTCTATGCTGTCTTATTCTTGTTACTCCAGTTTATTTCACGGATATATTACCTTAGTGATAAGACATCGGGTTCTTATCATCTATTTAAGACAATTGCAATCAATCCAATATAAAAGGATGTCGAGATGTTACAAGCAATAACCGGGCATATTACCGCTAACTATATCACCGTTGTAGAATTTCTACGTAAACGAAAATACGAAAAACAAAACCCAATTCTTGAAGATAGTACATACGAAACAAAAATCTTCCGCGTCAATCGCAACACAACCGTCGCAACATCTGAAACAGGTTACACTGTTTATATCGATTGTGATGGCTTGATCCCTAACGTTAAAGCACGTGCGGCAACACTGTTAAAAGTCAAAGCATTGCTAGATAAAAACAGACCACGCATCACAGGTTTTGACGGCAAAGACATTGCTTTTGTTTATCACTTCGACAAACGTTATTCATTTTTCCAGTATTACAGCCGAGACGGTCTGTTAACGCATAACGGACCGGCGGTTGAGATCTACAGTCGTTATGCCTTATATGCATCACTGAATTAATTTTCCTGCGTGTGTCTGACGTTTTGGTGGGGTTCGCCCCACCTTTTTACAGCTTTTCATCATTAATTGAACTCAAGAGAATTTAAGGAATTCGATATGTCAATTACCCAATTCGCGAACAGCATTCGTTCCAGTGAAACCACCGTACAGCTCCTTAAAGACGAGCTGCGTAAAGAACATGAAACCGCAGCCAACTATCTGAAAGAAATCGAAGCGTCAGTTTATCGTGAACTGGATAACGTAGAACGTTTCTTGCAGGCGGGTATGGATGAAAACATGGATCCAAACAAAGAAGTGTTAAAGCCACGTGTTGACTTTTACGGTTCAGATATCGATCGTGCGTTTATTCGCATGTACCCTAACGATTACGTCAAGGTCGACCTCAACCCAATTGTAACCAACATCAATATCGACCTGAAAGAAAAGATCGATCTGCCGAAACCCGATGGAGATATCTTGCACGCGATGAATGCGATCCGGGTACTGAAAGCATCTATCGTCGACACGCTCAAGGAACGCAATGAACGTCGTCTGGTTATCAGCGTGGATTCCGATTCGGTTTCTTTTTCAGTCTACATCGATGCTGACGGTGAAGAAGGAAATCCAAAAGACGTCCATCGCCAGCTTGCTGAGTATATCGGTGAGAGACCGAGTTTCGGTATGGGTTCCATGATCGTCAATATGCTAGAAAGCATGTAAGCATCCCACCCCCAACTAACATTTAGATTAAGAAAGAAGTGAATATGAATAAGAAAGTCGAAATGCATGGTATTTGCGGACGTCCTGCGGAAGCACTTAAAATAAAGGATAAAGTGCACGCCCTTCTCTACTCAGTGCCTGACACCACGCTGGTTACGTGTTGGGATATTATCGATCAGACGATACTAAAACTCCAGGCGAATTTAATAAACGATCGTTGCTGGAGTCCCGCTTTGTCGGTTGACGATAAAGTCTATCTCGTAAACGAGACAACCGATAAATATAATAATCGTATCGATCGCTGGCGTTTTGCGTTGCACGACAACGTTGTTAGTATCGACGTTATACTGAGTATAACAGGTGAGTCGTGTATTGCCGTCAATGAAATAGCGGCATACGCCAAACTAAAATTAGCACAATGTTTTCATTCGCGCGTCCGAGGATTCGATATGCCCGTTATACTAACAATCAACGGACACGACGGTTCAGGGCTGTTCGAATTCCACTACGATCCTGACAATGAAAACACAGAAGAGTAATTAATCAACGATATCGTGTCCCTTGTTAGATGGGACACGTATCGGTTAAACCATTGAGGTAGAATAATGGCAACAACGTATTCATTCGAATCTAACGTCAACGAACTTTTCGACTCGCATAAAGACACTTACGTCACGCCTGTTGTTGATACCGTCACTCGAAGCATCGAATCTCTCAAACAAAATCTACGCAAATCCGATATTTGGTCGGTGGGACATAGCGATAATGACGGGACGTATTTTTCCCTCGTGGAACGCATCCCAACAATACCGTTCCATAGCGTTTATCTTGACAGTACCGTTGTTTTCCATGTTTACAAGCACCGCATCCTTATCAACATACAACTACCGTTCAGCGTCAGCGGGACTGATGCTATACGTCGGTTGGCTGATGTTGCTAATAACGCATTTACGAAATCAGCTATGCCGTGCGATTTCCCTATTACATTAACACTCAAGTTTTCCGATGGTTATGAATTCTACACGATGGAATACTCTCCAGACGAAGAAGGAGCTAATGGGTAATCATGTCTATCAAAGATAAAGTTCAACGATTAATCGAATTCAACCAACAGTGCCGTATTGATGAACTCGTCAATCTCGTAAACCATATATTCGATAAGTTTGAAGAATCGTTAAACGACGATATGTGGGATACCGATATTGTTAACGGTAAAGCGTACCTTCAGAAAACCGTAGCGGATACTGATAGGGTACAATTTCTGGAATTCGGTTTAACTGACGATGGTGCCGTTATTCATGCATTATTGCATCCATGTTTGGACAATGTCGACGCAAAGGCATACAAGCCGTGTTTAGCTAATGCTTTCGAAACGAGAACAGATCAATACGAATACCCTGTTCGTTTAGTTTTATGTTTCCCTTCTGAATCGAATGCTGATAACGCGATAACATTCGACACGAAAGAACTATTAGCAGAGCGGACCTTTATGGTTTAATACCGAACCTCATCGGTTTTCAGTAACGTTTAAACTTTTCAAAGAACGTATTGAAATCCAATTGGTATCGCTTAACGACCACATCGATTTTGAAGCAACCGGTTTACAGAAGGTAGCCGATACGGCATTTCTCCAACGTGTGGAACTGTTCGATATGACGACCGTCCTGGTCATTGGCGCTAACCCAGCCACTAAGGCTTGTAAACTTACTCACACGGTAAACACCGACGGTAAGCATTGCTTTACAAGCGAACTCGTTTCGACAGCCGCACGTATTAATTTCATTTGAAGGAGCATCAACGATGATTTTATCTATCAAAGACGCGGTAAAAAACATCCGCGACCAACATAACGTTGAAGCTGACACCCGTATACGTCACGCGGTATCACGTATCTTCGAACTTCTTGAAAAATCACTAAACGAAAAATCGTGGGTATGTCATGTCGACGATCATGGTGATTATTGCCAAGTCAACTACAACAGAATACCGAACAAACAAGGAGAAACCCTTCTAGAAAATCTAGACATTCGTCTCTATAAAGACAAGATACAACTTAATGCTTCACTATACTCACACATGAAAAATCATGTCACGCCGGAGCGTGTGAATACCCTAAAAGAATTTATTATCGGTAGAACAAAGCACTATGACTTCCCAATCGACTTTAAGCTGTTCATCGCCGAGAGCCTTATTTATGGTTTCAAGTATACCCCATCAAACATAAATTATAATCCGTCAATCAATTGACATAACCATTAGGAGCTTTCAATGAGTATCAACTTTACCATCGAACCGGGTGAATACACCAACGATCGTGATATCATCCCATTCTACCGTGAGGATTTCCGCAACGCTATTCTTAAAACGATTGAGGATGTCTTGGATCTCGCTGAAGATCAACTTAGCAGCATCACCCCTGAAACACACGTAAAAGCACGTGACGAAGCTCTGGGTGACTTGTATATACCTAAAGCCTGTGATCGCTGCTGCTTCACTGATTTCTTCGTGTCTACGCAAGCGGTTGTTACCGACGATGGGAAGCATCACGTGATCCTTATCTTGGCTTCTCATGAGCCTATGATCAATCACGCACTTTCTTTTACACCCGGGTACATCTATGCCCTTGCAAACAAGCCGATGATCAACGAAATCATTGCTGACATCCTTAGTCAGATTTGCAAAGAACATGGATTCCTGTCTATTTTCTTAACCGACGCTGACTACAAAGTAACGGTTGGTAACGAACGCGCATAAACCTCACCCCTCCCTCCGGCTTCCGCCAGGGGGAGGGGCTTCGCATGTGTTTTCTTTTTTGTTAAGCGAGGATCAACCTACTTGAATCATTCGATGGTCCGCGCTTCCTCTTTTGGACGCGTTGCATCGAAATGTTCTAAAAGTTCAAACATCGACGGTGCTTTATAAACGATTCTACAGAAGTCTACAGCGTTCGTTTTACCTCCGGTAATAAAGTTGATACCTAACTTCCTGAATTGATAGTCAGAGACGCCCTCAATGCGTGAGAGCTCACGAAAAACACACGCTCTGGATAGATTGAGCAGTATCTGCCCATTTGGGTAAGATGAGCTAATGTCAAGCCATTGTCCACATAAGACGCAACTCTTATGCCGGTGTGTGCCACCCGCCTAAGCTTTCACTTAGGAGCAGACTATATCATGGAATGCTTTCGCACCCCTCCCGTGTTTGAGGACGCTTGTCCCTTACTCCGCGCGACCGGATAGTCGTTGAACGTTCTTCTTAGGTCTTATTGCTAATGCATGCCCTTAGAAGCTTCGCTGCTGATTGCCCATTTATCGTTTCCTTACGAACATCCTTTCTGTTTTCTAACCTTGACGTCTTTCTTTTCAGAATCCGCTGTGGTCGAAAGGCTTTAGGGGGTTCCAGCAATTAACGGGAATCCGGTGGGGGCGTTATCCCCACCGGGACCTAAAATCGGTTAAGCGTCGTTAAGGCCTACAGGCATCGAACTCACATCTTCGAAGTAACGGAAGATGAATGGAGAACGACCTTCTGTGAGTCTATTACGACAGTACTTCGTGATAGTCACGTTAGAAACACCCGTCTCTCGTTGTGCATGAGCGACTGATGCGAACACATAACGTTTGCCGGTTTGCTTATCGATAGCCGCGATAGGATGGCCCATATCGTATTCCTGAAGACGACGATGTTGTCCGATCTGCCAATCTGGCCACGGGGTATCATCATCGACTTCTTTGAAATACAGATTACAGGCAGGCATGAATTTCGTTTTACGCGTCATCCAATACCAAACACGTTTACGTTCCAAGCATGGATAAGCAGCACAACACGCAGCAATAGTCGGGAACACCCTAATCTCACCGGTATTGTAATCCTTAACCTTAACGGGATGCAAGCCTTCTGTACGAAGACCGCTGTCAACCGCATGCTTGTTGTTCTCAGAATAGGTTGTCCATTCAATGTTACATGGACGATTATCCCATTTGATGCCGTTCTTGTGATTGATGATTTTCGTCATCACATCGGCACCGTATTCCAGGAACACGTAACCCATCGCTCGATGCTGGAACATTTGGGCTGTGAAACCATTATCGTTAACGACGCGCTGATATAAATATCCAGCACGCTTATTTCGTTTCGGGTCGCCTTTTGATTGCGTCCATGATTTCTTTTGCCCGGTTAAAAGACTAATAACTTCACCCTGCTCATTCATCACGTAATGCGTGAAGAACGGGACGTAGTAATAGCCGGGGTAGCTCTTATGTTCCAACTTACCGTTCTTGAAACGATAAAGCAGGTTCTCACGTTTGATGTTTTCTGGGTTCCCATCGATATACAATGAATGTGCTTCGTCTAACAGATCTTCGTATATGTTAATAGCGTGCAGTTTACGCATTACCACCAGACCTGCGTCATACAGACCGGGACCACGGTACCAGTCGAGTTTGACGTAAGATATCCCGTCTTCCACGATAAACGGTAACGGCTTCATATCGAGGTCGAAGATACCTTCTTCGGAAACAACACATTCAGTAATCTTTGGATACTCATAACTACTTGACATATCAACTCCTTGCTCGCTTAGTATCATACTTATCGAGAAAGGAGGTAAAACTTAACCGATTTATTTCTTAATCCGCAACAAATAATCGAATATAGCTCCTTAAATTAGGCATATCCCAGAAGAGATGAATGCCGTTGTCCGCCATGAGATCGCATGGTAATGTGACGATATGTCCGGTTCGTGAGATAACCCACTTATCTTCTTCCTGGGTCATGTCGTCGGCAGTGCATCCCATGACTTCCCCACGGTTAAGATAAACGAAGAAAAGTTTATCGCAGATACGTTTAGGGTTAGAACTGAAATCTTTCAAATCCGACGCTGCTAAACGAATAGGGATGGTCATCGAATAGTCTTTTGTTTTCTGGTCCAACGCCTCGATGCCTTGGTTATCCCAAAGGTTATATACGCCGTAGTCGATTTGATGGTTCGTTTGCATCTCTTCGTGCCAGGCGAGCCCCGTGAACCCCTCTGTACCAGGAATCGCTTTCAATTTCGTATGGCATTTATTTCGCTCTAACACCGCATCGAGTGAATAGCGTCCTTCATCCGGTTTTCCTAAACGAACGAACTTATAACCACACATCGCATCCATAACCTGATATGTAGCCATCGTATAAAACATCGGCCAGGTCTGCTCGAGGGTAAGGTTGGTTTTACGACCTGAAGCAGATACCTTGTCGGTCTTCGGTGGTACCCAGCGAGCAATACGATATTTAGGTGGTACACGAGGATCGGAGAAAACATCCTCGGGACGATACCCTTCCTCGTTCAGTGCCTGGAGCATGCGCGGAATATCGAACGCGATATTCCAGCCAAGGAGATAATCCGGCTGCCATTCGTGAACCTTCTGCATGCATTGGATGACTGCTTGTGCCGGACTTTCTACGATTCGAACATCGTATTGGTATTTTTCGAACGCGTGAGGATCTTCTTTGGTGTTCAGACGTTCGGCCAGGTAATATCGAATCTTCTCATGGGTTTTCTCAATCGCATTCGGAATATGACCAACGAAGTCCTTGGTATAGCAAAGTATCGCATTGTATCCCATTGTAATAGACATACAAACGATCTTACCATGTCCGTGGACAACGTCGGTTTCGATATCGAAACAGGCAATGGAAGCGGGTAATTTATCGACGTATTCCGGCCATTTTGTGTTGTACTGGGTTTTTAAATAACAGCTGGCGCTAACGTCCGTGCCGTAGAGGTATGGACTCCGTGCAAGCTGCTGTAGACGGGTGTTATCATCAGCACGTCTTTTATAAAGCACCGAACTGATCTTTTCAACCAGTTCGCTTTGGCGGACATCGTAGCGACGCACATGCGAGAGCTTCTCGCTTTCCTTTTTATATTTGTTCTTGCGTTTACTCTCTACCGTCACCCAAAACGGACGTTTGTAATTCTCAAAGAAGCGAAGGTTCGTCGCTTGCGTATTGTCATCAAAGAACATGATCTCTTTTGCGATCATGAGGTCGTTCTTGCTGCCATCGTTCGCTTCGTTATAGCTGATGTGTCGACATTGAATACCGAGCAGTTTCTTCTTAGGTTTTCGTTCTTGTTCGCTCATGGCTTGATAAACTCGTAATAAGTGTTAAAAGGTGATTTTCTATATCATCCCCACGTTCTGTTGTTTTTAACCGACCACTCTTATCGCTTGGGGTGTGATGGGTGATGTTACCGTCAAAAGGTATTTCTATGAATGCCGTTGCATAGCAGCGGACACATTGTGATTGGTGCGGCCAGCCGATCCATTAGCCCTTAAATTTACGTAAATTTAGAGAGTGTACAATGTCATTACTACAACGCGTGTATGGTCATGACGAATTAACGATGGAGGCCATCAAGTTTCAGGATGGTTCCTTGTTCAAGGAAATGACCGAGTTCTTCAGAAGCAAACAGGGACTGGATAAAAAAGATGTTTTAAACGTTTTCAAGGACGGCCATTTAACCGAGATGGTTAAACGCTATACGGGGTTGAACATCGAATTCTCGGTCGACGTGAAAATGGGCCAGATGAATGCCTACGTGTACCCACCGGATATTTCGACAAACAACGCGATCTTGGCAGACTATCATCGATTATGGATGCGTGGTGCCGATGGTGTCGCACTCCTTAAGAAGATTAAAGATGCGCCTGTCGGTTACGTCGATTTAGAAAAAGGTCGTGTTTACGGTATCTTTGAGGAATTGAAGATTCGTTCTGCCATCACGTATGAATTGCTAACAGCAACAGAACCCTTTCTTCCGGAAGAAAAAGCAGCCATAATGCTGCATGAAATCGGTCATGCGTTTACTTTCCTTGAAACATTGTCGGAAACGGTTCGTGTCGAAGCCTCAATCATGACCGTACAGCGTGAACTGTTGGGAACAACCGATAAGGTAAAACGTATCGAACTGGCGAAAGCGTTAAACAAAACGCTGGATACCAACGTCGACGTAGACAAAATCAGTGATTCAGACGATGGTAGTGTCTGGTACACGGTTTACGTGTCTAACAGAGCAATGCAGTTACGAAATGTAAACAACGCTGGGCGATATACCGACGTTGCTTCCGAATTCATGGCTGATCAGTTCGCTACACGTCATGGCGGTGGGGAGTATCTCGTTAGCGGGCTTGCTAAAATGTATCGGCTTTATAGCAAAGACTCCGTGAAGTCCAAAACGATGTTCTGGCTCTCCTTCATCATGGATGCTACTATAGCTTCTATGATGGCGATAGGTTTAGCTTCTGTTGGTGCTATCGGCGTGTTGGTTGTTGTCGCTGTAACCGCGCTTTCTGTTTGGTTAGATCCGACATACAGCATTTACGATAACGACATGGAACGATTCCGTAAAATCAAACAAGATTTAATTATACGCTTGAAAGATCGTGATATCCCAAGCGATGTTCGTTCCATGACGCTGGATGCCATCAAAACAATCGATGAAACGCTGAGTGCGATGAACAATAATCGTACCTTTTCACAGATGGTTACACTTATCCTTCGTCCTGGGGTTCGTAAAGCGGTTAAACAGGAAGAAATTCAGCAAGTCCTTTCTTCTACAATGAACAGCGATCTGTTCAAAACCGCAGCGACTCTTGATTCCATTATCGCCTAATCTCTTCTATTTTTACTATAAAGGAATTTAACATGAATATTTCTGATTTCGCCGTTCAGCTGAAAGACCTGGTACGTGATTTCCCAGCCGAACAACAGACCCGTGCGCTAGGTATTGCCGCAGGTTATATCGCTGGTTACAGCATGCCCGTATTCGCTGAAAAAGAAGATCTGACCGCAGATAGCATTTTCGTTCGCGAACATCTCCCTAAAATCCGTGAAGGGCTGGATAAGCTGAACAAGGTGCTGGTTATCGGGCTGGCTGATGCGTTAGACGTTGCTCGCTACTTCTGGTGCCTGCGTTACCGCATGGTGCATGAGCCGACCGCACCTGAAACCATGCTGTTATTAGCCTCCGCTGTTCGTGACCAAGAAACCGCAGGGCTGCCCGACGTTATCGAAGGTGTTGATCCTAAGCTGGTTGCACAACTTGCAACAGCTTTCGCTAACGCACTGCAAGGAGAGAATGCATGAGTATTCCAGTTATTACCCCCGATCACAACGAATTCGGTTTAGCAACCGATTACGGAGTGGTTGAAATGCGTCACGGTATGCTCATGGCGTTCCCTGACGAAGACATCCAAACCAGCGACGGTTCAAGCGTGGTTACCACCGAAGATCAGGAAGCAATGGTCTCCTTCGATGTTGACGAATTCGTGGCGGCTGGTGAAGAAAACGTTCGTCTTCATGAACAATTAGTAACACGCGGCATTTCTCGTGCTGATGTACCGGAACTGCGTATGCGTCTTGGTGATGCATTCCCGAAACAACTGCCGGATGCTTTCTTCACGGAAATCCCATCGCGTAACGGCGTTGAGTTGGTGCAGGAAGGATTCGTTGCCAAGGTCTCTAAACTGTTTGTCGATGGTGCGAAGAAAGTCTGGGAACTTATTAAGCGTATTTGGCAGATCATGTTCACCGTTATGAAAGAAGCGGTGAAAATAATCTGGAAATCTAAAGTCGACACGAAGAAATTTATCGCTACAACCGACGACGTTATCCAGGATATCATCGATGCGTTAGGGGAAGATTATCCGCGTTTCAAAGAAATGCTTGATGCGCAGATGACCTTGAACGATGTGTATAACGAACTTGCAGGTTACGGCGGCGCAATTAATCTCAAAGAAATCGCTGACAAAAACCTGAAAGAAAAAGCAAAATGTATTGCTGATTGGTTGATGGCGTTGATTCCATTCGTTGTAGAACAACAAAAGACGTTTGCCACAAACATCACGAGCATGAGTCGTAACGGCAACACGTTCCTCGATATCACTACGTCTATGACGGACATCATTACGTTCCGCAACACGCTTAATGATCATTGGAAAACGCCAGCATGTGCGGGCATGCTCTCTAATGTCATTCCATTGATTTCTGACAACACAGGTGTTGTTGCAGCTGCGGATATCATTGAAGAATGGGTACAGAAACATCAAACCGAACTCCACGCTGATGCGGTCATTCGTAATCACAAAGAAGCTTGGGTTCGCGAACTGCACGATCGGATGAACGAACTGGCCGAACCATTCAACGCGTTCAATGAAGTCAAGTTCGAGCAAATGCTGAATGAAGCCGAGCAAGTCTTCAAAGCAACGAAGGAAATGAACCCGACAGCCGACATCCAGGGCGGAGACATTGAGCTCTACGAGAAACACATGAAGCTGACGTACCAGACGCTGCTTGCGTATAGCCGTTTGGTTTCTGCGCTGTCGCGTTGGCTGATGGACGTACAACTCGCTCATGTCCAGGTAGAACAACTTGTTGCCCGCTATCGCGCATTCGAACTCAAGAACTATTTCCTTGTTCTTGAACGCGATGCCAGCTGGAAACAGATCGTGCAGGCATTAAAAGACAAAGCACTTAAACCGATAAAGGATATTAAGACTCAACAGCAGTCTCGTAAGACGGATTTCATTAACGTTGACAATGAAGCGAAGAAGATCAAGATCGATGTTAGCGACTTCTTCAAATTCTTAAGCTTCGAAGATGATGTATCCGGTTGTGCTTACTTAACAGAATCCGATCGCCAGGCACGCAAAGATCTTGTTGAGATTGACGAAGCCATCTACCGGACTTCACATCGTGGTGAGGTCAGCAAACCGGACGAGCAGATCTATCTGGAACTGCGTGAACGGTATATGCCAGACCAGGCATTAGAGCCGACCATGGAATCGTTCGGTATCATGAAGATGGCTGTTATCGGTGTCATCATCACGACGGCCTATACTGCGATTCGTCGTCTGTTGCTCTGGATTATTGAACTCTTGAAGAAACGTGCTGATAGCGTAGCGGCCACCGAAAAAGCGGCCAACGACGCCATCAAGCAGGCGAAACGTAACGCGAACGTTTATGTTCCTGATGAGCATGTTCGTAAAGAGGTTGATAAAACAGAGGATACCGACGCAATGCGTAACGTTGTTGGTGCACCCAGCAAGTCGGCCTCTGATGTTCCATTGACTACAGAACAGAAACTTTCGGCTGTTTCTGCGATTGTTGATGGTATCCGTAAGGAGATGGTGACCTTACCGGTCTTCGATCGTCTTCAGCAAGCGTGTACGTCTTTAACGTTAGGTTATTTCCAGGAAGGCAAGCTGGATACTATTCTTCGTGAGATGCGTCGTCTGCGTCCCGATCGTATCGTGTATCTGAACGACCAGTGCAAAGAACTCGAAGGGGCGTTAGAAGACCAGAAGCGCGCTAAAGAAGGCGAGATTGCTCCGCGTCTGGCTAACCTGGCCGGTACCATGAAACAGGGTATGGAAGCGTACCGGATGCTGTATGATAATTCGCTGACTTTCCGTTTCAACGAGTTGACAACGTCTGCGCACTTACCGCCGAAGGACTTCGCGGAATTCGGTGAGAAAGTACTGCAAAGCGGTACTCCTGTGTATCCAGACACCAACGTACTTCAGCAGTTAGCGACCGCACTTGACGGCAACAGCTATCTGTTATTTACCCGTTCTGGTGACGAATTCAGCAAACTTGCCGACAGTAAGTTTAAAGAAATCGAAACACAGTTCCGTCGTTTAAATGACGTTGCTCGCCAGGTGAAAGCCATCCCGCAAGAAAACGCAACCGAGCTTCGCTCAACCGTTGATTATATCAACGCACAGATTCGTGAAATCGCAGCGTGGTATAGCTTCGAAGAAGCCTTGCGTTCACGGGTGGACGGGTTAGTGACTGCGTATCGTGATTATGTTTTCGCTGAAGCAAAACTGATCAACGAGAAACTACAGAAAGCCGGTTTCGGTAAATTAGCGTAATCATGCGTACCGTATAACCGTACGCGTTGTTCAACCCTAGGTGGAGGTTATTGGCCTCCACCTAGGTCAACGGAGTGTTTTATGAACAAATACCTTAAAGCAGGGTTATCTTCCGCTGAAAATGGTTTATTGGTTCTTGAGTCATTGACAGAAAACATCAACGCTGTATTACAACCCACGATCCCTAGCAGCGTGGGTCTTGATGAGCTTCTGGCGTTGAAAGAAACGTTACATCGTGATAAACAGGTATCACGTCAACAACTAACAATGCTGTCGTATTCCCTCCCTGACGCAATGGAAGGTAAGCCGCTGGCATTATGGACCGAGTTACCCTCAACGACCGGGTTCAATGAAGCCTGTCGCGTTGTCGATAAAGCCATCGCGATTATCGGGGAACAGTTGAGAAACACATCTGCCACGCAAGTAAAAGATCTCCTGGAGCAGGAACTTACGCGTCTTGAAGAAAATGCAACGTGCGTTGACGATTTTACCGCATTGACTCAAAATCATGTCAACCGATTTGCCGAGATACAACAGACGGTAGGTCGTCTTATCGATCATCCCGATGTAAAGGAAGATATCGAAATCGCGATTGAGAAATACGAAAGTAAACTCTTGAAGGTATGGTCGCCTATTATCGATCTCGCTGACGTAACTGAAGCATTAACTTCGTTATACGCTGCTGATACTCAAATTCTCAAGGGTATGCTAGCATTAACACCAGACCAAAGCAACATTGATGATACGCTGATACCGACTAAGAGTAAGACTAATATCGATGTTATTAAGCCATATTTCGACGATATCGGTTACCTAATACCGAACAATCCGGCAATAGCAGAAAAAGAGTGGGATGCAACCAAACTCCATCTCGCCCTTGGTACCGCAGTGTATGCTTCGCAAGTTATTCGCGACGTCGTCCACGATTACCCAGAGACAGCACAGTTAGTTAAACAACTAATTGAACAAGTTGAGGATGTTCGTACGAATGAACAACTCGACAGCGTAAGTTATCTCGCCATCATCACACGTTGTCAATGTCAACGTGTTATCTATCAGCGTATGTTGGTAGAGTGGGTGCGGGCAGTATTGTCTTACGCTGAGGTTGTCACTGAAGTTATTATGTCCGTATCAGAAACAGCTCGTGCGGTACACAGTGAACAACTCTGGGATAAAACCCAAGAGGAAATCGAAGCGGCTGATGGTTACACGTGTATCGATCTCGTACAGGAAGGTTTCTTTGATCCGATTCTGAAACTTTTCGATAAGAAGGGACCGAATCCGCTTTTGGATAGCAAAGCGTCCAAAAGCTGGAAATACCTTGAAAATATCCAGCAGCAGATCGCTCAAACTTACGCAAACAAATCGTGGGTGGAACGAAATATCCACGACACACCTGTCGTAAGTAAGCGTGTCGCTCGTGCTCTTAGTTTTGACGACGGCAAAGTTCGTATGCCGATGATCGTATTAAAAGAAGCGATTTCAGCAATGCGGTCGGTACAAAAACTCGTTGAAGCTCCAGCACAAGCACGGCATGCCAAACTCCAGCAGTTGGAAGAAAAAGCATTACGTCGTATCAAGGCCGGGGAAAACCAATATCAGGTTGCAAAAGACACGCTGACTGAAGCCAAGAAAATCAAGCCGCTGTCTACGATACCTGAAAGCAGTTATCCAAAGTGGCTCGGATACAAGTACAGCGCGTTCTTCAACATTAACATGTTGCAAGAGCCGGTTACCGACGAACTCCCCAAGATTAACGTCGATGATGTAGTTGAAACAGGTAAATTCCTGACGAATGATGCAGCTAAAGCGCTTAAAGAGTTTACGACAGCAGATGTCTTCTGCGGCACAGGCTGCGATACTGAGCTGTGGAACTACGATGCCTTCGGCGATGACGACGAACTTTACGATCAGTTTTATCTGCATTCAAAGTTCAACGAAACAGCAGCAACAGACGTCTATTACAACTACCTGGAAGCATTAGTAAACGTTTGTTCCGCAACGGTAGAATGGCTGGCGCGTCAAACAAGCTTGAAAGCGTTGAAGATGGAAGGGTACGGCATCTATACCGCAGAAAGCGCGTGGGAAACGTTACGGCGGACGATGGAATACACCGTCAATATCCTAAAACGTTTGGTTGATTGGCTGGTTAAGAGCTGGCGTAATGGAAGTGCGAAAGCAGCGATTCAGCAGGCGGAAGCTAATAACAGTCAGCTTACGCGAGCTAAAGACGCTCTGCTTACCGAAGGCACGAAGAAACGTTTAGCATCGTTACATACCGTCGGTATTCAGACCATTGCGAAATACGCTGAAGCAGGAACGATCTGGTCGGGAGCGTTCAAAGGCGTTACCGACAATCTGGGTAACGTTGCGGCTTTAATCAGCTCGGAAGTGAAAGAGCTATCGAACGGGCGTGAACTCGATCAGGATAAACTCGCTAAGATTCGTGAAGGTCTTGCTCTTGCATTCGAGAAAGGTAACTTCAATAAAGTTCTTCTTGGACACGATGGTATCACTATCGATAATCTCGCAAGTGAAATCCATGACTACCGTGAAGAATTGAAGGACCAGTTCAAGGAACCCACGAACGAATCTATCGATGTGGATAAACTGATTCGATACAACGACGGTTGCCGTAAATTCCTGCAAGGACCAGTTACCGATGCACGTAACAAGGTCAGTGGACATGAGTTGGATAATCTGCTTACCATGTTGAACAGCATGATTCGTCAACAAGCCTCTTCGCCTGAGAATAAAGGTTTAGGGGCGTTGAAGAACGAAATCGTGAACGCACGCGATCTTGCTAAAGCTGCGGTGGATATTCTCGGCATTGCACAGTGGCTGGAAGTCCGGGCTAAGCGTTACATCAACGCTTTGAGTACTGTTGTCGATAAAGCGAACAGCGAAGCAGCGGCTGTTAGCGGAACATTGAAACAGGAAGCGTTCGATCTTAACGAGGTTGTGCTCTCGTCCACCGATTACGATGTTTGTAGCGTCGCAGCCACGAGTCTTGCGGCAAACAGATTCCGCAACTCGCGTGACGAACTTCGTCGTCATTATAACCAAGCCCTGGAGGCTGCGTTTCAAGTCTATAACCGGGCTGTTTATAACCGTGCCGTAATCGGACAACATCTGTTGGGTGTCATGCCGCGGTTTACGGGTGTGTTCAGTAACTATCCATGGACATTAGGCCTTGACCTTCAGGTGTCCAATCCTGCCGCGTTAAATACGTTCTGTGAAAAGCTCTCGCGGTCTATCGAGCTCTATAGTGCAGGTACTGCCGACAGCATCACACAAGCGATTGCTTTGTTAAATTCCACAGAACTCTGTTGTGCGGTGGATCCGAACTATGAAGGCGAATCTGGTAACTCATCGGCTTTCGCAACGTATGTGTTCGAATATCGACGTCTGGCAAAAGAAGCGTTGGAGCCTCATAGTGACTTTACCACTGAAGAACAACGGCGGGGTTGGTACACGACGTTCATGGACAGTTCTCCATCATGGGAACCGGATAATACTCCCCCGGTGGTAACGGAAGATGTTGATCCTTCGCTGATATGGGCATTCGCGTCTTTGTTCTGTGCAGCACTGAATGCGTATATCGCATTGAAATACGGTACCGATCTCAAGGTGTACTGTTGGTTCAGCGAACAGCAGAATAGCAGCAACGTAAGATAACAACATATTCCCTCCTCCTTCCCTTACGGGTTGGAGGAGGGTTATGCTCACGCTATTTTGTTTTAGACACGAAGGCCTTGCGCTAATGCCGAACTGTTGCTTTGTGCGTGTTTCACAAAACTTACATCGATCGCTTCACGTACGGACAAGATACCATCCGCTTTAACATAAAGCTCTTTCTTCACCGCACAACGAACACCATCGTTCTTCGCGGTATAAACACTGAGGTTCTTACCTGGTCCAAAATCATCGATTTCAACGTTAAGGATGTCGTCACCGCCCTCCTCACGAATCATCGCGATCATTTCTGCTTTAGCCACTGTACGGGATGTTAAGCATTCATTGATGACTTTCGATACCATCGCTTGAAGGACCTGACGTAAATCCAAGTCCGCGTATTGCTTAGCCGGTAAGTAAAGCGTCACGTTGAATGATAAGGCAGCAGGAAGCGTTGTTTCCAATCCGTTTTCCACAATCACATCCACATACCCCAGCGATTGTTTAGGATACAGTGAAATCTCTGTTTCCTCATAACAGAAATTCCTGAACGTGCTGATATCGTTCTGAATCCACTCAATAAGCTGTGTAGGAATCGTGTTACGATAGTCAATCACGTCCGTATCGTTCGCCAGCAGATACGACGCATCAATAAAGAACATGTCCAGGTTACGCAGAACTTCACGTTCATCGACAGGGATCGGATTACCGTAATTATCTTTCATGATGTCGCCTTTCAGATAACGATAGGCTTGGCTTCCATCACTGTTTAATTTCGGGTCTCCTTTACGATGCAGGTATTTAACCGACAACGTACCATCATCACCTTGCTCGATGATAACCGAACCGGTCTCATCCGTCGCTGGAATATCTTCGTCATACACCCACGGAATGTTCTCGGTGTAACGTTTATACGTAATCTCCGAGGCCACCGTACGAGAGCGCATCCAAAGACCATCCAGATCATAACCAAAGGTTGCGGTGAGACGTTCACGGTAGAAACAATACCCATTTTGAAGCGTGAGTTTCTTAACCAGGTAATTATCAGAAGCGCTGTGTAAAATACCGTCTACATCTTCCGGTGCGTAATCCGTCACTACATGGAAGATTTCCAAATACTGCTGCAGCGATGCCCAGTAATCCCGCGGTGTCGATTCATACATCGAGAAAGAGGTCAATGCGATATACGGTTCATACGCCGTGGAATCATCGGCCAGGATTCGCGTAAAATCATAATTCGTGGTGATATCGAAGGTGAACAAACGACGACCCTGTTCATCGGTTGTCGGCGATGCTAACATCGTTGCGTAATCACCCTCACCCCGCGGATTGAACCCCAGCTGGATATGCACGTTTTTATCGTCGAGCGCTTTCCATGCGTCGTTACCTTCTACAATGAGGCTTAGACGATATCCTTCAGCGATACGATCCAGACGGTATCCGGTCACCATAGCGGTTAACGGGATTGTCTCGTTCGCGTCGAGGAATGCTTGTGTGCCGATCTTAGGGGCGTCCAGGTAATAAGCATGGATATCGAAATCGCTTGTCGCGTCTAATACGTAATGAAACGGACTGTAAAACAACATGGCGTTGTTTACCGCGTTCAACTTCGCATCAGAGTTGCCTGCATTAATACGGTCAATTTCATCGTCTGACAACAGCGCGATACTTCCGTTACTGTCACGATACAAGCAATCCGGTTTAATCGTAATACGATCGCCGTTATCAGCGACAAACTTACTTTTCACCAATGCTGCAGCTGACGTATAGAAAGACCCCATCAACGAACCGGCTTGCGGTACGCTGTCGCTCAATTGCGGTAAATCTCGGGTTGCCAGGAACGAACGATTAGTTACGTTGTCGATGGTGGTCACCATCCCATAACCCGCATCTTGAAGCACCAGCTCTACCTGCGTTCCCGTGATCGGCACCTTGGTTTTGTTCACGCCCGCCATAACGCGTTCACGTTGTTCCTCGAACGTTAACGCGGATCGCCCACCCGACAATGCCCCTTCGCTATAAATCCCTTTAATGTTGAATGCACTTAGCGGCGCACTGTATTTCTGTTCAGCTTTTGGTGACAAATCGATGTAATTATCTTTCCAATCAGTCACGTCGTAATCAGACGGGTCGACGCTGATTTTCCCTTTCGTCGTCAACACCTCAAGTCGAATGGTGCTTTTATCCATCGTACCTTGAGACAAATAAATTTCAGGAACACGCCAGTTAAGTTTGTTCCCTTCTACTTGTAACGCGATAGTTGGTGTTAACGGATCGTAGATCTGCTGACTGTGTGTTGTCGCTATCTCCGTCCAGGTATCGTTATCCGACGACATGTACGCACGACAATGGTAAAACTGATCTTCGAAGGTAATACTGCTGTTCATCCCGTGAACGCTGTTAAACGGCACATCTTTTACCAGTGTTTTAAACTGGAACAGCGGGATACGCATCACCAACACTTTACCCGCTTTTACACGAACAACCCCGTACTCAACTTGGTTACTCTCCAAGGTTTGCAACGGGCTGCTGTTATCAGTGTTATAAACGACGCGGATCTGGTCGTGCGCTTGTACTTGGATTTCGATGGGATAATGTAACCCGAAATCCATTCCGGCTACCGTAAACACTGTCGTACGTGGTATCACTAACTTACGGCTGTAAGAACGGCTTAAATCATCGGAGACGATGGTGTTGGGAATCTCTACAGCGCGATCGAGGATTTCCTGATACCCTAACGAATAAATGATTTCCGTTTTACCCGGCATTGCGAAACGTCCGACGTACGACTCATCATACATCCAACGATAGAGCTGGCTCCAGTTGGTTGCAAGTTTTGGATACAGTTCGCGAACACGGGACTCATCCCGTGCGTTCTGGTTCGCCGCCGTCGCCGTTGCAACCTCCAGCAGATAAACAAACGGACAGCTGGGGTCAACCAGGGTTAACTCACCATCGGAAGCCAAACGGATCATATCGCTTGCAACAGCCTGCATTTCAATGGGTGAAAGCATATAGCGATTGAGCTGTTCAGCAAGATCTTTGTTGGTTACGCTCATTTATTATCCCTCGTAATTTTGCGGAATGGTGGTACGGACAAGATCGCGACTGAACGTATCCGGTGGTAACGCTGACGGCTCAAGATCCAGATAGAATTCGTTGTAATCATCGGCGGGTACGAACCAAAGAAGCTCTGAGGTCAACGGATGAATAAATGGATACATATCGACACGATACGACATGATTCGACGCTCGTAGGGTGAGATAGGTACCAGCTCCTCATCTTCAAGGAACGTACGGGTATCGTTCTCACCGTAATAGAACATCAGGACAAGGCGATTGAATTCATCCTTCAGAATTTCATCGAATGCGTTGTTACCAACCGCCTGATATGGAATAGTGATACGTTCGTTATCTTGCGTGAAGGGTTTATCGATGCTGTAGTTAGCCATATTACCAATCGGTAACCCGACAGGAAACATCGCGGTCGGTGCGAAGATATAACGAACATACATCCCAGTCGGATCCAGGATGATACGATAACATCTTGTCCAGTAATCCATTTCATTATCAATGATGGCCTGAGGGCTTGGCGTCAGTTCGCCATTATGCACACCAGCGATGTAAATCAACCAAATATAATGAAGGAACATGATGGGGTTACCCATGATGTTCTTGAACGTCGCGTTCAGGTTATAGGGTTGAAACATATCCACTGAACCGTCAGCCATCACAACGGTTTCTTGGCGTAATCCCGGTTTACCCTGGTAAACCTGCATTTCCATGTCGTTGAAGCCACTGATATCCGTTAGGTTGTCCGTCAGTATACTTATGAATGGATTGCGCTCATCGACGATGGCACGTCCTCGATGGTTCCGCTTTCTGGCACCCACAGGGTCCAAGTAGTCACGGACAACAGCCTGAATACTGTTAGGGTTATCCGTACGTAACGACCACAAACGTCGATCTCGTTTTAAGTTCGCGTCGGTAAGATGTAAATTAGGTCGTGTAAAGAAGGTAATACCGGCATGATCGCGGTTAATCGGGATCGGGCTGTTACCCGGAATAGGTGACACATTCCGATACCGTCTGGCGATACTGTCCTCGTATGTCCCTTGACCGACACTGGTACGAATATTCTTCCGCGCTATTGCCCAATCCGAATCAGTGAATAACACCGCATTGCCCGCTGCCTCCACAGCTTCGGGTGTTAACGACGCATTATTCTCCTGAATGGTTTGAATAGCTTGGTCGTAGTAATTAGACATTTTCTTTCCTTTATTTGTAAATAAGGATTTCAATATGGTAGCATCAGAAATTGCCGACGCTGTTAATGTTGTTGCGTCAGGTATCGCTAAAGTCTACGAAGTTAATAAACTTATCCAGCCAGGTTCGCTGGTTGAACTCTCACAACCTTCACGCGTTATCGCGCCGTTGATCTTTGAACGTGAGTTGTATTATAGCGACGCACGCAATGCGTTAGGCAACTGCATGCGCACCGCTGAAAACATGTATACCGGGTTCTATTTACTGGCGTTGAACACCATCATGCAGGTGGGTAATATCAGTGTCGATAAAACGTTGGGTCGTGTGAATCCAAACCGTAACGCTAACCTGATGGATAAGGCTGTTAAATTAGCGCTGGAAAGTGCGGATAGCAAAAGCCTTGTTTTCCTTGATGACAAAGGATTCAACCTGCAAGGGAAACAAAAAAATAGCCTCGATGTTGGAGCCAGCGACGCAGCGATCGAATTGCTGAACAAAGATGCGAACGCGGTCACCGGCAAGTTCTTGACCGTGACGCTGACCGATGGTCAGGCAACGATGAAAATGCCATTGAACATCAGCATGCGTATTGCAAGCTCTCCAGCGGAAGTGCTTGCGTCGATTTTAGCGATCGGCGGCCCACAGAACACCTGGCGAGCACGTTGGCATCGCATGATGGCTGGCGAGCTGTCTTTCTGGAGCGATATGATCCTGCTTAGCGATCTGGTTCGTGAACATAAACGAATCTCACGTATGGATAAAGAGGGTATCCGCAAGGCTGTTAATGCTGCGCGTATCAATGCCGCAAAAGCTGCAGCGAGCACAAAGATCCCTTCTTCTGGAGCAATCGCCTCCACCTATATCATCTCTAAGGCTAACCAGGAAGCCATCGAGCGTAAGATCGGACGTCGTTTATCTGACTATACCACACGTCAGAAAGTCATGGCTGAAGCCCTCGCAATGCAGTTGATCATCATCGACGAAGCTGAAGAGATGGTGACCTTCTATTTCCACAGCTTGGATCAAGGGACCACCGTAAGCTTCAAGCAACTGGAAAAATCCAACAGTTCGTCAACCTCGGGTTCTGATCTTCTGACGATCCTCCAGGCGCTCCGTACCGGAAACGTCCCACAGATTCGTTAATACACGTAACCCGTTTCGAAATAGCATAGGTGCTCACTCATGGCAATTGATTTTAAAGAATTCATTCGCGGCCTGAAACCGCTTTTTAAACGCACCGGTGTTGCTGACGCACTTGAATCAATCCGTGACGAAATCAACAACACCGCGATTCCTTACTACGAGACATCCGCTTCGCTTCTCCAAAAGGGAGAAAGCGCCTTATGGAAACTTGCTGATAAGGATCTGCACCAGCGTTTAACCCGCGTTCGCTCTGGAAGCTGGGTAGAAAACGTTCACTTAGCGCTACGCAATGCTGTTGACCTGATTCCAGAAATTGTTAAACGCGTTAACAAAAACCTGGAAATCGATGTTGCTGCCGACGGTCTAAGTTTCAAAGAAGCCGCTCTGGTACGTCTTGTTGAGTCCTTGGGCTTCTACGTTAGCTATGCTCGTACGCTGCTTCGTGCAACGGTCATCTGCGAAAGCATGCCGGGTGGTGATAAAGCACTTGGTGAGTTCTTCACCAAAAACGAGATTGCTTATCTGACCGCCAATATGTACGGTTTCGCCGTTGCCACCGAGGTGCTATGTGGACAGAAACAACAGATCCTTGCTGGGTTGGATAAAATCCCGGATGTCGTGGTTTCTGATGAAGACGGTGTTGGTAACGGATTGTACAATGCGGGTAATACTGACCCGATGCGTATGGGTTCGTGGGCTAACGGTGATGTAACCGACACGCTTGTTTACCGTTTCCGTATCTGGCGCAGCGAACGTGAAGAAGCGTCGTTACAAGCAGCCAAAGAAGAAGCCCAAGCGTTGGAGTATTGGATTTTGTCACTGAAGCAAAAACAGCAGAATGCAGGCAACGATCCAAAAATCCAGCAGCAGATCGAATATCACGAAGAGCGACTGAAGAAACTTCGTTACGATATTAAACGAAAAGAAGAGGCGGCTGTATGAATGCACTTCGTGACGTCCCTTTAACGTTATACGGTACCGGGTTCTTTGGATTTCCGGTTAACGGCGTAAAACGCCAGGAGAACTACGATCGTGACGTTGTTAGTTTGTATCAGCGTCTGGTCGACGGTACCCCTCTCGACAACTGGAAATATGAACGTCAGGTTCTTTCTACCCTTTATCGTTTGATGTACCCCATCACCGATTGGGTGGAAATGAACAGCCATAACCCAAATCTGAATTTCACCAGTCTGGAGTTTATCCGTGATACACTGCGGTTCATTCACACGGGTAGACGAGACACGAACGTTCAGATTGCTGGTCAATTGATTGATAACTGGTCAGATCGTCAGTCGCTAAGTTCACACCAACGTCTGGAAAGCAGCGGTAAACTTATGAGTTATATCACGTTGTCAGACGAAGAGATGGTGCGTACTTGGCTCCATTGGGACAATGGCATCCAGGACATCATATGTACTTTGAATGCGGTGTTTGGGCAACCTATGGCACCGGGTTTTAAGGGCTTTTAAGTGGGCTAATGGCTCACTTAAGCCACATTAGCTAATGTGCAATTTATTGTAAAGGAAACAAATTATGCCTTCTATTTTTGATCGTCTTGTCGCAAATCCATCTAACGCACAGCTGGTTCAACTGGCTGCTGAGATCGATCCGGATGCAGCGGCAACCGTTGAAGCAGAACCGGCAGCTGATGCTGCACCAGCGGATGAAACCGTTGTAGCTGAACTGACCGAACGTGCTGAAATCGCTGAAGATACCGCAGCTGAAACCGAACTGGCTATCGAAGTTCGTGGTGATATCGAGCAGGTTGATGCTGTTGTTATCGAAATTGCAAAAGACGACGAAACCGCAGAAGCCATGGACGAAGCCATGGACGAACTGACGGAAACCGTTGTTGCAACCGAAAGCTACCTGAAAGACGGCGGTATGTCTGCACAGACCGCTCAGGAACACATGCGTAATCTGAAACGTCTGTGTGGTACTATCGGTTTCAAACTGCCGGAAACCATGCCGTCCTTCGAAAGCTTCGGTGGTTCCGCTTCCCGTTACGACGCAACCAACATGATCTTCCTGGAAGAACAAAAATGGTGGCAGAAACTGTGGGCAACCATCAAGAACTTCCTGAAAACTTCCTGGGAAACCTTCGTGAAGTTCATGGATCGTATCTTCGACGGCGCGACCAAACTGAAAGCACGCGCTGCTAAACTGAAAGAAATGATCGCCAAGCGTAAAGGCACTGCTAAAAATGCCAAAGTTACCCTGGGTAGCGGCATTTCAGGTTACATCGGTGGCGACGATCTGGTTACCGGTGCGACCAAAATCGCCGACACCTTCGAGAAAGCAATGAAGGCTGCTGACGATCGTGCTGATAAATTCGTCAACACCGTTGTTGCTAAATCTCACACCGAGTACGCCGATAAACTGAACGCTCCGGCGATTGCTGACGTTGCTGGTCCTGCGGGCTGGGGTTTCAAAACCAACGATGGTAAAGTAACCTGGGAACGCTCCGGTGAAGCAAAAGAAGTTGAAGCTACCGTCCTGTCCCGGAATCAGCTGGCCGCTGCGGTTAGCGGTGTTGAAGTACTGGCTGACAAACTGCTGGCACTGAAAGGCAACATCGGTAAGAAATCCCAGGGCTTCAAAGACGCTGTTAAATTCGGTGACGATATGGAAGCCGATCTGTCTAAGAAAGGCGAAGTTTCCGCTCAGGAAAAACAGCGTGTTCAAGCTGTACTGTCTGCACTGAAAGACGCACGTTCCTGCTACGTGAACCCGCAGACTGGTCTGATGAAATACGGTGTTCAGGCAGGTAACGCTGTCCTGGATGGCGTTGCTAAAATGCTGAAAGAGTACGGCGGCCAGGCGGCTGAGAAACCGGCCGACGCAACACAGCAGTAATCAGTTAATAAACTGACATATTCCCTCTCCCTTCCCTGACGGGTTGGGAGAGGGTTCTATGCCGCTCAGGTTTATCTTTTGAATCATTACTGGAGACAACACATGGTACACATACCGCTATTTGCGACCCAGGGCGATATCAGCCTTGAGGCGTTTGAAAAAGATCCTATTGTTGCTGAAGCGCTTGCTGTGGAGCCTACAGCCGATGTCATCGATGCTGATGGCGTTGAATTACGTTTGGCGACAATCGACGAACATGAAGATGCACTTGATCGTGCTTTCCCTGCTGTTGCCGCATTACGGGAAATCAGTTTTGATGTTGCTCCGACTATCGAATCGGCTAACTACAGTGACGTTGCATTAGTTCGTAACGTGCAAGAATCCGCATCGATTGCTCTGGGTCTACCCTCCGAAGCATTGCTGACTCCAACCGATCGTGTTGAAGTTGGAGAAGCTTTGGTTGTTGAAGGGTTTAAGGACACCGTTGTAAAAGCCATGAAAAAGATCTGGGATATCATCGTTGATATTGCCCTGACCTTGGCAGCAGCCTTCGAGAAGCTTACCCGTCTTGTTTACGACGAGACGCGCAATTTTCAGAAAGCCGTTGCAGACCTCGAACAAATGCCTAAAGGCAAATACGAGGAAAATAAAGAAGTTGCGTTTAAAGCGGAGTGGCGAACACTTTTCCCTAACCGTAACAACGTTGGTGGCGTAGACGCGCTGAAAAGCAACATCGATACCTTCAATCAGATGTTCCTTAAATCGGACGGTTATTCGGTTATTGATGGGTTAGGATTAAACATTATCGACTTCCATTTAGATAAGGTTGAAAAACTTCCCGTTGATTATCTGTCTTTCTTGAACGCTGTCAAATCGACACTGGAAAATCGCGGTTCCGTGGAAGGTACTGACGTTATCACCCCAACGGTTTCCGGAAAACGCATCCGTTACATCAACGGCGCGGTCTTCTTGAAAGAATTCGACGCATCAAAAGACAATATCATCGATGCGGTTAAACGTTACCTCGACTTGGATATTGTCGTTGAAGATGTTGAATGGGATAGTGACCCGGAAACGTACGTCCTGCCGACACCTGACGATTTGCGTAGCGTTCGACAACTGACGTTCGCGAAAGATTTGTTGATGGTAACAAAACGCGGACGTGCTTTCTCTGAGATCTTCTCTCGTAATAAAATCCGTACCATGGAACGCATCCAAGACATCACCATGAAACGCTTCAACGAGCAGAATTTTGATGCAAGCTACCAACCGTACGTTGAGATCTACCCTAAACTCGTTAAGCGCGCGATTCTGCTTTGCGGTAAAGAGAACCGTATTGAAAACCAATTCGCTTACCAATATCTTCGTGCATTGACCTCATTTATCAACACTCTCGTTAAAGCTTATACCAAAGGTTAAGGAACTAACATGGCCCGCATCTCTCTTTTTGATAACGTCAATAAAAACGCATTCGAACTCGCTTTGCTGAGCGCCGAAGATCTTCTTGCGACAATTCCAGCGGAGCAAAATGATCCCAACGCAGAAATCGAAGAGGACGAAGTTGAGTTGGTGATTCGACGTACCGACGAGACAATCGATGAATCCAGCGAACTGGCTGAAATTGCGGTGCGTACCTCAGCAACGCTGGAAGATACCGCGTACATGATCGCACCTACGATCCCGGAAGCACGTGCGAGCGACATCGCCCTTATCCGTCAGATTGCTTCGACATCAGCAGCAAACCTGGGGATGTCCGATGAAGACATGTTCCAAGCTGGCGACCGTTTAGTGGAAGGGCAAGCTATCGTACTGGAAGGCTTTAAAGAACGCGCAGCACAAGCGTTATACGCAGTTTGGGTAATCATTGCGAATATCGCTGAGCAACTGTTCAAACTGCTCCAGATGTTGTTCAAGAACCTGGTCGTTGCATACAACAAAATTGTCAAGATCGCAACCGCTGTGAATAAAGGTGAGCGCCATATCAAACAGTTGGATAAGCCCACTGGAAATATGGTCAATATGTTCCCTAATGCTAAATCAGCGAATGCCGTGTTTGCAAGCAAGCATATCGAACAACTCGCTGCAAGCGCAAGCGGGACGGATTCACTGTTTAAGCATGTGGCTGATATCAATAAAAAGGTCGCAGACCTCACTGACCTCACACTGCTTCCGTCTATCTTAGACAAATACCTGCTGGCGATCAAATCAGCTCTGAATAAAGTTGTTTTTCCAGAGAGTGGTGGGAAGGAATTCGTTATTCAAGGTCTCGATGCTGTTGAAAACGAACGTGATGCGATTAAAGCCTATACGTTGGTGAAAAATATTCGGGTTGAAGCCGAGACGACGGTGACCGGTGAGATAGAGAACGCAAACATCTTCAAAGACGATAACGAACTGAAAGGTGCGTTGACTTCCTATCTTAACGTGTTCCGTACGATCGACCCCTCTTATTTCCACATGGTTGAAGCTTTGGCTGGTTCTGTGGAGCGTACCGCTAAACTCAACGGTATGAAAATCAAAACGAAGTGGGGTGATATGCTCGACAAGCTGCCTGAAGCCGATCGTGAAACCATCCGTCCTTATGTAAGCGCGGTTTCTGAAATGGCACGTTTAAGTACGGTATTGTCAACCAAGATTCTTCGCGCTTCGATACGCCAATATGCGGATGCTGTATTTGCTGCAGCGAAATACTTCAACGCAGCGACCGAAAAAGCATAACCACCATATCCCTTCCTCCTTCCCTTACGGGTTGGAGGAAGGTTTATGGCGTTGGTATCCGGTTATCTTTTGACTTCTGAATCAACGGTTCAGAAGGTAAATGGCGGACATGATCACCCGCCAAGATTTTCCTACGTAGGAGTCCCAAATGGAAAACGTGTTACAACAACCCATGACATCGTTGTTTCAAGGGATTGATGATGAACCTGTAGAATCGTTCGGTATCGCTGGCAATATTCTCGATGCCAGTAATATTGAGAATCAGTTTCACTCAATCGACGAAACAAACACGGTGATGAAAGAAGGTGAACAACACCTTCAAACATTAAATAAGCTCAGGCTGGATATTGTCCCAAACATGGCTGAAGTTGAAGAACGCGATATCAGCACCATCAAACATATCGCAACAACCGCAGCAGCCGGAATGGGAATGGACCCAAACCACATCATCGAGGGTCTGGAAGAGGAAACTTCCAGCGGGATGAGCTTGAACATGGAAAGTTTTGACAAGACCGCAAAAGAAGCAACCCGAGCGTTATGGCTTTACATGAACGAGTTATACCGTTACGCGATCGATATCTGTAATCGTTGTTATCGTCGATTCGTTCGTCAGGTGAAGCCGTTATTAAAGAAAGCGGCTGCGTTGAAAACTATTTCCGAATACGATGTTAATGAAGATAACGCATTCTGGGAGAACTTTCCTTACAACTGGCGATATCTTCATCCGAAAGGCGGTGCGGTAAACAGTATTGCTGATCTACGGCAAACCGCAGAAAACATCGTAACGAACACCGGAATCCTCGCAGCATGGCACCGTCAACTTGATCCGTTATTAATGCAGCTACTAAAAGCACCATCAGCGGATAACAAAGAAGGTATCGCTGCAGAAAACGAAGCCTGTTGGGAGAATATTCTCGAGGTCATCAACGATGCGTTATGCGAGAAGCCGTTAAAGCCTACCGGAACAGACGATCTGGTCGTTGACGTACCTGTTGGTGCTTCCTATCTTAAAGTACACAACATCGAAGACGCAACAGGAACGCAATTCAGCGTTGTGTGGGAAGCCGTATCTTTCCAATCAGCAAAAGACGGATTCCGTTTCTTGCCGTTGAACGATGTTATCGACGGAACCAACGCGATCATCAACGCATTAAGTACGTTATGGTCGACGCTACGACAGTTGGAATTTAAACGTTGTCTTGAAGCAAGCCTTGCCGACCAGGACGAATGGATTCAGCCTTATGAACGTTTGCTACAACAGATGGACAACAACGATACCGCATCATCCGCCATCGTTCAACGTGTAGGTATCGCGCGTAACGTCGTCGGCTTCCAGGCGGTTGCTTTTGCCCGATTCCTGTTAACTGTCTGCGACGTCATCGACGGTCTTAATGATTATCTTGACGCGCATCTCGAACTTGAGGAAACCAGCAATGCTGCAGACCTATGACGGACAGATTCAAGCGTTAAGCTTGTTAAAAACATTACCTGTGCCAGAGACAGCAACGCAACGACAAATTCATCAGCTTATTTATCAGCAAGCAGGCGGTATTCCGACGACCGGTTATACCACAGAAAGTGCTGATCTCCTCACGATGGAATCGTACGATCAGCTTGCGATGAAAATCATCAAAGCTATCATCGATGCAATCTGGACAACGTTGCGGAACATTACTGCGTTTATCGCACGGTTTATCGATCGTAGTCGCGCACTACAACTCGAACTCAGTAACATCCGTCGTCATTACACAAAAGCCGTTGGTCGTAAACCCATCGCGCAAAGCTTCGAAGCTTCGTCAACGCTGGCTCCGCACCTACGGTATGGAAACAGTTTTGGGTTCGATTTCACAACCGGGAATACGTTATACAAGCAGAATTTAGCGATCGCTGAATATCTCTTGTCTTCGTCGTTCCGTGATGATTTCAAGCAGTTCGCTAATACGTTAGATAGAGCGCTCGACATTATCTTAAAACAGACGGATACCGCATTAATCGATGTGATTAATCGTGATGCATATACGTTACTGCATAAAGTCTACAGTACGCTGAACGAATCGAGACTTGTCAACGTAACGTTACTGGGCAACCGTATGCTGCGACTCGATCAGGTTACCGCCTCAGGTTCTGGTTCAATTCAACGGTCCCTTGCTATTCAATCCGCACGGTTTGAAGTCCAGGATGTACCGTCCGTTGAACGGGATATGGTGGTTACAATGCCATCATTAGAACAAGTTGGTGTGCTACTCGAGTCGGTAAATACGGGTGTTGATTTGCTGGTTAGTTACCATCGTAAAAAGTACGCCAACGAGTTACTCGAAATCGCAGGGAATCTACAAGCAAAACTTAACGACGTCTATCGTCAACAAGGTCAGTTGTCAGTTACTACTGCTTCTGATGATGCTATGGTAGCCCTTTCTCGATACCTTACAGCGTATACCGCGTGGATCAAGGTGCCGCTTGTGGGCTATGCCGAGTTCTTTACGAATTCAACAGCGGCTATGCTTGATGTCTCTCGCGAGGCGCTGAAATATTACTTTTAAGAGGAATAACGCTTTATGAAAAAATCGTTAGCTGATCTGATGCGTAAGTCGCATCTTAACCTGGAAAGCGGCGATACACCGATCGAAGTCAAAGCAACGCTTTCTACCGATAAAGAAGAGCAAGTGATCGCATTACCTACAGCGGCACGACCAGACAGCATCGAAGCGACGATCGAATCAGATACGCTCGAGGAAGGGACCACCGTTGATGATGCCGTTCGTGTGATTCGTAGCACGGATGAGAACGGTGAAGATGTCGTACGTGCTGTTATTGTGACCCGTCCTATTGATGGTAGTTTGCGAATTCGTTTCACACCGAGCAACGGTGGCGTAACCATGGAAGACGGTAACGATGTTCAACCGTTCGTTCTGATCGCGGTACCAACCGCACCGGGTGAAGAGCCGAAGAACCCGTATCCGGCAAACGCACCGACCGAAACACCGGCACCGAAAGTGACCAATGACCCGACCGTTAACGCTGACCGTGACAACCTGAAGAATAAGATTCAGGATGCAGCTAACGCCATCGATCCAACCAATCCGGCGCAAATCGAACAGGTAGCGCAACCTGCAGAAACCACCGAAGGCGTTAAAGGTAATGTCGTCGAACCGGAAAAAGCAGAACCTGTTGCTGAAACAGCGGCTGCGGCAGCCGAGGTGACGCCAGAAACCAAAACAACGGAAGAACCCATCAAAGTCACCGTGATTAAACGCGTCGTGGAGAAAGTAGAAAAGGTTGAAGATACCGTCGCTGACGAACAACCTGTTGTCGACGCTAATGACGGTAATACCGGTGAGCAGAAAGCCGAAGCAGTTGCTCAGGAAACAGAACTGCAAGGTGATGTTGATGTCGATAACACTGACGGGTCGTCCACGGAGGACAACACCACCGAACCTGCGTCCGAAGAACCTGCTAACACCGACGCTGACGCTGATGCCACCGACGACACAACCACCAAGGGTGATGAAAACACCAAAGGTGACGATGATGAAGACGACGAAAACGAAGAAGATGAAGATCTGAAACAAGAGTCGTTCGAAATCCATCAAGAGCTGGAAGCCCGTGGTGTATTAGATGTTCCTGTTGTTGAACAGCGCGCTTCTGTTATTCTCGGTGAAGGTGAAACAGATGTAACCGTCATTGAAACAGAACAACCGTACATTCCTGGCACCATGGTAGTACGTCGTCTTGATGGGGATAAGAGTGTTATTGTTCGCCGTACTCGTTACGCTGAACGCTTTAACGCTGATGGTCAGGGTGAAGCGATCGCCATTGTCGACCCTACCCTGCAAGGCGAACTGAAAATGGAGTTCCGTCCGGCTGAAGGTCCGATGGAAAGCTTCGAGATTCGTCCTGAAATCAAAGACGAATACATCATGGAATCGTACAAACAGCTTGATGTCGCACTGAACAGCGATCTCAATCTGGAAGACGGGGAAAAGCAACCGGGTCGCTTTAAACAGATTCTGAAATCGGTTTACGAAGCGGTCGCGAAGTTCTTAAAAGCCCTCGTGGCGCGTTTGAAAAATCTCTTTGGTGTTACTAAAAAGAAAATCGAAGAGAAAGCACGGAAGCTTACTAATAAGGAACGCACAACGCCCGTATTAAACCAGCTCTCGCCAACGGAATACGCCTCAAAAATCAATATCGAATGGAACAAACTGGATACGTACCTCGTCACAAACAAGAATGCGGTGACGAAGTTAGTTACAACGATCGATAGAGCGGATGGTGTCGCAAAAGCTATCGATAAGTTCATCAAAATGACGAGTAATACTTCAGGTACGAGCGATGTGGAAATACCTCGCGATTTTATTACCTCGTCGTTTACAGCTATAACTGATTACGGCCAGACAGTTAGTGAGGCGTGTGCGGCGATCAAGGACTGGCGTGATACGTTACGTGCTTATAAAGAGGAAAATGAAAACTTCCCGCATGAGATCACGGTCGAAAAATTAATTCTCGCGTGCGAAGCGTGTGAGGATAACCGGTACCTAACGAAAGTTTCGACAATAGCCGACTCGGCAGAGAAAGCTCTGCGCGAACTCAACAGACGCGCTGATATCTGGGTAGGAGAGAACAGCCAAGAGATCATCGCTGAAATGCGTGGCATGCTAGAGTTCGTAACTACCGCAACGACTATTTATGGATTCGTCACTCAAGAACTCGGTGCTGTCACGATTCGCGTAATAAACGCAATCACTGCCGCGAAAACGGGCGATCTCAAGCAGGAAGAGTACCAGGATGTTGCTGGTGAAAACGATCCGGTTGTCACCATCGAGACACTGGAAGGCGACGCAGGTACACGTGTTGTTGCCGAGGCAGAAATCGTTGACGATCCTGCGGTGGTGGAATTCGTTGAGCGTGCTGAAGAAGCGCAGCGAAATCTGGCTATCGGTCGTCATGCGGTGAGCGCGGTGGAAGGTATTCTGGTAGCGGCACGTGAGATCGGTCCTGATAACTTCCAGGGTAACGTCGAAGCTACCGAAATTGCGATGGAAGGATTCATGGATACCGTTAAGAACGCGGTTAACCGTATCGGTAATTGGATCGAAACCAATCATCGTTACTATACCGCCGCTACGGCTCCATGGGATAAGCTGTTTGCCGAAACACAGCAAGCGTTGGCCAAAGCGCGTCGCGGTAACCCAGCAGCGGAACGGATTATTCTGAAACGTTTCATCCGTCATCTTACCATCGGTGGTGAACCTGTTACCGATGTGAAGAAGCTCATCGCAGCGTTAGGTGAGATCAAAATGCTCGGTAATATGGCCCGCGAACTAATCGTTGCTATCGATCGTGAGCTCAGCGAAGTGCGGAAGAGCAACCAGTCCGAAACATCCGCTGGGTCGGTTGTTGGTCTGAAGCGTATTCCTATTCAGAAATGGGATAAGCTTATGGTCGCTACCGTACAACCGTGGAAAGACAGCGATCGTAAAGGCGTTGGTTCCAAAGCGTATCTTGGTGAAACGCACATCGTGAAGGTGAGCGCGACTTATGCGACAACGCGTAACAACCCGAACGAGGAAGCAGCGAAACTGATGCAGTGGATCTACACTGGTATCAATCGTCAGTTTACGGTTTCTGACGACCTCACCAGTGAGGAATTACCGGTAGCTACTATCAACGAACTGGAGGCAGTGCTGCGTGCGGCTCGTGAAGCACATGAAGCTTGGCTTATTGCTGACAACGCCATGCAGACCCTGCGTTCAATCGATAAATTCCTGGATGACGAACTCAACGTTGAGAACGATGTTAATAATGTCGTTAACTACGGTATTGTTCTCGGCCTGGAAGATTGGCTGTTCCATCCGGCATTGACGTTATGGCAACAGTTCAATAAACCGATGCAAGCGGTGCTTTTCCTCATCAAAGCCCATTGCGGTGCCTACAAGTAATCCGTACGCATAAACAGCCCGCCCTTCGGGGTGGGCTTTATGCTGTCGACCATCATGTGATATCTTATCTTTCAAACAGGAATCTGCGATGACACGTGAAGCAAAATTTCTTTCACTCGCACTTAACGGTGCGCAGCAACAGACATGCTTGGTAGCGGCGTGCCCGCGACATTCATTACCCGGTATGTATATTTGCCGTATTAACCCACATACCGCACACGAAACCGTCGTGCAGATTCCTGTTGCGGCACTACCGGAAGGTACCAACAAACCAATCATCCAAGGATTGCCGTTAGAAGCGCTATACGCTGTTTTAAACAACGAAATAGAAACATTAATGGAAACGTCCAATGAAACAGATAAAACGCGTCTAGGGCTCGTTAAAGAGCTTCTACAGAGCAGTCTGATTCATTATACCGGATATCGACAACAAGGAGGTGAGGAAATTAGCGAGGACGACATCGATGCCTAAACTTGATCGAAAAATCAATGACGTATACGCGACGGTAACACGTCCGGTTGCAATCGCGGTGTTACGGCAGATCAGCGAGCTTTGCGGGTGGGATTATAGTCGGGAGAACATTCTTTTTCGAGGGGAAGCGCTTCACGCTAAAATGAGCGCTGCGAACGAGCAACCACCGCAAGTTGTTGATCAGGATGTAAAAGGGCCTGCTGACGGGTTTATCCAAATTGAGCTTAATATTGTCCCCGAAGAACAGGCGTCTATGTACGATACTGTTTACAAACGAAACAGTCTTCCCGTATTTGAAGACCGTAACCTTGGCGTATCGTTAGTACCTGTTTACAGTACGATGGTCGCGACCATGCAGATCACCAAACGGTTCGAAGATCAGGTCACTGCCGAACGTTGGTGGTACGACATGAAACGGTTGCTGACAAGTCAGCATGTCGCTGCCTTTCTTAGCGCTGAATACAGCTATGCGATCCCAACACAGTTTCTCATGTTGTTAAAAGTTATTCATACACACCGAGAAGCAATAGCGGGTTACGGGGATAAGTTCAGCGAATACCTTAGAGACGGGTTCGACAACCGTGCAACCACCATGACGACAGTTGCAGGTGATGGTAAGAGCGTTAAATTGGTTATCAGGGAAATGCAAGAAGAGATCTCTGGTCAATTTGATTTCACCGACGCTCCGAAGCCAGAGAAGAACGAGAACAGTTCTTCGTACAACGCAACCTTCTCTTACCGTTACACGTACGACACACCAACACACATCGTAGCACGGTATCCTGTTCAAGTACACCAACAGATACTCCCCGAAGAGTACCTTTACAAACCGAGCCTTTCGGTGCGCGATAAATCCCGTGCGCGTCGTGGCGGTATGGTGGTGCAGTATCAGGACATTCTTCGTGATTCGTTCTTGCCGGAGCAGGGTGCGTCGATTCAAGCGTACCGGTATCCTGATCTGGATGAATGGCTACCACCATCGAGCGTGGAAACCGAGCTTCCATCAAGCACGCTTTTCACCGCGCTGCTTGCTATCGATCCTGAACAACCTAACCTGTTGGTGACATTGGACTCGTTAGCTGAAGAAGGTGAATTCCATCCCGATCTTGTTCGGTGGTTCCGTGAGTATCCAGAATGGTCAAAATGCCATTACCAATCTCCTTTTTTCCTTGAGGTTTGGAAGGGTAAATACCGCTACGCAAGAGACGCATGGACATTAACCGACGTTGGTGATCTTGAAGCGAAAGATCCGTTAGACTTACGGAGTGATTACCACGTTCGTCTGGCGATACTGTTAGATTTAAGTCAGTTACAGGTTGAAACACTTGAAGCGTTGTGTTGTTATCCCAATCTGGTGGATGAACTGTTTGCGGTGTTAGGTTTAGATAAAAAGTACTGGCCTAAGAAGAACAGTCGGGGATGCTACACGCTAATCGGGCTTATCGAAGCCATCAAACGTATCCCGACAACCGCTTCATGGTTCAAACATCGTAGTTTATTCGTACCGAGAATTCTTGTCGGTACCATCGTAGGAGTGAAACGCTATGGCGCTCGCTAAGAAGCCCGCGAAACCCATCATCAACCCCCAACAACCCGCGAAGGCTCGCGACGATGTCTATCGTTCTGCGGTGGTGGATGAGCAATACAATAGTCAAATCGGGTTAGTGAATTACGCATCCGGTTATTCCGTAGAATGTGATTATTACGAACAGATTCTCGGTCGTGATGATGAACAAAGTAGTTTTCAAGCTAACCGTGATATCGCCGAACAGCAGTACCGTCGCATCAGACATTACCCTATCAAGTTAATGTCGTCATTGACACCGTCGTACGACAACGGTACCGCACGTTTTCAATCCGAGGGTACGTGTATACTTCCGGCGGTATCGGTTCCTCTTTTAGGTAACATGCTGTTAATCTCCGGTCTCGATCATCGTATCGCGGTGTACACGATCACCCGAATCACGCCGAAGAACATCAGCTTAGCACCGGCTTACGAATGCGATATTTCCTTCCAACGTATTCTTGACGAAAAACAGCTTATCGAACTGGAAGCGAAAATCGTTGAGGATACGCTATACGACCAAGACCAGTTAAAGCACGGAAAACATCCCGTAATGGCAACGGAGAAATACAATCGTAAGTATGATTATCTCCGTCGTGCGCTGGGACTTTGTCATGCGTATTACCACGAATTTTACAGTCGTGAATTAAACACGCTGCTTGTTCCTGGTCAGGATGCGGCAACCTACGATCCCTGGTGTGTTAACGCGTTTACGAAATTATGGTCGTCGCTTGAAGGAAAGCCGTCATGGAACTTCGGACGCCTTAACGTAGACGACAACCAGGAAGCGAATGCGATTTCTGTCTTTGAATGGGTAATGGACGGACGTCGGGAAGACGAAGCACGGTTGACGGTGAAATTCACACTGTTGTCAACAAAGCGTTTTTATCAGTACCCGGCTGCAGGTGGGATTCGTTTTAGCGGGGCGCGATTCTGTATGTGGCCTGCAACCACGTCGCTCGGTGAAGATGTCGGTAAAGAGTTGGCTGTGCCTGAAAACACACCACCGACAAATCCGTTGGTGACCAACCTTACATCGATGGAGTATGACGGCGTTCCGTTGTTTCCATCGGTAGCGGACGATCCGTACTATGTTTTCACAGAGGCTTTCTATCGCAATCAAGCCCCGATGACGATCATTGAGAGTATGGTACGTGATATGGTCGATGAGAAAGCGATCAGCCATCCGGCACTGAAACAGATGGTTGACGCAATACCGTTGCTTTCTCCGCTAGATCGTTATTATTTCACACCGTTCGTTATTATGCTGTTACGAGCAGGAGCTATTGAACCATGAGTCTACAACACGTTAAAGATACCCCAACCAAACGTCTATTTGAACGTAAATTCGAATTCTGGATTCCCCGTAAATTCATGGTGGATAACTACACCAACGAAGTCAGCGGCGTCTACTCTTCAGGGGTCGCAGAAATCGACGATATGGCCATGAACGAAGAGGTGCCCGCACAGCTCACCGTACCGCAGGCTGCTGAGAAGCATTCTCGTGGTGTCCCTATGCGTATTGCAAATCCTGACGTGAACGCCATGAAGATGTTCATGCTTCTTCTGGAACACACGGAATACGTTAAATACAATCTTGAAAACGACCCTAACGCGCGCGTACCGTCTCTCGAAGCCAGCCGTATTCTCGAGGAGTTCATGGGTGGTCTGTGGAACGTCGCACGCGGTCGCATTAAAGACCCAACCGAAATGAGCGGATTATCTTCACGTTTACGTGAAATCGGTCAGCGCCGTAAAATCGGCATCAACCGCGCACGTCGTGGTGGTCTCAATGCAGGCCCAACCGTTGAAGAGCAACTGCAAGCGGTTCGTCATAGCGAATTCCGTGGTACGAAGATCGAAGAATTCATTATTCAACAACAGCAACGGGGTCGTTAAACATGGATTACAAACAGACGCCGTTAGGACGGTATATCGGTACGTTTGCGCAGGAAGCTGTTGCTGTTGCGTATAAAGTCACCGCGGAATTAATCACGCCGTCAATGACGGTGTCTGTTCCTTTAGTGACTCAAGTCCACACGTATCGAGACTATGAACGTAACGCAGGGGATGAACTTTATATCTCTGTAAAGTTCCCGCCCGGCAGTTACGGAAAATACATCTTACCGCACCAACAACAACTTAAAATGCGCATCATCGTGCAGGCGTACAGCCTGATGCGCGGACAACGCCAAACCGTAGACGATGCTGCGCAAGCTTACGTCTACCGAGCGGTTTGTTTAACAACCGTAGACAGTCGTATGTCTGCTAACGACGAACGTACCGCAACCGATTCTTCGAAGAAAGACTACGAACAAATGGTCGATCTTCAATTTCAACTGTTCGATCCTGTTCTTGAAAGCTTCATGCAATCAGAAACCGGTGAAAACTATACCGGGTCGAAAGTGCTGGATGTGTTACGACTCGAATTCAGCAAGATACTTTCTGCGGTCGAAGCCGACACCGGATTCAAAATGCAGGGTGTAGACATTGTTGCACCGAATAACGACAACCTGTTCAAGTTGCTTATTCTTCCGCACGGCACCAACGCAATGGATCTCGTAGACAAAATCCAGAACCAGGTCGGTATTTATTCAGCGGATGTCGGTTGTTATTACCAATCCCCGTATCTGTATATCTATCCTCTCTACGACGAAACCCGTTTCTCTGACGGTCGCCGCACGGCTATCTTTTACAACTATCCTGCCGATATGTTTCCGGGCATGGACAAGACCTGGATCAATCGTGACAAATACGTGGAAATTGCCTGTACGAGAGGGGCGTCGGTAAGCGACATCAATAACGCAGCTTCGTTGTTAGGTAATGCGGGCGGGCGTTTTGTTTCGGCAAGTCAGATGAGTCAGGGAATGACATTATCAAAAGGGGGTGATACGATAATCAGTCGTACCGTAAACGTTAGCGAGTACGTAACTGAAGAACGTAGCGATAACGTGAAGGTGGCGAAAGGGATGGGACGCGTAACCGATAACCGATGGCGTGAATTAAGTAATACTGCTGGATTACGCGGCAGAACAATGCAGTTGGTGTGGGAATACGCAAACATGGATTTGTTGTATCCAGGCATGCCTGCTAAAGTTGTGTGGATGCAGGATAACAATCTCTGCGAAGCATACGGGGTTATCATGCGTACCGATTGCGCTGTAACGATGGCAGGTTCTTCTGTACGTGAGCCACAGTGGACATGCCATGGTACGGTCACGTTATGGCTTGCACCAGAAAAAGACAACACCGTTCGTCCAACCGTTTAGCTGTAGTGAGTACATCATGCTTTCGGAGATTAAGAAATTAAACCAATGGATATTCAACAAGGAAATCATCAAATTCCTTCCTATTGATTTGCGTAATGTTAACTGGGCTATCGTCAATAAATATAGCGCGTATCCCAACCTAATGGAACTTGCGGCAAAGTGGAACATCCAAGCAGATTATGAATTGGCTGAAGAACTTAAACCTTTGAAAATATTGGTTGACCGTTTACAACCCGTTCATCGTCATCAAAAGACCATCTTGTATCGCGGTGTGTTTCCAGACACGATGAAAGAAGAATGGAATATCTTCGACGTGCCAATTGCGTCGATTCGGAAAATGAAGCCAGGTGAAACGATGGGAATGACTTTGGATTTCCCTGTTTCGTTTACAGATACTCCAAATATCGCACGACGGTTTGGCAGCGTACTTATTCGATATGATGCAACACCACACATCGGTGAGTACCTCCGTTTCACCGATGAGCTTCAAGTCGCTATGTTCCAATTTCTGACAGGTTCTGCTCGCATCGATGAGCGAGAAGACAACGTCCTGCTATCGCAACGCGAATATGTCTCATTGCCATCAGCACCAATAACCTTCCAAGTTGAGATCGTTCGTAACGCTCCTGGTTCCTTCGATCATTGGTGATATATTCCCTCTCCCTTCCCTTACGGGTTGGGAGAGGGTTCTATGCTGTCTTATTTCGCATTACTCCAGTTTATTTCGCGACTACATTACCTTAGTGATAACAGCGTAGTCGTTATCACCGTAACCATTTCTCTTACTAATCGAGGATACTATCATGACTGATGTTTACACCAAACTGGATAATGAAGCACTTGCTAAATTACAGGAAGAATATCAACTTCCTGATCAAACAAAAATGTTCAATGATATCATTGAACAGGACGAAGGACGTCGCTGGATATTTTCTCTGGTGCAGGACCAAACTCGTCTCGGTTATCGTACTACGGAAACCTTTAAGGTCTCTCGCTTCTTCTACAAACCTAAAGACGATGTTTGTTACGTTTACGTAAATGAAGACTTGTCTGACAAGCCGGACCGTTTATTCGTGTTACCAGCGCAAGAAGCGCTGAATGAACTCGCCTGCGTTATCAATGAGGTTCGTCCTCGAATCACGAAGAAACGTAAAGAGGAAGGGGTTCTTTGCGATCTGCCTACAATCTATCTGGAGGTTATTGAACTTCTCGGTCGACGCTATGCTCCTGAAGAAGTTGAGGCCAATAAGCCAATTTACGTACATCCGGAATGCCATACCACGTATGATCGTTATTTAACGATAACGGGTGGTGTATCAGCGCCATCGCCGGTTGGTATCGGTGAGTGGCGAACAATCCGTGAAGTTTATCCAGATGGTCGCATCGTAACGCTTTGTGGTCGTACCTGTCGACCCTGCGACGCGTTAAACGAAAAACTGCTTGCCTCTTATTTTTCAATGATGGACAAGCATCAACTATTTTACGCATTAGTCGTCGACTCACAGAAAGAAACGACGGTAAAGCCCAATAATTCTCATTATCGCTATCCACACCATTTTTACGAAGAACCCTGTTGGGGGAATGGTAAAAACTAAAAGCGATAATAAATAATCGTATTCATCCTTGATTAAAGTAAGGAGCTACAAATGACCAAGATATACAAACGTCTCAGTAAAGAACGTAAAGAATATTTTACTGAAATTTTTCGTTATAGTAAAAACATGATAGACACGTTTGATTTTATTCGGACTTCATGTAACTTTCGATTAGTTCATCGGACGGCTCCGTGCTATGAAGGAACAGGACGTAAGAAATTTTCTGCGTTGGTCGAACACATCGTTTACCTGGATTCTCTTGATGAGCCTGATACAGTTGCGATTATCTTCCGGGATGAAAATGAAACCGGAAATAAGGCATACGTTAAGATACCGACAAGCATCTTCGAAGCCTGGTACGATGAGCTGCTCAATAGAGTACAGCTAACCTCACCGAAAACATACGAACAGTTACGTCGTATAGCTCAGAGCGTACACGGTAAAGCAGAGATTTATATCGAAGCGAACGAAGATGCTGATAAGGTCGCCAAAATTAACACTTTCGTGCCAACGAAGGGTCCCGTAACAGAAGAAAGAACCTCACCAGGAGATGAGGTCGTGACAGTCTATAAGCATCCTCTTTGCTGCGAATTCTTCGATAAATATCTAACCATTACACCCGGTACGACTATGCCTACCGATGTTGGTGCGGGGGCCTGGTGTATCGTTCGTGAAATACGTTCCGATGGCACCGTCGTTACAATCAACGGACATGTATTAACCCCGACTGAAAGTTTAAACGAGGATTTCATCAGAAACTATCTGACATCGCTCAATCCTACACTTCAGTACTACGTGTTAGCTATCGATTCGAAGAATCCTCAACCAAACCAGGCACCAAAGAATCGTCCGAGATATACCTTCTATCTTGGTCAACGACCCATCGCACCGACGATGCAACGTCTATTCTAATACGGTATCTAAACAACAGTAGAGTTTTAAGCAGTAGCTCTACTATTATCGGTCAATCGTAATTATCCTTATCGTAACCACCGTATCAGTTGAACAATCTATCAAACAACTCAAAGGAGAATCGAATATGTTACATTCCTCATCAACTCCTATCCCCATGCAAGGCGAATACTTAGGAAAAGACGAAACCAAAGCAGAATCTATCTATAGCCATCCGGATCATCAAACGACGTATGATACCTATCTCTCTATCGCTACTGGAGTAAAGCCACAGCAAGGAGTTCATCTCGGTGAATGGTGTGCGGTTCGTGAGATTCTTTCTGATGGTACCGTTATAACTACCAAAGGAGACAAGCTAACGCCTACAATAACAGCATACGTTGGCTACATCCGCAATGTGGTCGCCGAAATAAATCGCGCGGTATCGCCCGTAACCATTTACGTGATGGCAATCAATTCTAAAAATCCGACTACGGGAATCCCTAAGCCGGAGCCTATAGCGCATGGGGGCTTCCCAGGTAATTACGGACACTACCAACCATATAACCATAACCGGTTCGGAAATAATTTCTAACAAAGAACGATCAGCCTATGCATTGATTCTTCTATCCGCAATCCACCTAACATAGAAAGGTAAAAATACGATGTTCAATCCAGAAATCATGATTCTTGATCCTTGGTACCTCAACAAACTTCCTGGGATCAAAATGCCTGGCGACCCTCACGCATTTGATTTGATGGTTGTTGCCGAAGTTACCAGCAACACGGTTAACACTATCGACGATGATGAGGTTCCTGTTGAAGAGGTGTTCTCTGTTACCACGACATTGCTGGAAAGTCGAGAGTTGACCGAAAACGGCTGCGCCGATGAAATCATCCCCATCGATGGTGAGATGGAGATCATGTTAACACAGGTCGAGTTGCATCATCGTGTCGCGCCAACAAAAGACACGCCTTATGACAATGAACCTGCAGAACAACCTGATGAAAACGGTCGAGTGAAACTTGCTGACATCGACGACGATGCTCTCGAAGAGATCGACGAAAACGAAGAAACGAACTTCTACCAAGCTGAAGCGAAAGAAGCGTTTGATAAAGCGGTTCAGCATGATCGACGTATCACCGAGAAGATGATCCAACAACAACTTATCGGTAAACGTCTTAAGCTCGAATTCGCAAGCGGAGTGCTTACCACCTGGTCACTCATCGTCTAAAATCGAAACAACGTTTTCATTTCCCAATAACACACCCAACAATCTAAATCCAATTAAGAGGACAACATCTATGTTTAATATTCTTAGTGTACCACGTTCCCCTGTCAGTTCTTACTTCGGTATTATGACCAGTAAAGAACACAATGTGGAATATACTGTTATCGCTAAAGATCCATCACCGATCAACGTAACGTTTGCTGAAGGTACTACCGAACTCATCCCGTTAAATGGTGAATTCAGTAAACCTGTTAACGGCGTTTACGAACTTATCACTCGCGATCCGAATAACAACGCGACCTACCGTGTGGTGTGTGCGTTCAACAATAACAAACTGGTTATTGTTGCGGATAGCCGTGGGTTATCGTGGATGGCTGAGGAAGGCACACATCGTTACTACGAAGAGTGCTTACGAACCGCAGGCATCTACGATCTGGTAATGGACGCCCGTGCTAAAAACGACCGTATGTTTTAAATTATCATGATTACTCGAGAAATCATTTACGACGCTATTATCGAATGCCGTCATCGCGTCATGCGTGGAACGGTGTATAACTACCACTTAAACAACATTATCAGTGAATGTACGGCGGTGATGACTAGCGCGCTGGGTAAACCTAGCGCTATCGCACTTTATCCAAACATCACTGAACAGGAGCAAATCAATATCGAAAACCAACGTCGAGTGAATCGCCAATACGATGTAACAGCCATGCACGCATGGCTTATCGTTGCAGCGAAACTCAACACGCTTCTCACTGAGAACGGCTGGAAATTTTCACCTAATGAATTCATGACAATAAGTTAATCAAAGCGGTCATAACCCCTCCTCCAACCCGTAAGGGAAGGAGGAGGGAACCGTACAATCTTTTTTTTTTGCGTTTAAAATTCTAAATCAAATTGTAATTCATTACTCGGTGCTGCGTTTTCATCGAACTTGTTCCACGGACCTTTACCTCCCTCGGAGACAGGTTGTCCGCCAACCTTGCGGCAATACACTGCTTTCTTACCGTAATCATCAGGAAGCATCCCGATGGTTTGGAATGGCATCGCGAAATGTTTGTCTTCAGGTTTCGTTGAACCGTTATCCGGTTGACGGTCTTTCCCTAACGCAAAGACCTGCCAGCTTTGACGTTTGCCCGGTTCCTTAACGATATCAACAATCACTTCAAGGTCAATCTCACGGTCAATCCCTTTACAACCATCCCAGTAACTTAAACCCGCGACTTGGTCAACAAACTCTTCATCGTTACCGTCACGTGCGCGCATCTTCGCGTCGGATGACAGCTGGTGTACGGTCATACCTAAAATACGTTTAACGCTGCAGAGGTTACGGACTTTGTTGAAGAGTTCTTGGAGCCATGCGCCGGTCGGTCCATTTCTATCCAACCCTTCCGATGAGAACATTTTCAGATAGTCAATGAACAACGCCATGACTTCATAACCCATGCGTTCGAAATGGTCGATGAGATTAGCGAGTTGTTTATAACTCATCCCATCAACACGACGCATACAAACAGAGAAACCCGCATCGTTGAACACCTTCAACACATAACGTGATGCCTCGCGAGGGTCAATCTTACGAATATCGACATATTCGCCTGTTTCCTGTTCTCGCATGTTCTTGTATATCTGAAGCGTGTTTTCTTCCACTTCGTTTTCTGTCGACAAATGAATCAGTAATGCTTTCTTTGCTCGCTCCGGGAAAAAGAAATGGGGTTTGTTGTACAATGCCAGATGTGTGAACAGTTTTAACAACACGCCTGACTTGTTCCGGTGCTGCATTGCACCAATCAGTCCTAAGGTACCGCGACGTAAAACACCGACCGACCCCAACATTTTATTAAAGCCTTGCCAGCCGGTTACAAATCCACCTTCAGGACTGTTACGTTCCATCGCTTTGACGAACATACGTTCGACTTTCTCGATATCGTCTTCGCTGTCAGCGATAAAACCGTCAATCATACACGACATCTCTTCGGGATTTTCGGTATCCATTTCGATACTGTCTAGCGATAATTTCAGATTCGCCATCGCATCGAAAAATTCTTTATCTCCAAGTCGCCCGTTACTGATATCCATGTACGTGTTTCTAAAGGTTTCGAAAACACGACGACGGGTAATCAGATTACGTAATTCGTTGTAATAGAGTGAACAGACCTTACTGATATGAGCGTCGTCTTCGATATCGTACAGTCCGTCGGCAAGAATCTCGTAAAGATTGCTTTGTTCAAGGCAATCCAAACGTATCCTTTGTAACAACTGTTGTTTATCGAAAGGTTCCGATAATGGTTGTTCCAACATCCAATGAATGGTGTTCATCAGGTTGTTGAAAACCTCTCTATCTACGTCTGTAGCGAGATGGTTTTTCGGGGGTTCGACTTTATCTAAGACGGATTTAACATGTTCGATCGTACTGGGATCGGGATGGTTCAATTGTGCATTACGAAACAGTAACGTAATAATCTTAATGGCTATCTGTTTTGGGTCCATCGACTCAATCCTTTCGATACTTGCAAAGAGGTAATCATAATGAAGGAACTCCGATATCTCGTCGTTCCGAATTGGGTAGAACACGCGATTATTCGAAATGCGCGTGATGACTTACAGGTGTTATTAGACCCTAAAAGTCTTTTCGGCATACTATCGCCCAATGATGTAGGTTTTTATTTCGCAGCCCAGAACGTGCCTTTCTTCATCACGAAAGAACACGAACAAGCGAACCCTGCGGTTCATCTTAACAACCTGCTTGGTGGTATGTTTGCGTATCACTATGACGAAACAGGTTTGCCGCCAGAGAAGAATGTTGATGTGCTGTGCGAGTACATCAATCGTTATGACAATGGTTATTACCATTTACTGACGAGCTATCCGCGTGATATTGAACGTCGTTTGGCGGATCCAACTTACAGCCCAGACAAACGTCCGTTGAGTGTTCGGGTGCGTTATGTTAATGAGGATGTGATCGCGATTGTTGTCGATTGTCTTCCTTTATTGGCAGAAGAGTTATTGAGCGATCGTATTGCTGATAACTACAGCGCCGTTATTGAACACCTGCGAATTAATATGAGTCTTGCGGAAGTTGCGCAATTGCCGCTGTTCCGTTCATATTGCACCAATCGTTCCATCCATTATCGCCTGCGTCGTTTGTGACGTAGGGAAAAGTTATGCGGCATTTTTAGTGTTGTATCACGACCTCAATAACGGTAAGTGTTTACTGATACTATAGTGGCGCATGCACGCGTGTACGCTATGGTCTATCGACCGACTTATATAAGTTAATTCTGTAAAGGATACTTTCAATGAATGATAAAACCCTTCTTAGCCAACAGGTCGCGGCCACTCGCCAGTTCCTGACCGCTAATGGTAGCAAACCAGCAGACAAAGGTCTGGAGAACACCTTCCTGTCTATGGAATCTGCTTCTAAGGTTGATTTCAAATCCATGGACAAACTGGTTAACGAAATGGATGTTAAGAGCTTCAGCAGCGACATCCGTAAAGCAGAAGAACCGGTTCTGTCCATGCTGGGCTTCGAAACCACCACTCCGGAAGAGAAGCAGCGTATTGAAGAACAGCTGTTCACCATGAACGCACAGCAGGCTCGTGCAGCAGCACTGATCATGCTGGCTCATGGTAACCCGGTGGAATATGCTAAACAAGCACGTTCCATGAACATCAGCACCACTCCGTCTGGCCGTGAAGTTGACAGCTCTAACTTCGTCATGATGGCTGCTGATTCCTGCGGTTGCGAATCTGAAGAACTGGTTCAGCTGTCCTACGACCAGAAAGAACTGCGTGACATGATGCCGTACTCCGTTGTGTTCAACGTGAAGGCTTCTCGTCTGAGCCGCATGGGTAACGAACTGTACAACACCATCGTTCTGGCTCCGAACCAGATCGGTTACGACGTATCTTTCCGTCGTCCGCTGGTGTTCAACCACCTGCGTCGTAACGCCGACGGTACTCCGGCTGATTGGGTACGTCGTCCGCTGCTGGACGCGTTCATGTATAACGACGTTCTGTCCAACGACGTGACCGATCTGCATCCGATCTATCGTGCTGACGATGCTAACGCGCAGTACTTCGTTGACAAAGCTATCGTTGCTCCGCGTGACATCGAAATTAAAGGCGTAACTTACAAAACGTCTTACCTGGCTGTTGATAAACTGATCGACATGATCGGTATTGCTGAAGACGATAGCATCCTGGCTAACGGTTACAGCGACAACACCGACGCGCTGGACGCCCAGATCACGCTGACCAAAATCCTGGTGGAAATCAAATCTACCAAGCACAGCAAAACCTCTTACGTACCGTTCGACGTATCCGGTCTGATTACCAACGGTTTCCAGAAATCCCTGGAAGGCGACTTCCGCAAAATGACCCTGGCGTTCGACACCCACTCCATCTTCGTTGATGAGAACACCAAAGACGTTAAAGGCGCGAAAGCTGAAGCGCTGCAGGACATCATCGATGCGAAATCTGCTGCTCAGCTGGCGATCGAAGTTTACGGTTCTTCCAACGTAGAGAAAGCGGGTCTGCGTGTTAACGGCGCTAACGCTGAACTGTATCGCCTGGTTGATCAGGACAACATCGAACAACCGCGTAAGAGCGAAGAGTTCAAACAACTGGCTGAAGACCTGAGCTTCAAACTGGTTGGTTACGAACTGCGTATCCGCCGTAACAACAGCAACCGTCGTGAGCGCGGTAAGCACCTTGACTTCAACATGAAGCAAGAACGTTACGCAATCGGCCTGCTGGCTCCGTTCTCCATTCCTCGTCCGCTGGATTGGGAAGAAAACGCTGCTGACCTGGACGTTCTGATCCAAGCTGCTAACGCACGTTTCGACAACCTGATGGTTGAGAAACTGTTCAGCTACAAAGACGCACTGAAAGCGGTTGCGACCTCTCGCTTCCGTCAGTTCGGTGACATCCAGATCGAAGGTTTCGGTCGTTACCTGATCCGTCCGTGGTTCGAAGAAATCAACCTGGACCTGGCGAAATCTGTTCAGGGTACCACCACTGCAGAACGTCGTGCTGAAGTGTCCGCTGCGATCATGAACGTGATTCGTGAGATGGCATATCGCATGTACTCCGAGTCCGGTTATCAGCCAGCTCTGCAGCTGCTGTCTTCCAACGCTGATGAGAAACCGCGTTGCGTAGTAGCGACCGACAACTACATCCCGCAGTTCCTGCAGACCGATGGTGATTTCCGTACCGTTGGTGTAAGCTTCAACTTCGTGGTTGTAGATAACCCGAACGTCCTGCTGCGCGATAAGATCTTCGTGACCCTGTCTCGTGGTATCCAGGGTTCTCCGGATCCGCTGACCTTCGGTATGTTCCTGTATGTACCGGAACTGGTATCTGTTGCTCAGGTTACCCGTAACGGTCAAGTTTCTAAAGAAACCATGGTTCAGCCGCGCTGCCGCTTCGTTAACAACTGCCCGCTGCTGGGTCTGATTAACGTTGTGAACCTGCGTAAGGTCTACACTGAAAACATCAAGCTTCCTGTTCAGACTAACTGAACTACCGTAGCTGCTTCGTTGGACGATATTCTTGACGACAACGTTGCGGATGGTTTCATTGCACCGGACATTCATCCGGCACCGTGATACATAAGTCAGCCTCCCTCAGCCCGTAAGGGTTGGGGGAGGTTTCTATGCCGTTTACATTGCGAATAGAAAAAATTTGACGCTTACATTACCTAGGTGACAGACGCCTGCGATGAATAAGGCATAGACAACACGTAAGGTCGTTCTCGCGCTAGGAACGATGCTGAAACCGTCGGCTGTCGGTTCGATAAGAACAAGAAAAGGGAAATGTATTATGCGTGATAGTTTTCAATCTGATGGAGGTTGACGATGCCCTCCATGCCAATATGTGATACCGCGTTCGAACCGTGGGATGGTACGCACGCTTATCGCATTGACGGTTATGCTGAACCGTTATATGACCTGGAATTAGGATGGGCATGTATTAATGAATCTGGCCATACCGTGTTGGTTATCACCTCCGACAATATGTTCCAGTACATTCCTGGTAGGGTTGAGGACGGCAATACATTCAGGATCGTACGACGTTCAAAATTTCGTAGTCCTGTAATAGTTGACAGCCATGACGTATCTAATGCGAATGGTGCATTCAGAAACTTCGTCTACGCGGGTAGACGTCGGGATATACTCCGTGTTAAAAACGGTACAGGTTACGCGATAAGGAAACCGCATATCCGTCGTATTGTTAACACAGAGAAAATGCCGCGTCTATTAGACCAGCAAGACTGGTACGATACGCTGGATGAAATATGTCAAATTGACCTCAACACGTTGAACTTTAATCAACCTATTTATGTCGCGCAAATCAACGTGGCAATCGTAAAAGTTAAAGGAGAATACAAAAGCGCAGACCACGTTACGAAAGGGATTGATCACCCCTACATCGCAACGTGCGCGCGGAGCTTGACGGGAAAAACAGAGGGTTTCCGGATTCTCGGAACGCAACTCACTATCCATTGGACGCCGCCCGACTTTCATAATCCGTATAGCTTATGGGTTAACGTGCTGGGGAAAGCGTTCGAAATAAAACCAACGAATGGAGCAGGCGCGCCAGGCATGTTGGTTACCTTCGGGAATAATGACTCCATCTTCGTACCGGTCGAAGATTTGGAAAAAGAGATGTGGAAGTACAATGTTTTTCCGACACGTGAATCGGCATTGCATTGGCGCGACCCCATCCAAAAAGAAGCCTACAAAAATGATTTCGACCAACGTAGCTACGAACGTAAGGCATCAGAAGAAACCCTTAAAGGGGTGATGGCTGAAATGCGACGTATGGCGGATGAACACAAGGCAGTTATCGCACAGATGCATGAGGCGCATCGCGCCGACGCAAAGCTGCGTGATGAACAACATAAAGCCGAACTCGATCAGCTTAAAGACGAACAAAAACGTAGGATGGAACAACACCAAGCCGAAATGAAGCGTCAAGATGATCTACGTAGACAAATACACGAAGATTATCAAGCTGATTTAAAACGTCGTGATGACGAGGCTAAACGCAAACATGAAGAATTCGTCGCTGAACTTCGTCGTCGAGACGAAGAATCCAAGCGTAAGCACGACGAGTTTGCTGCTGAGATACGTCGACGTGATGAAGAGGCAAAAAGACAACGTGAGGCGGAAGAAGCGCGACGTCAACGTAACGTCGATGTTTGGAAAGCCGCTGCGAGCATAACCGCGGCCGTTGTCGGTATAGGTATGACCTTTTTCAAGATTCTTGAGAAGGCGTCATCGAAAAAGTAACTTTAATCTGCTTAAGCAACTTTCTGAAAGGAGTGTGTGATGGATCCTAGATTCTGCAAAGCTGTCGCTGGGCTTGCACCGAAGATGAACGAGAAGATAGCACGCAACATCGTCGTCGATAAGATGCAAGATGTTGAGTCCTATGTTGATCGTCTTTGGCGGAACAGCAAAGATAGTTTACCTAAGGATCTGGTGTATCATGGCCTGCGTCGCTGTATGGCCCGCGAACAGTTCCACTACTTAAGCGGAGGAAAGAAAACCAAAGGGAAGGATAGCGGTAAGCTGACCTTCGACCTTGCGCCTTCCGATGTGTTTATGGTGATGCTAGAATTCCGCTGGTACGGCGCGATGGAATCAGGTGATCGTCGTGAACCCGGAAAGGACTACTGCATTATCCGACATCCTCTCCTATTACCCGCGGTAGGTCAGGGTGGTAAAATGCGTCTACGTGGTGCGAACTTCATTCTCAGTGCAGTGCTCGCTGACCCGGTAATCAGTTACACGAAAGACATGGCGTTCATCATGCTTCCGCGTGACAAAATCACGGTTAAACGTACACCGTATCAGTTCCTGAGCAATGATACACCGACCGGTATCGATTATCGTCATTACCTGTCATTACCCTGGTCACAAATCTATCATCTTACCAAACAAAGTAAAGTGAACGGTGACAACATCAACCACACCAGCGTAACCACACTGGGTCACTATCTCTTTGCGAAGTACGGGGTGGGTGAGTGTTTCCGACGTTTTGCAGGTGTCGAAGCCGTAACCGGACGGAACCTTGCTGAACGCGATTTTCCGCGTGACCAATGGGTAATCTATCGCACCATGGGGGTTATTCCTAAAGGCTTTAGTATCAGCAAAAGCGGTAAAAGTCGTAGCGCTAGCGCTGTACGTTACAAACATCCTGATATTCAAATTGCTGTAAGACGCGGAGGCACGGAACGTATTGTTCTTGGCCTTGTCGGTGCATTCTTGTATCTCATCGACCGTTATTACGATCGTTTTCCGGAAGACTATCCGGTTGAGGAGTTCGCGAATGCGCCAGACCATTGGCGTACATTACTCGGTTTGATTATCTTTAATAACAACAACGCGGATGCGCGTTTGTTGCGTGATGTAAACCACCACATCGACAGTCTCGATCTTTACGTTGACGAGATTCAGCAGAAGAAGTTCAAACAGGAAAATATTCCTTGCGACGACTTCTATGAATTTATGGCCTATCTGATTGACAATGTTACTATCGAAATGAGTCGTGTTGATACCACGACGATGTTCGGTAAGGAATTGATGGTGTTGGAATATGTCATGGAGGATGTGCGTAAGAGCATCTTTAAACTGGGGTTCCATCTTAAAACCACAGAACGTGGTAAACGACAGAACAACCGTAAAGAGATGACCAATCGCGATGTACAGAAGGCGTTGCGAAATCAAGTTGCAACGGAAGCGATTCTCAATATCCAGAGCAATCGTGACAAACGTGAGAAAGTGGCAACATCGATTCAGTCACCTGGTGATTGCATGCTGTTCAAAGTGAGCACGCATGTTGTTCTCCAGAGCCAAAACGCAGGCGGTGCTGCATTGGCTGACGAGAGTCGTTTGGTTAGTGGTTCCATCCCGTTCTGCGCAAGCTATCTGAATCTCCCACACTCCGAACCAACCGGACGTCAGAAGTTCAGTATGTACGCACCTATCGATGAGCGCGGTCGGTTAATCATTACCCCACAAATTGCAAATGACGTTGCAGCAACCAATGCAGGCTTGAAGAAAGACGTCGGTCGATTCGATGAAGAAATTGTAGAAATTAACGATCACGACATAATCGATTGACACATAACCGAATAAATAAAAAGGATCGTAAGAAATGTATAACGGCAGTAACAACATGTATCAACAAATGGGCTATAGCGAAAACCCTTATACGAGCACGGTTAATTATGCGGCTGAACAGGTTCGTCAGCAACAGTATCAGCAATCGCCGTACGGCGCATATCCGAATAACGCCTATCAACCACCACAATACCAACAACCCTCATATCAGCAGAACTATAACTTCATCACCCAAGAAGCGACGATCGTTAAAATCCGTCAAGCCATCTTTAATGTCCTGAAAGACTTCGCTCAGCAAGACAAAATACAAACCGAATTCGTCGCACGTTATACCAATAACGATATGATGATGGAATCGCTTGTTGAAGACTGTTGTTGGAACGTGTTCTCTTACATCAACCCGATGCCGCAGAACGCGTCCGACGACCAGATCGTCTCTGCTGCCGTGAGCACAGTTGCGCTGTATCATCTTGTAACGTGGCTCTTTGAACCGAATCAGTATCCGGAATATTATCGCGCGATTGAATTATCACGCATTAACCCGGAAGCCGCGAACAAGTACACACAGCTGAACAAAAGCGGGAGTCTGGCGCAAATCGCTCAGAAGTCACGTGGTTTGAAGCAGCAGGTGATGCAGATGGGGATGACTTATCGTGGGCCGCAAGCAAGCGCGATGGTTAGCAACGGGTATGGTCAACCACAACAGCCTGCGTACGCCATGTATGGTGGAACCTATCCGCAACCGCAATACCAACCTAGTCCGGCAGTTATGCGCGGCATGGCTCCAACAACACCAGGATACGGTGCACAACCTCGGCCGACGGTTGTCCAACCACAAGCGCCATCGTACATTGATTCGAAGGATTGTGCGTTCAACCGTTTGTATGATGTTGGTGATGACGATCCTATCGTTGATGAGGTACCTGCTACTACAGCGCCGCGTTACGAGGCACCACAACCACGGATTTACTCGACAAATCCTGAAGGAGATATTGGTGGTATCAACGATATCTTTGCAGCGGCTGAGCAATTTGCTGAGCAGTACGAAGAGCCAGAATGGCATGTTAAGGCTGGGCAGCAGAAACCCGTTCAACCTGAACCTGCGCAGGTGAAACCGGAACCCGTTCGTACGGCTCGTTCTGCTACGGTAACAAAGACCGTTAATCCAATTGATGCGACCGAAGATGCTAAGCGTTACGGTCGTGTTGTTCAACATGAAGAATTTATGCAGATGCGTCTGAAAGCCAAAGACTTTGCACCTAATAGTCGTTGGCCGACGTTGTATGACTTCAGGCACTTCGCTCGTCGAGCACGTATCGACGAAAACGGAATTCTTCATGAAACCATTGTTGACATTACATCCCTCACGGAGGAAGAAGTGGAATACATCGAACTTGAATCAGATCCAACCGCTCGTCGTATGGCAGAGCAGGAAATGGAAAAACTGGATCGTATCGCGCAAGCAGAAGTCGTTCGCGTTAGTCTTAACAAGCCGGTTCAGCGTGAGCCAATCGTTGTCGGTGAGCAGCGCGAAATGAAACTGTTTACCGTCACCGACGCAATCGCAGCGTCAAGCGTTGAGGATGCTGAAACCAAAGCTTCAGTAGCGATCATTCAGCAGACCAACACCGACGTTAACCAAAACGACGCATTAGCATTCCTTGCCACCGTCAATTCCTATCTGGGAACCTATACCGACAAAGAGCTGGATGCAATCCATGAATTCCTGGATGCGTTGTCTATTGATAAAGGTCGTAGCGACGATATCAAAGCTTATCGTCAGATCATGCAACAGTATCGAGATGTTATTCCTCTGCGTATCTGGCATTTCCTGAATGATAGCATGACCAAAGACGTTAACAAGCTGATCAAACGTATCGTACCGAAGAACTTCTCTGAAACCACCATCTCTAGCTTCGTTGATGATATCGGAGAACTGTCCGGTTGGCTGATTCACGATCTTAAAATGGACCAGAAGTTCATTGAAGATGAATTCTCCAATTGCTACTATACCTGGGTCAACATGCTGAAGTGTCTCTACTGCAATCGTGACGGCGAAGGTCAGTGGAACATTCGTCTTTCCATGGCAGAACTGTACAACATGCATGACTACCTGAAAGCCGCTCACGAAAAATCCGCAGCGAATCGTGAACGTCATCTGGTTGCCATGAGTGAGTATCGTGCAGAACTGGAGAAAGATGGCTCTCTGGACGCCGATGAAATCGAACGTCGTTTGGCGGATGCGGCTATCGAGGATATGCGTGTTAATCCAGACATCGTTACCGACGAAGATAGCAACGATGCTTACTGGTTCAATCACAGCGTATTCGCGATGCGTCCGCATGTTGTTGTTCGCGTACCGACCAACGCCAAGATTCTGAAGCTGAACCAAAGCGGTTACACCCACGCATCGGCTGCAACCAACCCAAGCATTGCTCGTATGCTGGATCAGGTGTTCAAGACCTTCGAAACCAAAGTAAAAGGTCTGCAATCTGTTACTGTAATTCTGAGCGATGATACTCGTCTGAAAGCAGTACGTACGGTAAACGGTATTACCGCTTCCGAGTATCTGCTGGAACGTGAAGATCAGTAATTAACTTATCGTCCGACGGTGGGTATTGTATTTGCAATACCCTAGTTGATAAGGAAACCGTATGAGTCAATATAAACTCATTACCGTCTCTGTGGATGCAAAGGACTTACGCGAAATTACGTTAGCAGCCAACGCAGTTCAACAGGACAGTGAACTGACGGCATATGAACGTTACCAGCTTTTCCTCTCGATAAGCGACACGGTAGCACGTATGCAACAGAAGTACCAGGTTCAGCTAACCGTAATCGACAATGGCGCTGTGATCCCACCACACCCTAGTTGGCGCGTACTGAGAAGCAAACTCACCACAATTGAATCGTGGTTAACCTCGAAATAAATTAAATAGCGCATAGCCCTTCTCCCCTTCCCTCATCGGGTTGGGGAGAAGGTTAACTATGTGTTATTTTTTTTTACATCCGTTTAGACAATGTCACCTGAAGTGTCGTCTTCTGACGTTGTGTCGGTAGTCGTTTCCTCAGATGTGGTTGTTTCTTCTGTTGAGGTTTCCTCCATCGTTTCGGTATCGAAATCGGTATCTCCGAAATCGTCACCGCCACCGAAGTCATCAGAAGAACCGGTATCGCTACTTGAATCGGATGACCACGAACCATCAGATGAAACGCTACCGTCCTGTGCTTGAGCTCCCATCTTCTCTTCAATCTTCTTCGTCAGATTCTGAATATACAATGCAAAATCACCCATGCATTTACCCATGACTTCAATATGTTCCATGGATGCACGTTTCCAATCTTGCACGGCATTCTTCTTATCGTCAAGACTGAAGAGATCAGCCAGCTCCTGATTGAAGTTGTTCTCTTTTGCCCACGTACGCATCGCGGTACCAATAATGCATGCGCGGATCATCTGCAGCGTTGTTTCATCAACCCCACCCAGACCCATGACGTAATCGGGCGTTAAATAATCATCAAGTTGCGCAGTAATCGCTTCCTTGTACTGATTATATTCACGTACCTGATCTTCAAGGCGACGAGCATTGCTATCCGGTAAACGCACACGCAGGCTGTTTAAGAACATGGACACATAAGCATCGGCAATAACTTCCTGGACTTCTGGTTTAGTGTAATCCAGATCCATTGTTGCTGATTGGTCGTCAATCTCCTGATAGGCGTTAACGTTACGGATAACACCGTTTTCGAAATCGCTACCAAAAAGCTGCTTCAATTGTGCCTGGGAGAGCTTAGACATGTTCGCACGAACCGTGTTTCGTAACGACGTCAACAACACGGGACTGTATGCCGTATATTTCTTGATGTGGTCCGATAACCCATTCGTGATCACCTCACGACAAACCGTGAACTGTTTCTCCTGCATCGCGTTAGCTGTAATCACAGAAGCTGCGAATTCAGATTGGTAGGAAGTATCGATAATCTCCGGAGACACACCCAAACCCATGAAATGGTCACGACGGTAACGATCCATCAGCTCATTATCAGGAGACTGATAGTTACGCTGCTCAACACTGACGTCTGTATTCAATTTCGGGAAGCGTGGGTTATTCCCCTCAACCTTCAATCGAATCGAGCTTCGTTCGTACGCGTTGATGATATCCATCGGGTTAGTTTCACCCAGAGGGAAACCAGACTGGTAGACACGAGCGAAACTATGCAGCGCTTGTTCGACGGTATCGACCGGGTTTCTGTCGGTGTCTTCAAGCATTACGCTTAGCGTCGTATAGTTCAACGAACTTTTGATTTTCGCCATCAGTTCTTGAACCATGAGCATGGCTCGTTGCGATGAGATCATCTTCGTACTTTCAAGCAGCGAACGACCGATACCGTATTTGTTGTATTCATAAGCGATGTAAGTCACCATCTCTCGAGGAATAAACAAAACACGGGTCTGCTTGTGAGCGAGGCTACGAGCAAGCATCGACAGATAAAACGATGATGTCGCACCGATCTCCACCGCACTGCCAAGATAACCGTTAACGATACGTTCGACAATGTAACGTTGCATCAGCGATTCGTACGATGATACGAAGGCCGACATGTCTACCTGATTACATGACGTACCTTGGATCATGTTCTTGGCTGCACCAATCATCTCGCTCGCCATGCCATTGCTTGACGTGCCTGCGATATCTGCAGTGATCTTCGACAACCGACCTTCCAACTGCTTGTAATACGCCGCATCTTCAACCAAACGTACTGGATAACCAAACTCATCCAACTGAACCAAATACCCGATATGGTTCTCAGGATCACCGGGCGCATGTACAGGTTCTAATGCCTCAGGTGGTACATGCATCACGCCAGGATGGCCAACGCTTTGACGATCAAGCGTATCTGGGGTTGCTAGCGCGTAAACGGGCGATACCTTGGTGTGGCGCTGGATGTTGAGCTTATTCCAGATCTCGTTAACCTGTTCTTGCGTCAGCTCACGTCGGTTAGCGGTTAGGGTCGGATCGCCTGACAGCGTTACCAAACCACTACCTCCTAACGTGTTTGCGCGTAACGCACGCTGCACTGCTGTCGCTGCTCGACGTTGATGCAGAATAGGCATGCGGAGGATGTCTGGGTTATCGACAACCGTAACCATATCCGGAATATCGATCTTCGCTTCAATGAATTTACCGTCCTTATCGCGAAGCAGGGTATTGGTAAACTTGATGCTGTCTATGCGAACAACAGGATCGTACGGTATGGTTTCATTAACACCCGAGAAATAATCTTCCATCGAAACCGTCGCAGGTAATTGATTTTCGTGGCGTTTGCGACTGTCGTTACCTAGAAGCCCCCAACTTGCAAAATGGTTGTCTTTAAATCCGTATTCTTCAAGTTTCAGTTGACCGTTACCATTAATCGCGCGGTCGAGCGTGCTTTCTGGCAGAACAACGAAGTTATAACTGCCCTTGATAAAGAAGACGTCTTCGACGATACGAGGGATAAGCGTCTTTATTTTATAGATATTCTTAAAATGCGTGTCGATGGTATCGATCATCGGCTGAACGATTTCTGCGACTCTGCCGGGGAAATCTTCGCTGTCGATAAACATCTCGACCGTCTTAAGATCGTTAGGGTTCGTCAACGCGGCAACATAGATCTGCATCACGCGTTTAAGTTCAGGGAACAACTCGAGGATGTTTTTATTATCCTCGATGTTTGTCGCGGTCGCACGCGTAACCGTGTTCATCGTCATTTGGTCGGGAACAACTAACCCGAAACGACCGTTCGCTCCTTCCGCATCACGTGTATTATAAAGACGTGACTGCGGAGCAGGAGCGACAAATTTGTTCATGAGTGCCTTCGCAACGTCATTATTGCTCATTTGACGTTCGAGGGCGACGCGCCCTTTATTTATATCGTTCATTTACACTGGCTCCTTGGAGGACCGATCGTGTCCAACACTGACTATCAGCTTTATTCGGAAAGCGTGCAGCGTCTAACGGACACCCTGATTATTAAAAGCGACATCACGGCAGAACGGTTAAACCTCAAGGTTTCCGAAGTCTACCAGATGGCCGTCGGGGACGACCCACGCACGTGGTTATACTACATGAATCTCGCTGGCGAGTATCATCCTTGTCAGACAATGATGACCGTAAATTCCCTGGATACGCTCGAAGAGATCGAGTTCACCAAGGAAAACATGTTACGGCATCGCATGACAGCAAGGGAGTACGCGTACGGCGGAGATTATTTCAATCGTTTAATTGCGCGGTATCCAGAACAACGTATGTTGATCTTGGGTATCCTTAACCCCATCGATATCGAGAAAGCAATTGCGGCACGCAATCATGAGATTCTCTGGTACGATACACGAGAGGTTGAGTCACGCGAGGCCAATCTTATTCCACGTTTACAGCAAGAAATCGACGATTACTTCAGACGCTGGGAACATCCGGCATACGAGAGCGTCGATATGCTTCATTGGCCTGCGCTATACGCCATCCTATTCACACAAATACCTGAGATGATAAAAGGTATTCGTTGGGAAAACTGTCATACCCATTATGCCCATAGCTTCCATATCTGGAGTTATCTGGCAAGTCATCAAGGTCTTGATCGATTCAAGCGATACATGACCGAATCCCAAATGCTCTGGTTCTATCGTAACATCGCTTACGTTGAAAGAAACATGGGCAGAACGGAAAACTACGATAAGCTCATTCAAAAGGTATTAACCGATCGTGGAATTCCAATCGGTGCGTTCTCGATCAAACAAGACGCTTCCGAGATACCTCAGACGTTAAAACCTGCTGTTTACATGGAGCGTAAACCGCTTAACCTTCAAGAGATCGTCGGCAACGGCACGGTAAGACGTAAGGTCACCACCGTGATGCAGCAACAGTTCCCTTTAGCGCGGGATAACGAAGCGGAGTATTATACCGAGCTTAACCGCACGATAGAGAAGATGTCGATGCATGACAACAATACCTTAACGACCAAGGTGTTGGAAAGTGAAGCGGAAGACCTTACAGACAGTGAATTGTATCCTAAGTATGATTTCCTACTGAACGAATGGATTCATCTTAGCGCGATAGGCATGTATCAGTCACGGTTAACGACAACCAACCCGGTGACGGGTGATACCATGACGATGTCGATGAAAGATGCATACAAGCTGTTCTTGTATTTGCTGAACTATTCGATGGGCATGACGCTGATTGAAGTACCTAAGATCCATGCTAACCATGTCAGGGTGTTAACGCTACCGACATTCGACCATCTCCGTAGCATTACCGATCCTGCTATCATTCCCGATAAACTGATCTGGTGGTGTTTGGATAAGCAAGTGACGCTGCGTGCTGTCGTCAGTACTGAAGAGTTTCTCAACGTCGTTACCGAGATCTACCAGGGCTGGCGTCGTCATCAGTTCATGTACCAGCTCCAAGAGCATTATCAAGCTCGAGGTATGGCTGAAGCCATCGTTGAAAACTTTTACATGGATGTTGGTGTCGACTTCGGTATTGGGCAGCTTTACAAGGAATGGTTCTTAGCGATGGATTGGGAGCTTGACGCAATCAGTCAAGAAGAGGCGGGAATTCTGGCTCTCGATATCTTCACAAAGGCCACCGGTCAAGATTTGGAAGATGTCACCAGTCTTAAGGATATTCAATACGGAATGCTGCAGCTGCTTAAGACATTGAGCAGTTACACCATCCATTTTATCCAGACAATCAACAGCGATCCAATCAAGCCGCTAAACAAAATCGCCGTTCGTCTTGGTTCGAGTTTAGTAAGCGGTAGTGAAGAACTGTGGGAAGACTGGGCACAGGCAAACGTTCATGATACGGATAACCAGGCTACGGAAGTTATCAAATTCGTACATGATAACAACCCGATGACGAACTGGCGCGAATCGGCGGTTGAAAGTTTGGAAGCACCTCCGAAACCAACCTGGTGTGACTGTAGCGGTTACGAGAATACCCAAACGGTTCGATTCAGTACGCAATATTGGGCACAAGTCATCAGTGATCCCATCTCGTTACGTTTCCGTAAAAACCCACTCGATGGTTTGTGGCTTGCACCGTTCCCAGGTCGGGCACCACGCGACCTTTGTGAGCGTCTGCCATCAGAGTCGTTGCGTGGGTTAACCGTAACCCCAATCAAACCGTTCGAACAACGTTTCCGTAAACGCGATCTTCGAGGTCTCTGGATAGAACCGATTTACAAACAGTTGAACGGTCGTTTCAGATCAGTGGCTCTAAGTGAGACGAATCATGTTGCGTATAAGCCTATCAGTATGCGTCTATCGAATCCGCTCAATCGTTTGATTGTTAAACCTTTGCCTATCGAGGACGCTTAACGTGACAGCGCTGCAAATCGTAAAGTCTTTTTTATCTAATTCCTGGCGAGGAGGTCACCGTGAGTGATACGGTAACAACTATTGACGACACCGAACTTTACCCGGTCGACGTCTCTTTACCCTCATCCGATCTCGTGTATGGTCTTATCAACCACGATAACCCACCTCAGAACGGAGAGCATGTTCTAACCCCTGAATTATTGGTTTTAGGAACACCAACCACCAACCAAAGCGCCTACGAGCGCGACACCCAGATTACGGCAACAGCAACCGCTAAGCTTACCGAGTTAGACGATTATGAAGGTTCGACGACGCTGTATTACGACCGTATTAACATCGGTGCGTATCTACGTAACGTAGCACCTATTCTTATCGATGCGCCAGACGCCACCAAGACGCGTGATATCTGGCCTATCATCAAAGAACGTTTCGGTCTTGGCCTTACCGCGGAAGAAATTGTCAACGACGAACTTAACTGGGATACCGTTAACGGACAATTGCTCCGTGTCGTATCTAATTGCCTGGCTTGGACGGGAAGTGTTCGTATCTTGATGAAATCGCGTGTACCGAATCTTGATGATATTATCGCGATCAAAGAGCTTGATGGTCTTAAGTTCTTCGGACAGGGCGTACGCGCTAGCGGTGAGATCTACAGTTACAGTCGCGATACTTCTGATTACGGTGAGTTGCTAGCTTCGCTGGTAACAGGTACGGTCATTAGCGATGTGGTGGTCGCCGATCTTCTGGCTGAAATGACCGCCGATCGTTGGGTATTAGACGACAACATCGCACCGTATAACCTGTATAATGCTAAAGTGGCTTTCAACGGTGAGTTAGGCGGACGTATTCCATCAAGAGCGGGTTACCAATACGGTATCGAGATCAGTCTGGATGAAAACTACTGTACTGCCGTTGGCGGTCCATTGATTTTCTATTACAATGTCGACGGACATACCGCAAGCCTCCAGGGTCGTTCTCCAGAAGAACAAGGCTAAGGAATAAACAATGAGTCAGAAATTGTTAAACAAAAGTCCTAAAGTACTGGTCGCTGAACTTATTCAGGCAGCCAATCCTGACTTCGACTTTAACTTCGATGCACTTGATATCACGGATGTTGCTGAAAACGGAAACCACGCGTATAAACGGAACACCCGCGCTAAGGTATCGCCTTCGGCAACAGTAACGCCAGCACAATACCGTGAAAGCAGCTACGTGTGGTACGATCGTATCCCTATCCAAGACTTCTTCTTGGGAATGGAACCGAAGCTTGCTATCGATGCTGGGGTTAAAACGACGCACGATCTTATCCCTCTGATTCAATCAACGTACGGAATCGTTATCGATCGGGATAGCTGCGTCGATTCTCCGATTGTACGAGGTGATGAATATCCGTTCCCTCACACCGTAGAATTGAAAACAACCGGATTGGCTTGGACGGGAAGTGTTACGTTCTATCTCCTCGATAGTGCCCACGATATTGCGGGGATGATGAAGACTTCGGTGATGACCGGTCTCAATTTCCCGTACTACACCGCAAATCGTATCCAGGCGTTGGTCTACAGTTACGCTATAGACTGTACAGCGATCCGTTCCGATCTTGCTGGGTTAAAAGTTGGCGGTAACTTAAGCGCACTGGTTAGCTTATTCAACAACGTTGCGCCAACCCCATGGGTTTATAACGGCCGTGAAGACGAAAACAACCTTTACGGAGCCACCGTGCTTGCAACCGGTAAAACAACAGAACTTATCGCACAGGGTTATCCGGTTAACCCCGCGTTCGCTAACGCTGTTATCGTTACGCTTAGCCAAGATTACTGCACGAACTACGGCGGTATCCTGTTGATGCAATATAACTGATTAAATAGGAAAAGACATGGCTTCTACACAAATCCGTGCTACCGATCGTATCGTCCGTACGATTATCGGCGGTCAAGTACAAACTAACCTTACGCTCGGTCTTCCTCACGCATGGGAAGAACACAGCACCTTGAATGAAAAGCTTCAGATTCAATCAAAGGTTTACCCCGAGGGTAATCCGGCTGTACGTTACTTCTGTATCGGCAACCAGGGTCACGAATTCATCCGCAACGCTAACGGTATCCCTTCCTCGATGCCGATCGCTCACGAAGCAAGCGATCTTTCACCGTGGAAAATCAAGCCTTTCGTAATGCGTGAGGTTGGTAACGATTTGACCACAGACGAACGCGCTAAATTTGGGTTACGTCGTATTGAGACACTGGAAAGCGGTAAAAAGTATATCTGTTATTACGGTCGTCGCATCGATTTCGATAACGTTGTCCGCTCCATGCGTTATACCAAATACGTCGACGGCGTCGCTCAGACCATCGAATGGCATCCAACCGACAAGAACCTCAACCCGCCCCGACCGGATATTCCAACAACAGGAATTCTGGTAGCGACCGGAGAGTACTACGATTATAGCTGTAAGGTCTCTTTGGTCTGGACACCGTGGGATATTAACGAATATCTTAATGTGGCTAAACTCACCGAAGGTGGTGAAGAGTACGCGGTTATTTCTGAAATTGGGATGGTCTCTGCTGGTGACAAAATCGTTCGTGCTGAAGATGGTCAAGGTTCTACCTTCGACATGAACGAAATCGTAGGCGCACAGGTTACCGATCTGATTTCGACTTACCACAACCTATTTACCACCAACGATACGCTGACGTTGAAATACGACCTTGGTGCGTTGGAAGCTCGTAAGGCAGGCCCGACAGGCGCAGAAATCCTACCGTAACCTAAGGGGTGTTAAATGGAGTACAGTGAAATCCTAGGGTTAGAATCGAAAGAAATCCTCTTTCGGCTGATTCGAAAGCATAGCGATTTCGATGCTCGAGGCGTAACGCTGGATAAACTGGTTATCGGTGAGGCTTCTGAAAGCACAGGGTACAAGCGTAACAGCAAGTTAACCGTGCATCCCCAACCGGGTTCAGGGTTGGTGAACTCTGTCGACATCTATTATAACCGCATCGATCTTGGTAAACTGGGTACTTGGTCTGGCGGACAGCACCACTGGCCCATCGAGATCGAAACCTTAGATGCATTAACCAAGGTCTCTGAGATCCTACCTGTCTTAGCATCGACGTACGGTATCCTTCTCAACAAAACCGAGATTGTCGACGCGAATCTGGATAAGTCCAAGTCACCGATACATGTTGCGATAACACCTAAACCCGGTAACCAAGTATGGGTTGGTCAATTACTTGTTGAGTTAACTTCAGGACATAACGACCTCAACAACCTCATTCGCAACAATATGTTGGCTGGGTTGAATTATCTCATCGATCGAGATAGTGATAAACTCCCAGGCGCTATTGTTTCGTACAACTGGTTCATGTCTGATGATGTTCTAGCGTCACTTACTGATGGGTATACGTTAACCTCAGGTGATACGCAATCAGAGGCACTAATCGCAGAAATGAACGCACTGCAATTGGGTCTCTCTGAAGAGATCGACGGTCTTACGACCAACGATCGCTGGGTATTGTCGGCAACGCCTGGACCGCTCAACTTGCAGAATGCGAAAGTAATAGCCGATCCAGAGCATTTCAAAACACTACCATTTGGTGTACGTACAGACGCTCGTAAAGCTGTTGTACTTCAACTCAGTGTGATGAATACGCTCATCGACGGTTATCTAACGTTATACGTGGCATAACAGCATATTCCCTCCTCCTTCCCTTACGGGTTGGAGGAGGGTTATGTTTGTTTATTTGTTTTTCTGACTGGAATCGATCAATTCGAGCTTATGCACTGTCTGCAACGTCGCATGCGTTTCCAACCAGACCTGGTGAAGATAAGGCGTATCGTTAAGCCGCTTAACACGTGTATGTTTGTACAATGTGTTTTCAAACAACATGTTCTTACGAAGTCCCCAGCGTGAGTGAAGTACCCATAACGGTTTTTCATAGGTCTGCACGTAAGCCGGTAACTCACCGAGATCGGCTCGAATCAGTCCTTCCGGTTTCTTACCTAAGAAATATTGTCCTGGTACGCCACTTCGTGGTAAAGGTTCTTGTGTAACCTGAATCGATGTTGCTTTGATATACACCCAGAAACTACAGGGATGCGTCACCCATGCTTTTAAAGTCTTATCAGACAGTAAACGATTGGCAACAATATCGGACTGCGGGTCTTCTTCGTTCAACAGAATACCAAGAGACGTTAAATCAAGGTATTTGCGGGAGCGGAAGTATCTTTCATACAGAAACATGTTTCTGCAGTTTATTTTCGCTGTCGTGTCACTAACGATCGTGTAACAATCGTCAAGAAGGTGTAGATATCCCCCGAACACCAGCGCAACGGTTTCATCTTCGGCGACCTTGCGTGGTAGCCGTAAGTACATCTCGTCCTTATACGGCAAGAGCTTCGTGGAATCGGCAATCATCTCTTCTGTGATAGCGTGGATTTCCAAGCTCCCGATACGGCTAAAATCAATCATGGCGATATCGTTTTCTTGGCTGCGCTGTGCTGTCTTGAACCCACCCTGGATATAAACACCGACGTCTTTACCGTAGACGTGAGGATGAACATAACCGCCTACGGTGAACAAGCAGTGTTTGCCGATATTTTCGTAATTCGTATTCGCTTTCGTCAACAGGATATCAGTGCGTTCCGACTCAGGAATCGCATTGCTCGGATGATAACCGCTATTACCGACTTTAGGGAGAAAGCCTACAGTAATAGCGTCATGACAATAAAGCTTGTGGGTTTTAATCGACAGCTCGCCAGGCTGTCCGCGAAGGTTAGTATGTGCATCCGATTTCGCTTTCAACCACGCATTGAGCGTGTCATTGCTGTTTTGAAGCTCGGATTGAAATGTGTACAGATCAATAACTTGTTGCTGGTCAGCATAGCTTTCATGGACCTGGATCTTGAGTTTTTGATACGTTGAGAACAACGTACTCAGGGCACTTTCACCCGCCTCAAGCGCTGTCCAGGCCGTGCCAGAACCTACGGGTAATCCGTAAGTTTTTACCAATGTATACATGGGAGAGGCCCCCTTATTTTATAGTTACAGTAATATTTTACCGCTGTTAACACAGGATACCCCAGGGTATCCCACACTTACTAACAACTTGTAAAGGGCGCATCATGACAGATGAAATTAAACGCCTTCCGTATAACCCGCAGGGGAATTTGGATGGCGCATGGGTTCCAGAAGAACTCGTCACTGTCCGTCCTTCCACGGGGACCGGATTTAACTTTCTCGTTCCTAAATACGCACCCTATTTTCGTAATGGGTTAAGGATCTACAATCCTGAAACAAACGCGTATCTGGAAGAAGGCGTTGACTTTTTATGCACTCACCCCTTCCGTGCCATGGCTGCGCTGACCGGCCTGGAATTATACGGTTCCATCATGCTGTTGGACACCGCATTCAGTGGACAGTTGCAACTGAACTACTATTCACTGGGGGGTGAGTTTACACTTGATCAACAACAAATTCTTAACGTTTTAGCCAACAACCTTTACGATCCTCGCGTTACGTTCTGGGAAAAGGTTGCCGACGTTCCTTCCGTATTCCCGCCAATCAACCATCAGCATAATGTCGAAACCGACACAATGACGTGGGACGATGTGGTGGCTGCAATCGAATCATTGAAAGAACCGCTTGAAGAAGGGTTCAATAAAGCAATGACTGCGTTAGTGCAGCACGAGAATCGACGTGATAATCCCCATGGCGTCACGAAAGCCCAAGTTGGGTTGGGGAATGTACAGAACTTCACAACAGCGACCGAGAGCGATCTGGAAACTGTCGGTGAAAATCTGTACATGACGTTGGCGATGACACGTAAGATGATCGCTAACCTTAGTGGCGATAGTGCCGCTGCGCACATCAGTAACCGCAACAACCCACACAAGGTGACCAAAGCCCAGGTGGGACTCGGAGACGTACAGAACTACGGTGTAGCCGATGATAATACAACCGTTACCGGTACAGCCACTAATCTGTACACGACTCCAGCGGGTGTACGAGCCGCAATCAAAGCAATCACCGATGGCTTAAGCACGCGTATCGATGATGTCAACACTACGTTGACATCCCATACCGGAGACAAGAACAACCCCCATGGGGTAACCAAGGCCCAGGTTGGGTTAGGAAATGTATTGAACTACGGTGTAGCATCTAACGTAGAAGCTGCTGCGGGTGTTGCTAACGATAAATACATGACCCCTGCGACCACGGCAGCCGCTATCGCAGGATTAATCACCCCAACCGTAACCGAACATATCGGTAACACCAATAACCCACATGGTGTTACCAAAGCGCAAGTTGGGTTGGGGAGCGTGCAAAACTTCGGGGTTGCCACCACCCAAGAAGCTATCGATGGTCAAGTTAACAACAAGTACATGACACCAATACTTGTTCGTTACGCGATCGAGCAAATGGCTGGTCAAGGGTTCAGTAGTCACATCGCAAACACCGAGAACCCACACAGGGTAACGAAAACCCAGGTTGGGTTGGGGAGTGTTGAGAACTACCCTGTTGCTTCTGATGTGGAAGCACAAACCGGTGTAGCGACCAACCGCTATATGACACCGGCTGCGACAAAAGCAGCGATCATCGCTTTAGCAGGTGACGGTTTTGCGGCACACGTTGTCGATAAGAGTAACCCGCATGAAGTAACCAAGGTACAAGTGGGGTTAGGGAACGTACAGGACTTTGCTGTCGCCACCGACGTGCAAGCTGCCGACAGGACTAACCAGACAGCGTACATGACACCGTACTCGACTTACAAGTCGATTGCAGCGTTCGCCGCGTTAGCCGATCATACACACACAGCCGAACAGGTCGGCGCGCTCCCTATCAATGGGGGTAAGTTAACCGGACCAATCGATCTTTCAGCAACGTCTATCGCGGGTATCGGACTCGGTATCGATGGTGCTAATGGTTCAATCAACGTCAATAAGCTAACAGTCAACCAGCTTCTGGGAGCTTACGGTGGTATTGAATCCAGCGACACGATCAAAATCCTTAACGACGATGAGACGCCAGCTAACTTCCTTGCTGATGGCGATCTCGAAGGGATCAAATGGGCTAATATCAATAGCCAGGAACCCGGAGAGAACGATGAAGGCGTGGCAATGCAGAAGATCGGTAAGCTTAGTGATTACCTTAAGAACGATTATTTAACCAGCTTGAAGACGAACGCGGCGTTCCGCGATGTTTTCCAAGCATTACTTAAGGAATTCCTTGCCAACTTCAACGCGGTCATCAAGGCAAAAGACTTCGAAACGTTATAACGGATGGGTGGGTTCTACCCACCTTTCCTTCTTTTTATTTTTCGATAGGATGTGAAAATGGGCACAAAAATGAGTGAATTGGGTGCTCGCATGACGACATGGTACGCAAGGAAGGATAACCCTAACCAAGTCACTGCAGCGCAAATCGACGCACCCGATAAAAACACAACCGATACGAGAATCGAACAAAAACTACCTAAGGGGATACTCCCCGTAGCGTATTTCGGTGATTGTACCGATATTCGTAGCGATCGCATCAGCAACGTTACTGCCAGCGGTACGGTAATCTCGTATCCTGAAATACCCGTCATGATCGCCGGTACCGACTATATTCTGGCGAAGGGAACGCTAGACATCAAAAAACTTACTTCCGACTGGGCGAACAAAACCGGTTATCTTTTCATTCGTCAGAAAGACGGATCGATCGATTGGATCTGGCAGAGTAGTGCTGGGGTCGATACGCCAACAGCAATTCGCGTCGGGCAGGTGAGCTGTAACGCAACAGGAATCACTTCGGTGGTCTTTAACAAAGTCTTCATCCTCGGCCAAAAACGTTACATGGGGTAACCGCATGAAGCTATCAACACTGCTTTCTGAATGGGGAGCGTATCTCACCCAAAAGAACCCTCACGAGGTAACGCCAGCACAAACAGATGTCTACGTTAAGACCGAAGTGGCTTCTAAACTTGCACCGCTTGTTACTCAGCGTTACCTTCCGTTTCTTTTCTTCAGTCGAAATAAAACGCTTCCGGCAGCCACTTACAGCAACGGCCGGATCAGCATTGGTCAAGGTACAGCGGAATACAACACGGTGGTAGGGACGGTGCCAGCAGCAACTTTGGACGTGTCAGGTATCAGTGAGTCTGTAGGCTGGATCTATCTTGCCGTAACCGATAGCGGTTTTGTTTACACGCTGAACGATAGCGATAGCAGCTACAAAAACACCATGCGTATCGGTACCTGGAACAAAGTCCAGGGTACATCACATCTTGCTGCAACACGTAAGGTGGCCACCATCGAGATCGATGATGGTCAGCTACCCGACTCGCCTATTTAATCGAGGTGAATAATGGCAATGAAAAAGTTCAGCGAGCTGGTGAATAGCGTTACTACGCGTATCGCCAGTCGTGATAACCCAACGGGACTAAAGGCGAGCGATCTCGGTGCCTACAGTACCGCTGAGTTCAACACTGAGATGGAAAAATACATCGATATCGGCGTAACCGATATCGAACAGGTTGGGGACCAAAGTTATTTTCCTCTGGCAATTGAAGGTTCTGCCGATGGTGCTATTGCTCTAACCGACAAATATCGTCGTTACGGTGTATGTCGTGAATCCGACGGTACAATCGTGTTATTGCGTTCGGCAACGAACAGCGTAAAGAAAGGGGTTTACTACGTTATCTGTAAAACAGATCAAAACGGGCAAATCACCGAAGTTATCCCAACCAGTCGTCGTTATGAGCCCGCGACGCTCGATCGTATTCCTACGGTGATATACTGTCACCAGAACGGTATCATGTTAGGTCAAGCTGCTTTTGAAGATGGCAGCAGCCCTAAAATGTTTATCGCATTGACGGACGGAACGTTTGACGCATCCAAACACGTCGCCATGTATCTCGATGGCGGTCTTGCCAACTTTGTTGATACGTCACCGAATGTCTGCTGTTGGGAAATTAACGGTAAAATCTACATCGCTATTGCAAACACCAACAGTTATAAACTTTATTTCAACGTTTATGCCGTAACCAAATCTTCCATCGGCCCCAGCGGTGGCAGCGTAGCAGCTACACAGCTTACGAATATTAGCGGTAGAACGATAGAAGGAACGGCAATAAGCAACAGCGCCGAGATGATTGTCTGTAACCGCATAACTGCGAACGATTTCCCTTCTGACGGGATCGGTCAAATCGTCTGGCGTGCTCAGATTCGTCTGCTCGCAGCAACCAAAGGCACGAAAGCACGCATTCTGATTGCTTCGGCGTGGTGGACAAACAACCGTAACAACCAGCAAAAGAACGGGCTACATCAGTTCTATCTTGATTTTGAAACCGCCAACAACAGTTACAGCATGAACCCGGGCGCTGGACAATCCACATACGTGTCAACAGATAGCGGGATAGACTGGGTAGGACCTTCCAACACAACGGAGGGGACAAGCGAGTATAACAACGGTTTCTGGCAATGGGGTTCGGGTAACGGTACGGGAAATATTGAAATCGATGAACGCGGTCAAGTTGCTGCGATTCAAAACGACAACTTATCCGCCCCCTACGCACGATCGTACACCATCAACGGTTTCTCTGGAAACGTGTTCGACGAACTCGCCAAACTCGGCCCGACCGGTGGAAGGCAGTACGATTCAAACTGGAAAAGCGTCGGCGATCGCGTTGTTGGTGCACTTGCGTCCCATGGTTACCTGGGTTTCTTTTCTAAGAACAAGGTTTTCGTTAACTCTCGGAACGGTGGCGGGCAGGGTAATTTTGAAGCCCGTCTGGTGACCTACGATTGGAACCTTAGCTATCGTTATCAAGGTGAGGGCATTGATGTTTACGGTTTCCCGCCTTCCAACAATGTGGTGGTTAGAACGGGTAAAATGTCGTTACCTTTCCTAACCGTGCATTTAAGCGACGACAATACGGTAGTTAGCGGGTCTTATTTAACCGACGCGGTCCTAACAAGCAAAATCGGTTACGATGCAACCAAACTTGCACCTTCCGGTGAAGCCATCAGCATAACCGCAGCGAATCTGCAGGCGGGCGGCCAGCTTGTGTGGAACGCATATACAGGATCTAAGTTATCAGGGGTAAGTCAGTGGCGACATGCGTTAGCAGTGCCACCAGATGGTACAAACGCGCCCTGTATCCTGTTTGTTGCTGGCTGTAATACCAACACACGCGCACATGGACGAATCGCTGCAGAGGTTACCGTATCCGCGCGTAAAGGTGCTATTACGGTGACGGGCGTAACCAAACTGTTGGGTTATGTCGAGGAGCCCGATTCAACAAATATCGGTAGTCAGGATGCTGCCTGGGGTGTGTTAGCTTACAAGAAGGTGAGTGATGGATGGCTTGTTGCGGGACATGTTCCGTACTCCCGTCAGTCTGCAGGGAACCAGAACACCTATCAGTTCCGAGCTGGACGACAAAACGATGGGAACTGGACAACCATCGCATTTGAAGGTATGTATGCTTACCTACAGACAAGCGGCTATCGCTGGAACGTGCATCCGGTATGGGGAATCGGTTATGTCGATACCGCAGTCTCTACGGTGATGGGTAATGGCGGTCAAGTCTTTAATGTCGTGGGTAATTCCGTTGCGGAATATACAGCCCTCGCTGTTAAAAATCGTTATATGGTTTCTACGGTCGTTGCTGCTTCCGGCTACGATATCTACATCAACGAAGATATCACCTGCTTGTTTGCCGGTAAAGTCATGACCTTACCTAAAGGCCATTATAACCTAAAAGACTATAATAGTTCACCAGGTAATAAAACATGGTACGTTTCCGTTGTTCCTAATGGTAACCAGTTAGAGCTGGAATTAACCATCCACAAGCAAGAGGATGATAAAGGACAGCGCGTTAATATCGGAACGATTACGACCAGCGATACCCAGATCTCTGTCATTAATCTCAATAAGACAACCAAATTAGGTACAGTCACGTTATAAGGACCTCCAGGTTATGTCGACACCAATTACCCTGAAGTACCCCGAGGACTGGACCGGTACACTCGCCAGCAACCACATCGTTGGTGAAGAGCATACCGTTCCACGAACCGAGAATAAATGTTACGCCCTCGACGGCGGACCGTTCTTCACCGAAAGTCTGGTCATCACTGAAAAGCTTACCGGTAAGACACTGGTGCGAGGCGTGGACTACAAACCCATCTTCTTGTATCAGGACGCTACGCTTTACGCCGGTAAAGAAATCTGTGCGGCCATCGCCATCATCAACGACGATATCGAGGGGACGTTAGTTAACGACTATCGTATCATCGGTGGTGTTTACGTAAGTCTCATTGACGCGTTATATCAGGCTATCGAAGAACTCAAACTTGACGATCGTCCGATCAACTGGGATGACATCAAGAACAAACCGGAACTTTATCCGCCTGAACCACATATTCACCACGTTAGTGCTATCTACGGTACCGAACATCTTTGCTTAGCGATCTATTCGTTAAAAGCCGCAATACTCATCGGTGATGCTGCGTCCGATAACCGTCTCTGGGCGGCAATCGATCAGTTACGCAAAGACATGCAAGCAGCGGATAAAGATCTGACCGATCTGCATTACGCACATGCTAACCGTACCGATAACCCGCACGAAGTAACAAAAGCCCAAGTCGGACTAGGTAATGTACAGAACTATCCTACCGCCAACATGGCGGAGGCAGAAGCCGGTACCGCACCAGACCGTTACATGACAGCACAAACGGTTGGATGGGCGATTGCTAAACTGGCGGGCGATCTAGTCGACGCTCACGCTAACCGTCGAGACAACCCGCATAGCGTCACCAAAGCGCAGGTTAACCTCGGCAACGTTGATAACTTCCCGACAGCGTCGGACTCTGAAGCAAAAGCGGGTACAGCGAACAACCGTTTCATGACGCCGCTACGCACCGTTGCAGCGATTGAACAGTTCGCATTGATTCCACTTAACGCGCATAAAACCGATTATAACAACCCACACAGAGTAACCAAGGCACAGGTTGGGTTAGGGAATGTGCAAGACTATCCGATGGCTTCTGAAGAAGAAGCGCGTGCTGGTGTTGCAGCTAACCGATTAATGGCACCGAACACAACCAAAGCGTCCATTGAGACCTTTGCGTTAGTTCCGCTTAATGCACACATCGCTGACAAGAATAACCCACACCAAGTGTCTAAAGCACAAGTAGGGTTAGGGAGTGTTGAGAACTATCCAACCGCTAACCAAGCTGAAGCGCAAGGTGGTTCTGCAACTAACCGTTACATGACGCCACAGTCTACCAACTGGGCAATCCAGAAATTAGCGGGCGATCTGGTTAACGCTCACGCTAACCGTCGAGACAACCCGCACGCTGTTACGAAAGCGCAAGTGGGGTTAGGGAACGTACAGGACTACGGTATCGCTTCCGATGCGCATGCGCAGCAAGATGTTAACACCGTGTATTCTACACCACGTAACGCCCGTCTCGCTGCAACACACATCATCGATACACGCTTGTTCTGGGGTTCTTACAGCGGAAACAAACTGGTCTTCGTTGATGGTAACGGTGGTACGCGTTTAGGTAAACATGTTATCATCACGGAAAATGGCGGCGGTGAGATCACACGCTTCTATTGGGGGAACTCTGCAGGTGGTGGTAGTGCACTGTACTTCAACAGCAACATCGATGTTCCTAACGCTTACATCCGTTCAGATGAGCGTAGTAAACACGACATCCGTTATCTGAAAGACCATCCGGAATCTCTTAGCGATCGTTTACGTGAAATGGCGCGCAGTGGGCTTGCCCGTTTCCGTCACAACTACGATCCTGATGTCGAGAAGATCGGTGTTATCGCACAGCGTGTTCAAGAACAGTTCCCTGAAATGATCAACGTATCAGATAAAGGGCTGTTAAGTCTTGACACCATGGTGTATAGCGGGGTTCTGTTAGGTGGTTGGTACGAACACGACCAACAGCTTCGTGCCCTGCGTGCAATGGTTGAAGAAATTGCACACCACGTGAAAGGAACCAAGGGTATTTAATTCAACGTTCTAGAACGCGTTCTAACGCTTCGAAAAGTTTAACCTGGGGTTTACCTGGATTAAATCGTTTATCGCGTTCTAGACCCTTCCTGTTCCTCTAAATCGTTATTTAACAACACGGCATAAAGAGGGAGCTGCCACTCCCTCTTATTCGACATTAATCTAACTCTCGTAACTGTGGGGGTACTCGGACGATAACTAGCGCGTTCTTATCTTCCGGGTTAACCACCACCCAATCAAAAGCGTCGGGGTAAGCTCGACGCACAACTTCTTCAACCGTTAAACCTTTTTCCTTGAAATAGCGTATCTCAACAAATATGTATTTCGAATGGACTTTACGATGGCAGCTACGGCATAACCAGCGAACATCGAAAGACTTAAGATAATTGTCGTGATGCGCCTCAGTGTATGCGTTACAACCACATTCTTCGCAGATATCGGGACGTGTTATTTTGCCAGCAGTAACCGCATGACCGACGGCGGAATGGATACGTCTCCTGAATCCAGCGAATGTTTCGCTGCTGGCCGAGCGACAGCGTTTACAAATAGACTGGTATCCATCTATTGTACGACTATTGCGAGAAAAATCGGATGGTCGTTTTATTTCACCACAACTTGAGCATTTCTTCCAAAGCTTATTTGGATCCAGGCCGTGTTTACTCGCAAGTAATACACTTTTCTCTTTTAGTTTTTCAATCTGATATTCGGGGGTTCTGCGACGCAACAATTCTTCTTTAACGTCTTTTTCGCAGTCTAAACAATAAGAATGTTTTCCACGAACCACAGAAGATCGGTTTCTGAATTGGTCAGCTGGTTTCGTTTTATCACAACGTTGACATCGATAAAACTCTTCCGTAGGGAGGTAATTCCTACTGCGCGTATGCTGCTGTAAACATGTTCGACAAATACTCGACCTACCAGTTGGTCTTACGGTAGTCATAGCAAAACTATCCACTGGCTTAGCATCATCACATTTAAAGCAATGTAGGAGAAGAATATTTTCAGGATAGTCTATTTTTTCCTTAGCACGCATCGCCGGTTGCAATGATCTGATATAAGCCAGCTTATCATTTTCCGTCATGCTTTTACATTTTTCCATATAACGTTTTATTTGTGCGCGTTCTTTATCTGGATTGAGTTTTCTCCATTGTTTCTTGTATGCCACCAAACACTTTTTACACGTTCTTGTGTAATACCCGGATGCGGTAGGTTTAAACTCAATAATAGGTTTCTCCGCTCCGCAACGTTTACAAACACGTAACTCCATTAGAGGTTCCTATGGCTAAAATTACTGAAAAAGATTTTACCTGCGAATTTATCATTCGCGACAAAACCGATGTTGAAGGTGGGTATGTTGATGACCCAGATGATAACGGAAAATGTACAAACCACGGCATCACGCAAGCTTTGGCGGAACAATACAAAACCACACTGAAAACTAAATTCGGGTGGGACGGTAACATGCGTAACCTTACCACGGAAATGGCGTTCTTTATCTACAAGACCCACTTCTGGGATAAGATGAAGCTTGATGATGTCATGAAACGTTCTGTGTTCTTGGCTGATCGTCTCTTTGACTTGGGTATCAACGCAGGCAAAACCGTTGCGGTTAAGAACCTCCAGCGTTATCTGAACGTCATGAACAACCGCCAAACTTACTGGAAAGATATTGATGCTGATGGCGCAATGGGCCCCAAATCACTGGCGGCTCTTGATGCCTATATCGCTAAGCGTGGCGCAACCGGTAAGGATTATCTCATCGATGCAATGCTGGACATGCAGAGCACCTATTACATCGAATTAGCGGAACGTCGTGAGAAAGACGAGAAGTTCATTTACGGTTGGCAGGCGCGTAAACGTCGTGAACGTAAGCGTTACGAAGCTATCTGTTTGAACGGTTTCAGTGTTGAATAAAACCCTGTCGTAAACCGTCCTAAAACGCTCCAGAACGAACGGAACGCATAAAGACGTATAAGACCCCTCCTCACCCAATAACGGATGAGGAGGGGCTTAACAGGTGTTCGTGTTTATTCAGGTTGGTCTGGGTCCCTGGCCGCTTGAGGAGATCCACAACCCTTTCAACACCACGCTTCATACGAAGCGCTCAATGAGAAAGATAAGCGTGCAACCACGCAGATTGTTACAACCAAATTGTAGAAGAGCAATAGCCGAGCTATACAAAACCCATACTATTGCTCTATGTGTTTATTAGCCAACAACGCTAACGGTCGGTTTCTCGAAGCCTTCAGCTACGTTATCCGCCAGAACGGTTGCCAGTTGGTCTTTCGGTGCTGCTGCATAGGTCAGTGCAACCTGCAGAGTGCCGGTATATACCATGCCACCCTCGATCGCAGTCAGGGTTACCTGACCAACAGTACCTGCAGACAGCTGGAAGGTTTCTTCCTGGATTTCACCGTTCAGGGAAGCCAGGCCGAATTTGGTGACCAGCTTGCTTACCAGTTCAGAAGCCTGGATGCTATCGGTACCGTGCGGCAGTTCGAAAGTAACATCGCCGGTTACATCAGCGAAAACGTCAGACAGAGCCAGACGATCGTAGTAGAACTGCTGAGTACCCTGCAGGTTAGCTGCTTCAGGCGCAGCGTCCAGCTGAATAACGGTGTTCTTAGAATGTTCGGAAGATGCCGCCGGAGTACCGAACTGCAGTTCTTGTTCGGCCAGCGCGCGGGTTGCTTTGGTGTTGATAAGATCAAGCAGAAGGGATTTCGCTGCTTTGTTAAAGTCTAAGGCCATGATTATGTGTCCTCTGATTTTTGATGGTCGAAAAGGAGATTCGGAGTCGTTCTCCATAGTATTCATATTTTATATATATATAAAGATATAGTAATTTCTGTAAACACTTACATCTTTTGAGAGTGATGTAACAACCATAGAGGTAGAAAATGACAGCTCAAGTATCGCTTACTTTAAAAACACCTTGGCAACTTATCGTTGATGAGATTAACAAACTCAACGCCGACACTGGTGCCAGCTTCCAATACACCGACCTTAAATACGTCCTTAAAGAAAAGAATCCTTCTGCTCCAGAAGCAACTTTAACGCTTAGCCCAGGTGAAGGTACCCCTTACTTCAATGAACGCGATGTTACCTACCATCGTCTGGATCTGGCTAAGTGGTTCCAGAAGATCGCCGTACGTGTTAACGTTAATGCGAACACCACTATTGGTGATGTGGTTGACCTTGTAGCTCAACGCTACGGTATGATCACGCCTTCCGGTGAGAAGTTCCTGGATAAAGCGAAAGACATCAAAGCCGAAACGTTAGCTACGCCGGTTACCTTCGACCAGCATGGTATCCAGACGATCACCCTGGAAGCCAAAGAAGATTCGTTGGCGTGGTATGGCTCTGTTCAAGTTAAGGTTTATAACACCACGCTGGATCTGGCTAACATCATCGAGGTTACCAACCTGGGTAACTTAACCTACGTTGATGAAGGCGATGGTACCAAAACGTCAGCACGTCTGTTAACCTATCCGTTAGACTTCACCGCTTACACTGTAGGTTTACAGGCGATTACCAATAACGAAACCAAGATCGATGAAAGCCTGGCAGGTTACCTGACTACGCTGATCAAAGAACAGACTGGTGTAAGTGATGATATCATTAATGAACTGAAAGCCAATCTGCAAACAGCTACCTTTGTCTATAACGGTGATACCCTCGAGTCTACCGACAAGGGCGTTAACGCTATGTACGGCAATGTGCTGGTGCTGTCGTTAGCTGACGGTACTCACACCTACGGTAAAGCAGTATTCGGTTATAACTATATCGTATATTTTTAATTAATCCCCCTTCCTCCTTCCCTGTTGGGTTGGAGGAAGGTTTATGTTTGTGTTTATTCTTCTCTTTTATAATTTCTAATGATAAGATTAAGTACCTGGAGTAAAAGTTTACAGATGTTGTAAATGTATTTGGAAAGTAAAATTTCCACGACCTCGGCCCCTTCGGGGGACGGGGGAGGAGCGAAGTCCTTTAGAGACGAGCAACAGGATAACTCTAAGAAAAAGAAAAACTAAACGAGCGAAGCGAGTTTATGTTTTTATCCTTAGAGTTATCAAGCTATAAGCGTAGCGTTAGCGTATAACGGTTATGTCGTATACGAATGCAATGAGTATAGACGAGATACTCTGATGAACAACGTGAAGAAGAGTATCACAAATGTTTTTTGGGGTTATCCGATTTAACTAGCATGTAACGTAGTGTAATGCATAGATGGCATGTGTTACCGTTAAGGTAGTAAACACATGTTATCCATTGTTTTGAAGATAAGCTTATTGATCTAATTTAAACATACAAACAAGATAAATAAAAACAACTTAAACCTAAGATAAACAAGATAACTTAGACAATACAGATAACATCTTACTTACTTACTTAAATCAAAATACCTATCCTCGTTTACCTTCCTTGAAACACCTCTTCTAAATCCATCCCTTCTTAAAAAACAAAACCCTTCTGTAACACAAATCCTTTCACGGCTATATTACCTTCATGATAGATACGTACAATGTTCGTGTTCTGTCAAATAGAAATCAATACGTTGTTTAATTAACGTGAAACAGAGGAACTTTTTAGATGAAAGAAGCATTGATTTTTGATACGATGTTTACCGAAGATGAATACCTGGCGTTACCTACAACGGTGCAAGCGGAATGCGTGAAGGTAGCATGCTACAGCAGCGGTCAGGCTGGGATGCGCGTACGCTGCGTTGACGGGACGAACGGAAAGGTTGTTTGGCGTGGTGCACATCTGTATCCATACCTGCTTACCGGCAACAAGAATTGGTACGCTCATCGCAGCCAGCATCCTGCGCGGATGAGCGCGAGCGGATTCGTGGTACGTGGTGCGTTGGATGAACGGGTGGAACGCATCGAGATCACCGATCGTGCGTTCATCGATATACTTACATGGATCGATGTTGACGAGGGGTGCGCTGCGGGACAATACGGTTGGTTGAAGGTGAACGGTGATACGCAATTACAGGTAGGGTTCCATCACGTGCTTCCTGGGTGGGCCAACCATACCGTTGGTACGTATTACACCAAAAAGCTCACCATGGTGAAACCTTACATGGCGGAGGCGAGCTTGGAGGTGACAGATCAGATGCATCAATTGCTTCGCATGTATTATCCACGGGTTGTGCATCCACTTGGATTCGCTTGGGTCAGCGAGGTGCGTTACAATCCCCGCAAGAAACGCGTTGAAGCGAAGGTGCTTAACGAACGTTGGTTACCGGTTGTGCAACCAGGGCTTGACGACGAATCCATCATGATGCGGGTAAGCCGAAGCCAGATCGTACAATGGGATGCTACCATGCTACAACGCCCACAACACGTTACAGGAGCAACGCTCGCATGATACGTGCAACGGGATACGAAAACAAAGGGAAGAACAGCGTGCAGCGTTACGTTGCCGACGAGGAAGGGAAAGCAGCATACCTGGATTGGTTCAACCGTTACAGCGCAAGCAAGGTACGTGATCCTAGCATCCTTCGTTTACAGAGCGGTTTTCAATGGCAGGCTTCCGAACAACGCTGGTACATCACGTTAGAAATCGGAACGGTACGGGAAGACCAGCTTCCCGCATACTTAAAAGAACAACGGGAGCAGATCCATGCATCGTTATAACGCAGGAGAAATAAAGATGAAATTAACAGAGATAACAAGCAACGATGAGATTAATACCACAATCATCGATCGTGTTTATTATCGTGATCTGGTGGATAAACTTCCTGAGCATATCAAAGCCAATCTAAAACCGGTCACGAACGCGTTGGAGGTAAAACATCATAAATGGCCTAAACGCAAAGAAACGCTTTTTGTTATCGGTGATGGTAAACAGCAACAACTCGCAAGATGGTATCCGTTAGGTATGCAGGATGCGATGCTACATCATCATCTTAGTCATAAAGGGCAGTGGCTTGGTGGGGACTATTTTGCGCATGTCAGCCAATACGTCGTGATTGATCCCATGGTAAGTCTGGGGCGGCTTCTTCCACCATCCACGCTTGCCAAGGATTTCGTCGCAACAGTGGATAAAGCGTTTTACCCTAATTCGTTGTTGAGAGGTGGTGGCTACACAACCGAAACCGATGTAGGATGGGTGTATGTTCATGACGATACCGCGTTGGTGATCGAACATCTACAACATCGCAATGTTACACCGGTGTTCATGACCACATGGCGTGATGAACGTGCGGCGATAGCAGCCACCGAGAAATTGCAGAGCGTAAGGCCGGTGAGATACGCAAGCCCGGCAGCAAACGATATCTTGGAGCTGCTCCGCACTTCATGCTGCGCTGAAGGCCTTATCCATCCGTTGGGCTACGCATTGGTGCACGATGTTACCCAGTTCGTTATCCCGCAAAGAAGCGTTCACGTGCGAATCAGTAAAGATGGGGATTGGTTACCTGTTGTAGGGGTAGACGATCATAACGAAGACCTTGTTAACGAAATCGAACACACAGGTTACGTACGCTGGGATATTTCGGATTTGAAGCCGTAATTAGTTGATATCTAACACGGGGACAGCAATGTCCCCTTTTATGCCGTTATTTATTTACCATTAACAAAGAGAGATCTAAAATGAGCTTATCAAAACACCTTGTAAACACCGTTGTTAACCGTATTTACGCAGCATCGGATTTAGAGAAACTTACAGAGGACATTTTAAACAACCTGAAACCGGTTGTTAGTTACATCACAGTGAAAGATCCTAGTACGCCAAGTCGTGAAGATCGTTTGTTGGTAATCGGGGAAGGTGAAGAGCAACAGCTCGCGTATTACCATCCGCTCGGAATGCAGGACCCTGTCTTCCGTGGGCGTATGGCGGAAGGTCGCTCTGTAAGTCATGATTGTTTCTACGCGCATATCGATCCTGACCATACCGGTCAAGAAAGTCGTATTAAAATGATTAACGTTATTCCGCCGTATTACGCAGGCCACGGTGTTGCAGCAGCGTTAGATGGGCATACTGCAATCGATGGTGATACGGTGCGGTTTGTCGTATACAGCGATCTCGGTTGGGTACACCTTACCGCCGAAGAAACCACTCACAACTATCAGCTCCGTCGTCGTAACGTTATTCCTTACGCCATGACAGGTTGGAAGGATATCGAGTTGGGATACGATATCACAAAGAGACTTCAACGCGTACGCCCATCCATGAAATCACTTCGTAGCGAAGATGTAAGGGGTCTTCTGACGATGTATGCCCAAGATGGACTTGTTCATCCTCTTGGCTATGCGTTGGTTTACGATGTTCGTTGGAACATGAGTTTACAGCTTACGGAAGTCAAGATCACCGGACACGGAGAATGGCTACCGATGATTAGTCGTAATTCGCAAACCGAAGAGGTAGCAGAGCGAATCCGTGAGATCGGTTATGTCCGTTGGGATATCTCTGACCTGGCACCACAACAAACCGAGGAAAACAGAAACCATGTTGATGAAACCGACAGCAAAGAACAAAGTTTATAAAGCAATCTACGCGTCAGACACCGTCAGCCTGACGAAGATCATCAAACACAAACTTGAAAAGGTGGTACGCGTTGAGCGTACAGTGGGATTAGTACGTTATCGCTTAATCACTGAAACAGGAGAAGGTTATTACGTACCGGGGACGGATAATAAATTAGCGACCAAACTGACCCAGGACATTGTTGAGGCAATCAACAACGGAACAGTTGTGGTTTATGCAAGCTGTAAAGCTGCGTAACGCAATAACCGAACCCAAGGAAGGGAAACATATTCCCTTCCATTAAAAATTAGTTGTAGCGCTATTTAGGAGCTAACGGATGAATAGAAGAGATCTTGAGAACCATCCGCTGTTGGTCGGGGTGGTGAACAACTGGCATAGCACTTTGGTGAGCTCGCTTATTGGAAATTTCAAAATCAGGGCGGATGTCGTTGAACGGCTTAACGAGGTGGATGTCTATCGCTGTTCTGTTATTATCGAAGGCAGAAGCAGCATTCAAGAACTCGTTACGGAAATCTGTACTGCGCTGAACGCCACGGAACCGCTTCCAGTGATTGCCAGACGTACATCGAATAAAGTCTACGATATCGGCGGTGTATCACGTCCGGTTGAAGTGTGTGAGCATTTTACATTCAGTGATGCCAATGAGCAGCTAGTGAGAAAAGTGCAATTCGTTATTGCTAATGTAATAAAAGACCATTATGAAAAACTGGTGGTCGACCTCAAACGTGATATAGGAGCAGAAACCGATGATTGAGAGATTGCCTGAAGGTTACAATAGCCGACTTCCTGCCGTTGTAAAAGACTGGAATAGCAATGATAACCTCCGTAACTTGATGAACATCGATTACGATGGTTTATTTGTTATTGAGAAGCGAGGAGAACATTTGGTACGCAGTGAGCTTATCATCGCGACGAATAATCAACCGACGAACTTTCTTGAGAAGCTTTGGACGCGTATTAAAACGAATATACAAACACCGTTGTACACAACTCGAGACCATCGTGAAAACGCCAAGGTCATGACCGACGACGATGAGGTCTTACATATCGTCAATGTGATCGAATGGTTCACGTGGCAGGATACGATGAGCAACATGGAAAAGGTGATTGCCGTAGAGAACATCGTTGCTGACGCACTAACCAAACTTAAAGAAAGCGTGATGTATTACATCGATCGTAACCAACCCATACCCAACACAGCTTGGGATGTAATCTAATTATCCGGGGACAGGTGTGTCCCCACTTAACACTACGAGGAAATAACCATGAACGTTAAATTCTGCAAATCAATCGCACTTGCACCAAAACAGCCGTGCAAGAACTTAGAAGAGCTAGATCATCTTGCGTTGGAAGACGCATTGCAATGCCTAGCCTCCACTACCTCTTTGGTTGACCATTTTCGATTGTTTGATTTTGAAAAGACGGACACAGATGTGAAACTTTGCTTTTTATGTTCACAAACGGGAAAAACATTGTTGGAAAACGCATTTCGATATAGTGAGCAGCGAGCCAGAGACGTCATAACGAAGTTAACGTGGGAAGTCTCTTTGGGTGAAGGTGGGCTGTATTGGACTTCAAATGCCTGCTGGTCAATTTCCGCATTATCGCCGTTGGACTTGAATGTCCAGTTACATTACGTTGCCGATGGTATTGTATCTCAACTAGAAAATCGAGGAAAATAAGATGGAAATTAAATGGCCTGAATCAGTAGCAGACGTACGCATCGGTCGTGTTGATGGGATTGTTACTCGCCATACACGTTTACATCGTACACTGTTGCTTCTACGCGAAGATGATAAGCTACGCGAACACATTCAACCTGTATCCGCTTCGGTGATCGGTATCGGTCAAGTAGAATTTATTTTCGCATGTACGTCATTAGGTAAAGCGTTACTCGATGCTGCGTTTTGGCGGAGCAATGAGATTTCACCATTATGCGGACAATCAAAGTTGACTATGGAGATGTTGAAATGTACAAACGGTGAGACGTTGATACGGCACGCTTGGATCGTTTTCGCCGATACCGTAGAGGATATCGATGCTCATTTTGATGCCATTACTGATAGCCTTAATGAGATTATGAAAGAGGGGATCTGATATGCAACAATGTGTCGGTTTATCGCTCGCCATTGATCGTTTAACCAAGACCTCATCGCTACGAAACGAATTTATTGATGTTCGTGTTGAAGCAGCGAACAATCACTACGTTATAACGTTTACGTGTACCAAGAAAGGCGTGGCGATTATCCGTGATGTTTGGGACGATGTGAATAAACGCGAAACCTACTGCACGTCATCTATCGTCGAACACAAAAAGCTAGATCGTTCATACACCGTCTGTTTAGAATGGAAGCATCGCCTCAGGACATTTGTTGAAGCTCGGTCGAAGCTGTTAGCTGAATTGTTGAACGAAGCATGTTTACGTGACGAGAACGCTACAGAACTCTTCAGAACGCTTTAATTCAATCTTAGATAAGGAAACCCCTTAGAAATTAAAACAAACTGTTATACGTCGTTCTGTGACGTTTAAGCTATACATTGAACTCATGGCAATCGAGGAAAGAAAAATGTTAAATTCAACTTTTACCCATTATCTCCACACCTATGCAAAATTATGCTGTGTTGATATGGAAGAGCTGGCGAACGATAATAGTGTTCGCGATTGTGAGATGCTCCCTAAGCGACAAGGTTTTCTACCTGGTTCGCGGTCAGCGGCGTTCTTCTTAATCGCTTACTTCATCGTTAGTCATAGTGCGGCGCTGTTGAGCCAAACCAAGAAACAGCGAAAGGATTACGCTACCGCAATCACTCAAGTCTATTTCGATCGTCTTCACGGACGTGCGGTGAGTATCGATACCGCGTTAACGACCGCGTTTCGTCATCGAGGCGCAACCGCTGTACAGATACCCGCTTTGGTTAAGATCGGAAAAGAAATCATCCAGAATGCAACGCGTTAATAAATAAACTATAATCCTCCTTCCCTAGCCATCAAGGCCGGGGAAGGAGGTTGTATTGCATTTCTTTTTTTTCTTCTGTTTATTGGAACGGGTCTGTACGACCGCTACCACGATCTACACCACCGTGATCGTGGGTGTATACGTTTGTTCCGGTTGGTGAACGCCAAGAGCCTGCGATGTGTACGAAGTTCCCATTCAACGTCATCGTGTTTCCGTCTTCACCTGTGAAGCTTACAGCTCCAGTGAATACCGTATTCGGACATTTAAACGTGGTCTGTCCTGATACTTGCGCGGTGTAACGATCACACTTCAAAGAAACATTCTGACTCGTAACGCTTTCTGTTTTGCTGGTACGTTCAAAGTTCTCACATTCCGTATAAATATTTTTTGCTTTCATTCGGATATCGTTCTTAGCGATTGCTTTGAGCGTATCCTCGCACTGGAATGTGATGTTCTTTTTTGTCACGTCGATGATGCTGTCATCCTGGTTTTGATAACGCAGCATATGTTCAACGAAATGGAGTAACAGCAGATTTTGATGGACGCTGTCCGCAACCTGTAGGTAACCCTCGTCCAGATTAAGTTCCATGTAAACTTGGGTAACTTCACCAAGCTGTGCGCTGGTGCCGATAACCGCTTTCTTGAGGAAGGTATCAACCATTAGGTAATAGCAGTCTTCCGTTGAAATCGATTTACGGTCCTTCTTGGCGCTAGGACGTGCGCTGACGGTGAGGATAACCGATTCCATGGTCATCAGCTCGCTATCCCCTCCTTTGGGTTGCCAGTAGAGTTGTTCTTCATCCGCGGTACGCCAGACCACCACACGCTGACCTTTCCTCAAGTTAGGTGCCGTCATCCGGTTACTGCCGAAAGGTAACCAGTAACACTGTACGCTGGTTGTTGTTGCCGCTTTCGCCGTATAACTGTTCCCTTGAGCGTCTGTTGCACTGACTTCTTTAACGCTTCCCGCCGCTTCAACTTTCCCATCAGCGCCTGACATCATCTCATCAAGAAAGACCTCCAGCGTCTGGTTAGGATCTTCCTCCAGACTTTTATTGGAAAAGTCGGCAGCAACAGTACCCAAGGCATAGATACGGAAAACGCTTACGTTGTTGTCTGGAGCTAGCTGACTCCCTTTTGTGCGATTGTCTGTTGCCAGATCGCTCATGCTGTAATCTCCTACTGATTTAAATAACGATATAGAAAATAACGCTGAAGTATGGCTTCAGCTTCGCATTCTGAACCCGTGGTTCAGAAGGTATCGAAGAAGGATTATCATAGCATGCGATGCACCTATCTCCACTTACGTGGATTCAATCGTTTTGATACCGGGATGATTCGGGAGCTGGTCATCCGGCCAGATAATCCCGTACAACTCATTTTAGGCAGTAATGGTTCGGGTAAGAGTAGTCTGCTGCCTTTGCTGTATCCTACCGTTCCTGAGCGTGCCGATTTTGATAAAGACGGGTATTACGAGTACCGCTGCGAACACCGTAATAAGCAATACCGTCTTATCAGCCGTTTAGAAAAAGGGTTTAAGCATGAGTTCTACGTTAACGACAGCGAGAACCTGAATGGTGGTGGCACACAACCGGCCCAGTGGAAACTGATCGAAGAACATTTCGAACTTAATGACGACACCATTCGTTTGTTGTTAGGTTACGAAACGGCTTACCAGTTCACCGAAATGGGACCGATGAAGCGTCGCGAACGATTAACGCAAATATGTCCGGTTAACGTCGATTATGCGCTTGAGTTGTTTCAGGTTGTTAAGCAACAAGTACGCTCACTGAAAGCGGTGAATGAGCATACACTGAATAAGTTGGTTGAAACATCACAGCGCATTGAAGCGAAATACACGGGCACCGACCACCAGGGATTGGAAGCAGAGTTAAAGCAGCAACGCTCAGCGCTCGAAGCAATGATGGGGTTGCCGTTATTCGACAGCGATGTCGATCAACGACAGCTTCTGGAATCCGCACAACGCGCCCATCATTTTAATCGCGAGCTTCTTCGTGCGGTTGTTCGTTACCAAGGAGGAACATCGCAACAAGAACAGCAGAATCTGGCTGAACTAAGAGAGCAACTCGCGAATGCGAATGCGAAACTCGAAAGTCAGGTTGACGAACTGTTGGGTATCGATAATATCCTTGACCAGTTGAAACAGTCTGGCGAAGGTGATATCGATCAAATTAAAGCCCGCATTGCACGTTTGGACGAACAACTTCAGCAAGATCATCCAGGTGAGCTTTTAACAATGAATCTGGACGCTGCGGTTTGTTTACAACAGCTCACGCAAGTTCAGGCTCCGTTAACAGAATTACTCCAAGAATGGATTGATACCGACAACACCTATCATGTTTACGATGCTGAAGCTTACATCAAGGAGGAAGAGGCGGCAAGAATGCGTTTGCGTAACGCGAAACATGCGTTAGCCGATTTGGAAGCGCATCTTGACCACCTGAATCATCAACCCCAGACCAGCTGTCCAAAATGCAATTATCGCTTTCATGTTGGTGAAACGGAAAAGACCAGCAAAGCAAGCATCGAACAACGTATTCAGAAGGGCCGTGCTTGGGTTGAAGAACAAGAGAAATCGTTAGCCGAACTTAATGAGAAGGTGCAGCGTTATACGCTTTGGATGGAACAACATCGTCAGTTAACACGTTGGACGAAAGATTATTACGCTATTAAACCCATGTGGGATAATCTGCTGGAAGAAGGACGTAAAAACGGATTAGGATTCCGCAGCATTGGAATCATTAATGATTGGTTGCTTGCATTCGAGAAACTCGCGCGTTATACACAAGCCGAGCAAGAACGTAAACATCTTCAAGGCATGCTCGAGCGGGTACAAGCTGTTGATGTTGAACCGTTACAGCAACGTCGAGAACTGCTTTATAAGAACAGGACAGAGTTGCTGACTACCGTTGAACGGTTAACACAAGCCATCACGGCTACGGAAGGTAGATTGGAAACCATTACGGCGATTATGGAAGATCAGGTACGTTCGGATAACAGCGATAAAGCGTTAACGCAACTGTGGTTAGAGTATCTGCAACACCTCTACACGAAATCGTTACGTGCTGCGATGTCTGATACAGTTCGCCGAATAAGCCATGTCGAACAGCAGTTACAGGAAGCTAAAACCGACCAACAGCTTCTGGCTCAGTTGGAAACGACACAAAAAGAGGTGGAAGAACAGCTCAGTTACGCACAACTTGTTTTGGATGAGTTGAGTCCATCCAACGGATTGATTGCCGAAACAATTGCGGGTCCCATCAACGCGTTCGTTGAGTACATGAACGGCATCATTGCGAGTATTTGGGAATACCAACTTCAGATACTCCCATGTGCTATCGACGCGCAAGGATTGAACTATCGTTTTCCGCTTTTAACTGAGAAGTATCCGACACCGCGAAAAGATATTGTTTATGGGAGTAAGGGACAAAAGGAAATTATCAATATCGCGTTCATCATCGCGATGATGCATTACAAAGGGTTCACGGATTATCCGTTGATGTTAGATGAATTCGCATCAACATTTGATCCGCAGCACCAATCTAATGCCATGGATTTTGTTCGTCGTCTGGTTGATGGTCACCGCGTAAGCCAGGTGTGGTTCATCAGCCACTATGTTATCAACCATGCGTCGTTCCGTAAAGCAGAGTGTATGGTTCTTGATAAAACGAACATCATCCTCCCTGAAACGTATAACGAACACGTCACGATTATTTAAGACAAATAAGGATTTATGTTGATGAAAAAGCCCATGAAGAAGCTAGGCCATGCACGCAAGCATCGCTATTCCGATTTGGAGAAAATGTTTTTAACCCAACAACCGTTTCTCCAGACCTACTTTAACGGGATGGCAAAGAAGTTAGCCGATGAGTACCAGGAGCGTGGTACGCCAGCACGAATTACAATCACCGTAATTCCAACGTTCGCTGAAAAGATCTATAACGTCATGACGGAGATTATTCCCGAAGACGCAAAATCCCAGGATGAAGTTCTGCGATTAACACGCTATATCCGTTTTAAAGAACATTTGGACGCACAAGCGACCATCATTCTGGAAAACGAGAAACCTGAACCCGACGTTGAGCTTATCGCTTCTCTCCTTCCTGACCGTTTATTACACGATTTTGTTACCGTGAAACGTATCGACGAACAAGGAAAAGAAGTTGAGGTTCAGCTACGCCAAGAAACCGTGGTCGCGTTGGATTGGATTGAAGACCGTTGTAAAGCGCTGAGCAAGCTTCTGGATGATGAAGGGACGAATGCTCGTGTTGCCATCGATTTCGGTCATGAACCGGATGACGCGGTAACCATGATGCGCGTGCTGTACGATCCTAAGGTTAATGACCACGCGATCATCGTTAAACGCGAAGGCGTTAAAGGCGAAGTTACTCTGGTTAAAGACCTGGGTCCTATTCACGCGGTAGGTTTAACCGAAGACCAAACGCCGTTCGAAAAGCTTTCGGTGTATGAGCAATCGGAAGTTGAACGCTTCCTGGAAGGTGTTATTGCGAAAACCTTCCCATGGTCAGTAGAGGCTGTTGTAACACCATGATTCCACCAGAATACGCTTACGATATTCTGGCAATCGACCCTGGCACCGATACGCTCGGTGCGTCGTTACTGCGTTTGGACGTGCGTGTCGAAGATATTGAACTGCTGTATGCAGGGACATGGCACGCTTCACGTCGATATGATCCCGATGGCGATATTGCGCTTGGATACGGTAATCGTGCCGCACGTATCCAAGAACACCGTCGTTCGCTGACAACGTTATTGCAAGAGTACCAGCCGCAAGCGGTCGCTTGTGAGACGCCATTCATCGGTCGTTTCAAGCAAAGCGGTATGGCACTCAGCGAGCTGTTTTCAGCGATTCAGACAACGGTTATCGATTTTGATCCTACGGTGTCTTTCTTAGGGGTTGATAACCGAAGCGCAAAACGCGCTGTTGGGATTATGACGTCCCGTGTTGGTAAGGACGATGTTCGCCAGAAAGTGTTGAACCTCATGAACATCACACCCAGAAACGGTGTTGTGTTAGCGAATCTTGATGAGCATGCGATAGACAGCATCGCCGTCGGTTATTTCGCAGCTGAACTCCTGTTCGAAGAATGGCGTATTCTTGATGACCATCGAAACGGGAAGGTCGGTACAAAACGCCGTTAGCAACTCGTACAAAACCCAAGAAGGAAAAAACGTTATGAATACTGTTGAATGGGGCCTGGTTGATTATTGTCCTCAAGTCCCGGTTATCTGTGGTGCAGAGAAATACAGCGAAGATCGTTTTATCGTACCGTTGGTCAGTACGACGACAAAACATCCGGTTAGTGAAGGTGCAGTAACCAGTCTGCTGGCGCATCTTAACGACGGTAAGGTGCCCGTCATTAGCAGTAAAATCGAAGCGGTGCTCGATGGCGCTGAACTGTGCTTCCCGATTCGTGACGAGAACGCTATCGTCGGTCGCGTTTTAACGGGATGGTTGGAAGACGACGGTGTGGTAAAAGCCTTGATTCATATTGACCGTGATACTCCCAATGCAGAACGTGTGAAACAGGCATTGAATTCGGATGTTACGCGTTTGCAGATCACCGTCATTGACGTTGGTGCTGAAAACAAGCATATAGTTGAATACTTCGTTCCCATGGTATCCATCGAACCTTTTGACCGTATTGCTGAGCAACCTGAACCTACCGCAGATAAAACAGTAACCCCAGCGGTAATGCGAAGCATCGTTGTGGACAACTCAGTATTGAATAACGAATCGATTATCCTGCGGGGTATTACACCGACGGAAGATGGTAATGCGTTAGTAGTCAGAATCCCTGAACTTAATAACCGTCGCGTGTTTATCGGATGTGTTGGGTATGAAGTTCTGTACTTTGACGCCCAAGGCCGTGCTGTGATTGCGACAAAATCAAAGTTATTTAACCAGCATAAAGCGCAAGCGTCCGCAACTCAACCATACCGACTAGCGTATTCTGAAGATAAAGTAACGATCTGGTTTGTGAATGGAAACGATATTCTTAATAATGCTTTCCCAGAGAAAACATTTAAACCGGTGACGTTAATAGAAATGTTCGGTGGTGAGGCATACTTAGCTAATTGCGTTAATGGTCAGTTCTGTCTACCCTCCTGCTGTGGGTTCAAGACGGATGACACCATTACCGTAAACAATGTGCGTGTATATTTAGTAAGAATCGACGCTAGTTCCGGTTTTGCGGTGTTTGAACCCCATGGCACGATTCTCGAAAATCTTAAAGAGGCTTGTAAGATCTCAGAACCATTCGGTGATGAACGCAGCCTTATCATCGTTAAACGTACCGATGTCGATCGGGTCGAGATTACAGTATCGCAGCCGATAACGGCGAAAACGAAGTAGTTAATTGGAGCGGGGAATGTCTCGTAATAAATATATCGTTATTGAAGGTCTGGATTATTCAGGAAAGAGTTCGGTTATCTCGTCTTTACACAGTCGTTTAAACAACGTCTGTGTCGTACGTGAACCCGGTGGTACGCTCTACGGAGAAGCCATTCGTAAACTTATCCTGGAAGATCAGACGCCAACGAACAGATTCGATCCAGAAACTGAACTATTGGCGATGATGTCACAACGTAATCATCTCTTCAACAAGGTGATTCATCCAGCCCTTAACGAAGGGAAGACTGTGCTTAGCGATCGTTCGATTGCTTCGACGTATGTTTATCAGGTTAATGACGCTAACGTTAAGTTGTTTGACGCGTTGTTGCCGAACCTACCGTCGATTATCATGCCGTCTTACTATGTTTATCTGGATATTGACTATCCTACGTACTTAAGACGGTTCCGTGTTCGCCACGCTAAACATCAGATGTTTGATAACATCGATGAAGCGACATTCAATAAACGACGTTATCGTTACATGGATTTTATGGACTATCTCGGCGACGCGAAAACGCTGCGTATAGATACCAGTAACACACATTCTCCTGTTGATGTCGCTAATCGTGTTTACGACAATCTGTTGAACGCAGGGTTTGTTGAATAACGTTTAACGGCATATTTCATCCTCCCAACCCGTAAGGGAAGGGAGGATGGTTTTTATGCGCTTTCTACTTCAACGATAAAACGACGGATTTCACCATCAGAGGCTTTCAATGTTTGCGTGTAGGTGAATTTTGCGATCCCTGATGGCAGCAATACATGATCGGTATTTTCTGTATCGTGTTGGAAATCTTTATTGGAATCAAGATCGATACTGTTTAAGGCCTTCCGTATACGCGGCATCAGTGGATAAAAATCACCGAGATCACGTAACCCTGGAATGGGTTCTAATACGATTTTGGTTTCAGTGCCAACACCATTCATGACAGGCGTTGTTGAAGTAAATTCAACGTTCAAATTGCTCATGTTTATAACCTTTTGTTTAACAGACGATGAATAATCATGCATAGGTGTTGGCCCTCGTGAAGACGGGGGCCTCGACGATTTCTCGTCATACACTAATGCACACAGTGTTTTCAGCGTAATACATTATGCGTATTACGCCTTTCTTCAGCCATGATAGCAACAGCGTGTTTAACAGAGAATGCGCAGATACCCGCCAGCAATGCTCTCTCCATTAGAATGAGTAACACGATCATCTCCCTCCTTTGTGTTATATACACACCATTTTCCTATTTTGTTAATTCTTATTCCTGATATTTAACAGCATAAAAAGCCTGCCCCGAAGGACAGGCTCGATAATCAATAACGACGTAAGCTATCTACGGTGTTGCCGTAGCAGTCGGTAATGTACACACTTTCATTGGGATAGATGAAAATGAAACACGTGGTGTGCGTTGTTGTCGATGTATAATCGTCTACAACAGTGGGTTCGGTATAGCGTAGAACACCAATCGCTTGACTTAAACGGTAATTGTTTTCATCGTTTATCATAGCGTAATGTTCATCGCATCCATCAGATTTAACGACGAGGTTGTGATGTACCGCCCTAACCCCAGTAGGCTCTTGTTCTTTTAATGGACCATCCAATTCGATATCATAACCGCCATCGGTGGTGGGTGTTGCCGTAGCGAGAACCGATCCGTATTTCTTTACCAGGGGCGATAAGCTGGTATTGATCTTCGTATTTGGATCGACGTCGTCAAAAAGTAACTGATATGTTAACTTGGCGAATTCGGGATGAATATCTTTACCGAGCTGGTTGTTCAGGGCAGTAAGGTATTGTTCAAACGTGTTCTCTGGATTAAACACACAAACGTCATTAAAATCAACCAAAACGTTTGATAAAATTTCTGCATTTTCACGCACAACGATAGTCGTGAGACAGATTTCCCGTTTTCTTGCGTCCCGAACGAAGTGTCTAACAGCATCACCGAATAACTCTGCCCACGTGATACCGTTGATACAGTCATCGGACGTCAGTGTTCTCACGGCTTTATTTTTAGCGTATTCGATAGCTTCTTTGAATACGGTGCTGTTCCGATTACCTAGAACTGGATCGGTCAGGTACATTGGTTGGCTATTGCCGTTAGTAAACAACTTACAAACAAATACTTTTTCCATGATAGATTCCTGTTTCAAAGATGATGATTCCGAAGATGATTGGTTTAGGCTAAAAGCCCATAAAATCAGTTACGGTTGCAGTATTTAACTTAATCCAACATTTTTCACGGCTATATTACTTAAGTGAAGTAAGCCAGCGAGATTTCATTCATGGATAAGACTTTCAGTCTCACCGATGTGGAACAACAATGGTTTCCTATCGAAGTGATTGAAAGATACTTTCGCTTGGCTAGGAAACTAGACATACCGCAACAGCTACACCGTTTGAGTGCTCGTGGATGGGTAATGCTGAAAGCCTTACGTGTAGGCGCAAAACGTTTTTACGCTTTCCTGCACGAGAAACTTAACTGCACATGTAAAACTGAATACCGCCATCCACGATGGTTTAAATCAATTTCGTCTCAAAAATCGAAGGAGTCTATCATGACCAATAAAGATCAGAAAATGAACAACCAGCCGTTTGAACCATCTGAAACGACTGTTGACCAAGAATCCACTAAGCAATCAACTTCCAAACAAGAGGAAACCACCATGAACGTACGTTATGATAACCTTGACCGCGATACCTTAGCCCGCTTGGCTGAATCCGAAATTCATCGGAATGAAGCAGAGGCTGAATACATGCGTCGTATGGCGCTTGATCAAAAGCCTGACCGTAAATGGCAGTATCGTGCTGGGGTTGCGTTAACGGCGACGAGCGCAGCAGCAATGGGCGCTATCGCTCTCTTCTACCTGAAACATACGGGTCTGTTTGACGGTTTGTTAGGGGGAAGCAAACCTGATACAAATGAAGAAGCTGCAAGCTAATTGATCCAAGGTCCTCTGATATCAGAGGACCTTGCTTTATATTGTTTTTTCTTTTGTTGATTTTAACTAATCTTCAAGATACGTGTGAGTAGGAGATGACAATGCAATACACATTAATGATTTCTGTTTTGGTCGTACTTAGTATCATTGTTGTTTATGGCGCTTTTGCGCTTCTGAATAACATGCAGACAACACTGCGGGTTACCCAATTACATTCTGATGGAGCGAGTACTATGACAACACCACTCATCGATTTGCATGAATATATTACCCACAAGCCTGCTGAACGTTTTGTGTCTCGCCCTGACCCGATCAGTGACGAAGATAAAGGCTATATCACCGCAACGGTTCAACGCACCGTCGAACGTATGTTACGTCCAGTGGAGCAACGCGCTGAATGGTCAAATGACTTAGATATTGCAACATTGATGCCTGCTTGGTTGTCTGTTTTGACGCAGCAGGTTACTGCGTCTCTTGAACAGAGTAATCTTCTTCCTGGTCGATTTATTATTCGTTGGGAAAGAGACGATGATAAAATTGTTCTCTATGCGGATGCTGATGTAGAGAACATCGGTAAAGTACAGTTGCCCATTAATAAGGTAAAACCGCTTGCCGACTATTGGGTATAAGTGAGGCCGTTATGGATACTTACTATTGGTATATTGGTATCGGTACGATAATTTTTGTTGCTGCAGCTTTTGTCGCTGGCTTTTATCTCGGTCGTGGGTCACGAGAGTTCATCGTTATTGATACAAGCGATAACGGAACGACAACGGGTATCTCTGAGTGTTTGATTGAATCATTGCGTCAGCTACATCGTCGTGGTCGTGGGGTTCCAATGAACCCCGGTAAAATTCAGCGTAAGTTTAATGAACTGTACGGTGCTTGGTTACGGTTACCTGAAGACGCGCACCTCGACCTGCGGATCGAACAGTCTAACAAAAATTACTATTTCCACTTTCTCAATCATTACACCCATAACACGATAACAACGATTGTCCTTCCCATCGGATGGATTACCGAGGGGATTGACGATGTGTATATTAAAACATAAGAAGGATCCTTCCGATGAACCCGTTAAAACACGCAGTGAGTATTATTCTTAATTTTATCCCAAACTACCAACGTACTGCAAGATACCGTCATTGGTATAATTTCGTTTACCAGCCGGTAGTAGAAGGGCATATTGCTAATCTCGAGAAAGTGGGAGGCGATAAGAAATACTTGATGGTTACGATTCCGGATATTATCCGCAAGATATACGAAGACCAGGAAGAATTTCCCAACGTCGCTGATATTCTGTTGTTTATACAAGCATATCGCTTTCGTCTCACACCACCGAAATCTGTAATACGTCCTTGGTTTGGAACAAAAACAGATGGCGTGGAACAAGCGATGAAACAACGTTTTAACGACCAGTTCGCTCGCCATACTCCTCGCGCGTTACGGGTGATGATGGAAATCCTCAATCGTGCTGATATATGTGTCATTCCGATGATCATCGAATCGGAACTGTTTTATTTGTTTGAGAAACGATTCGAAGTTACCATCGTTGAGTACAGCGATGGCCTTTTGGTATTCAGTTACGTTGATTGCGATGGCGTTGGTGATGTTCGTTACGTTGTTCTAGATGTAGAAGATCGCTCGTCAACGATGACTGCAGCGCAGTTACGTCGATTCGTTGCTTACCTCGAATGGCGTGACGAGGACGATGAAGTTCGCCGTAAGAACTATATTCGCCAGAAGTACACGAGATTATCCGCATCCTAAACCGACGGTCACGGCTCTCCAATGAAGGAGAGCCTGTGACTATCGTTTTTTTTTTTTTTTTGCTTGACGGCATAACCCTCCTCCAACCCGTAATGGGAAGGAGGAGGGAATATGTTAAGGTGTCGGATTGATACCGGCGTCTTGAAGCAATTTGATAAGTTGCTTTTGGGTTGCAAGTAAAGCCGTTATCTGCTTCTCTTGCGTTTCACAGCGTGCGTAAATGGTATCCCGCTCTTTTATCGCAGCCTGACGACGGGCTTCGTTTATCTGATGTTGTTCCTGAGTAACGGTATCATCGAGAGTGATTTCCATCGTTTTAACTTCAGGTTCGACACCAAGAATATCACTGGCCTTACCTTTCAATATCGTTGTTAAATACGAAAGGTCAAGACCTGGAGGAAGAGGCCCGAAATCGATACCCAGAATAATGCGACGATACCGCAATGAATCGTTCTTTGGGTACGACGTGATATACGTATCAGGTACCAGTACGGGTGCACCGTAATCCGGTTGCAACGTGACGAGATAAGCATTCGCTTCGAGATGCGCTTCGAATGTGGATTTGTCTATTGATAACGGTTCGTACAGTTCCGTAAATAGATCGATTCCACTACCGATGACTTCGCTGAATCTACGCAACGCTGTAACGGTATAAAGCGTTGACGCACCAACGGAGAACGGCGCGGATACTGTGAATACCCCGACCGCACCGGGACTTGGCGTCATGCGTGTTACAGCCATAATCAACCTCCAACAGGCGTGTCGGCTTCATCCGGCATTTTCTTCAGGAACGCTTCTTTTGTTAAGAAGAGATACTGAACATCGTTGTGGCTTTTCGCTAAGAAGTTATTGCTACCACGCGTAACACGACTATAACCCAACGGTACCGGATCGTCTTCGGTGAGCGATTCTGCCAGTTTCAGCATTTCGTAAGTGAACGTGATGAATTCACGTGTCGCATCGTCGATACGGTTAATGTCGATACTGGTTGTGCTGATGAGCGCGTATTGCGGCCAACGATCGTAGAACTTAAGTTTACCATCACGGTTACGTGAGTTACCAACACTTAAGAAACCGATCGAACGCCACAGCGTCGGCACCGCTTGAAGCGATTTACGGACTTCGGCGGTTTCACCGTAACCATCAGCAAAGTTTTTCAGGTAGGTATCCATCAACGAATCATCGAAGATGGGACTATAGATACGTGCCTGATTGGTCATCTCCGGAGCGCTGTGGCGGTTCCAGATTGGGATGAAGATGTGTTCTGTCGGAATAAAAAGATCCGGCAGAACGATTTCCCAGTCTGGGCGTCCATGCGTACTATTGCTAAGAATCCAGTTTTGCAGGAACTCCTTGATATTATCAATGTTGTTACCTGCCGCACCGTAGATAATCACCGTCCAATCGGTATTAATGTATTTCGAATCGTCGGTGTAATCGTACGCTTTATAGGTTTTCGTCCACAATTGTGTGTCTGGGAATTGGTCGCGCACCTTGTTGATTTCTTCGGTCAGTTTCTCGCTGCTTCGACTGTCAACCAGTTTCTTCAATGTTGCCAGATCTTCGAAGAAGGTGTCTAACTGATCCTTAGGAACAGGAGGAACGACTTCATATTCGTATTTTGGATATTGACTTTGGAATACGCTATCAGACAACCAAATCTTGACAACATCGCCGGTGGCCGTTATCTTGAAACTGATCCACGCCGGTAGATAGACTTTCCCATCGGTGGTGGGTGTTGGGATGTCGATAGAATCCAGATACGTTGTGAAGTCGTCTTTTAGGTAGCCGATAACCTGGTCTCGGTCATCCTGGATTTCGCCTGATGAGGCTTTTTCCAGCAACCATTGACCAACCTGAAGAATGCGGCCTGCGGTGTCGTCATTCAGCGTTTGTGCTTCACCAGCTTCGTTTTCGGCATTCAACACTAATAAGGTCGTACGTGCGTACGCCGTGTTGGTATAGATGCCGATTTCGCGACTGAACGTAGCACTATGCTGGCTGAACTCACCGAATTTCGCCGTGGTTTTTGGGTGGTTATTAGCGTACCCTTTGTACGTATAAAAACCAAAAATACTAATCATTCGACGTCCTCGGTTAAGTTGTATTGGAAATTTCATACTATCAAGGACACACGCATGTTTACTACACTCAAGGCGTTGCCCTGGCTTTTCCCTTTTCTTCGCGAGTTGTTTCGGCGAAGTAAGCGACCACCCACACGCTATCGTCGAGATGGAGCTCGACAGTCCTCGATATTCTTGATTACGGGCTTTTTCATCGTATTGGGTATCGTGACGTTATTTGCTGGCGAAAAAATCATTACCTTGATGGCTGAGGCGAATAGTTTACGTCAGGAAAATGCAACATTGCGTTATGCGCGAGACACCAACCGAGAACTGATTCGTCAACTTTACACATCGAACGAAGTACGAGGCCGTTTAATCGACAGTATGGTTGAACAGAACCGGATTCTCCAGGGTGAGGTTGATCGAGCGTTACGAACTTTTGAAAAAGAGCAAGTTGACGAGAGGGAGTTTCAAGAACGCGTTGAACGTTTTATCGATACCTATTACGTCTGTAATAGTCTGACCTCCGCCAAACAACGCAATCAATGTGTAATTAACGGCGGAAAACTGTGGTCAATGAAAGTCGATCGCGATCAACCAACGTCAACCGACGGTAATCGGTAATACCGTACAACTTTGGGCTATCATACGGACAATGATTAATGAGGTTTACAATGGCAGGAAATACTGAGCTCGGTGCCGTTTTCTACTGTGATGGAGGATCCCGTCCAACATCGAGTGGGTATGGTGGCTATGGCGTGCATGGCTACACCTACGATATGGTGAAAGAAATAAAAGGCACCTTGGAACCTTCAAAAAGTGGAAAGCCCAAACCAACACAATACGGTTATGTTGACCCTAAACTCAACTTTCCTAAAGACGCCGTGCTGGTCGAACCCAAGGAATACGTGGATGAGTTAGAGGCTTTGGGTTTCAACGTAACGAACAATCAGGCTGAGTTGGATGCTGCAATACGTGCGATTGAACTTGGAAAAGCAAAGGGGGCAAAACGGATCCAGCTGTTGTCGGACAGCCAATATGTTGTTGTAGGTGCCACCAACCATCTTGCTAACTGGCGAGAGAACAACTGGGTTAAATCCGACAATAAACCGTTAATGAATGCGGAACGGTGGCGGAAACTCGATAGCGTGATAAGGGATGCGAAGCGCGACGCTATCGATATTTCGCTGCGCTACGTTCCTGGACATGAGGGCAATGTTGGTAACGAACGTGCGGATATGCTGGCAACGCGTGGAACATATCTGTCACAAAACCAGGACTGGGCTGTAAGAACCCAAATACGCCGCGAACTTCCGGCTAAGGGGTATTGGAGCCCCGAACCGGAAATAAGCCCGTTCTTTACGTTCTCACGCTGCTACTTTACCACCAACCAGCAGCAAGAGCGTGCGAAAGATGGCCGCTACATCTATTTCGGTGGTAACACCGATAAAGACAACAAGGGACGTCTTGAGTTAGGGAAAAGGATTAGCGATAGTGCGTACAGTGTTATCTATCTAAGCAAGCCGGATGATGCTGTTGAGATTATGCGTACGCATGCATCTCGGGTATTAGAGCATGGGACAACGGAGTCAGTGTATATCGCATACACGGATAACCTTCATTATCGTCAATATCATCGCGATATTCTTGAGGGTGAGTGCGATCTTACGATGCGTCCGACAGGCCTCGGTAAGAGCGTGCATCTTCCGCTAGGTGGATCCAACACAGCCATTCTAATGGAAGCGTGCAATCCACCTAACCTTGCTTGGCGTGCGATTGATTCCTTGAACTTCTTAAAGACGTTACTGGATGAATGGCTGGATGCTAACCGCGAATCCACACCGCGTCTGGTTGTAACCGAAATCACCGACGTTCTTTTCGAAACAGAAAAGGATAAGAAAGGCAAAACGGTGACCAAAGTGCATAGTGCGATTACGCAGGTTACGAAAAGCCTGAAGGTGGATGTGAATTACAGACTGACCCCCGATAAGCAGGGCGTTACGTCTTGTACCATGTCCTTGGGGTTAGACCTGCCTCAACGTCTGAACTTGAGCTATTTAGCATCACCGGAAACGAAAGCGTACGCGGTAACATATCGCGAGTCTGATGTTGCGTTTCGTTTCGCTGTGATTATTGAGTCGGGGGACGACGTTGGTATATGGGCTAACATATACAGTAACCCACGTTATGTGTTGGAGTAATCAATGGTGATGGTCGAACAGGTAGAACGTGAGAAACAACCGTTGAAACACGCTCTCCTATCGTTCCTCTTAACCGCAAAAGCTAAACGCATACTTCTCTTCGGAAGTTTGTATGGTACCCTGCACCAGCATGACGATAATTACATCATGCTAAAAGGTCTTGCGGATATGAATGAGCGATTGGAGATAGCTGAGTCGGTTTCAGCGTTGATGTTTGCTGCGCGACTTGGTATTACTGCATGGAAAGATCTGGATAGTGAGACGTTACTTAATGGGACGACGAACTACGATGAAGCCGTGCAGTGCATAATGCAACGCGTTCCGCCATGGCTTTATTATGATGATAAAGCAACGATTCGTCAGGAGATTAAAAAGCTTCTGGTAAGAGTCTGCGTTCCTACGACACAACGAGTGGTACAACTATACGGCAAATAAACCTTATCCCACCCTACCGCCCTTAACGGGGTAGTAGGGTGGGTTATTATGTTATTTTTTCGCGTTCTTTTTAACGGCGTCCCAGGTATCGTTATATGCGATGATCGCCTCAGCCAAAGCGTTCACGAGAAACGCATACAGCTCAGCCTGTTTGGCTGTTTGGTAGATAGCGTCACTAATATCGCGAATCATCGCGTTGCTCACCGCACCTTCATTGTAGTCTTGAACCAGGATTTCGGTTAAACGGTCAGCTACCTCCATGAAACGTTCGATTGCCTTCTTCACGTCTTTAGGATTAACGTCAAGCGCGCGGATACGAGAAGCATCCAGATCTTTTCCGATCTGACGAATATCGTCTTCGTTCTTATATGCACGGCCTACAGTGGTCTGTGTTACCGTCCCTTGTTTGAACATCGCACGTAACGTCTCTAGAACGTTCTCTGGATCGTTTTTAGGTAGCGTTTGAGCCATACCACTACTACGACGGAAGTTAACGTCGTTGACGGCTTTAGCGCACGTTACGGTCAACTTATCCAAATCAGGTAGGATGGTACCAATCACGCTATCCAGGCTCTGGGTTAAAGCAACAACATAATCTGACATCGGCGCATTTAAACCATTCGGAATAAAAGCACGATACCCAATGAGATCGCTGTAAGCGTTGTTGCTAAAAATCGTATCGAGGTCATCGAAGACTTTAGGATAAACCGTCACATCACGTTTCTTAAGCCAATCGGTAACAAACTTCTTACCGTTGGTAAACATACTGCGAAGATTCGTTACTGCGGTAAGTGAAGCGAAGTCTTGCGCAAAGCCTTCCATTGATAAAGCACGATGTGAATCCCAAAGGGTCTGCAGTGTAATCGGGTCTTCAGGAATGGTAAATTTATGCATGATTGTCCTCGTGGAAATAGCGGTTGTCAGTCTTAACTAAAAATAGTTATTCTCTGAACACTAAGAATTAGTCGAAGAATCGAAGGAGTCTTTACCCAATGAATCTTAATAAGTACCTTTCTCCTGGTGAAGAGATGCGTTTTAATCTCAACATTGGTTGCTTAATGGATATTCCCACATCTGGTGGTCGGTACTATGTCGGTAAACACGGTGAAAGCATTTGTAACGGCGGTATGATGCTTGTTGAGGGCGCAGGCGCTCGCGGCAACATGAACAAAACCACGTTCATAATGTTTCGCTTGTTACGCGTTATCGATCGTTACGCAAACAGCAATAGTAGCGTTTACGACACAGAAATGTCGTTAACGACAACACGTATCTTAACGCTTGCGATGAACATGTCTAATATCGCAGGTGTCGATCTTTTCGAAGAAGAACGTGTGTTTATCACCGATGCTGTTCAGATGAGCGGTAACATTTGGTTTGATGCGATTAAGAAATTCCGTGACGACAAGGTCAAAGATAAATCTCAACGCAAAGCCGTTCCGTTTATTAATAAACACGGTGAGAACTATACCTGGTGGTTGCCGACCGTTGTACTCATCGACAGTTTCTCTGGATTACCAATCGATGCTGTTGATGCGTTGTTCGATAAAGAAACCGCTGGTGGTGCAAAACTGAATGCTGAAGCGATGCGTTCAGCAGCAGCAAAAAGTCAGATTCTATCACAGATGCCAGTACTCACAGCGTCGGCGGGTATCTACATTACCATGACCGCCCACCTTGGTGATGGTGTAAACGTCGGTGGTATGCCTGGACAGCAGCCGGTACGAAAACTGAAAGGGTTTAAGGGCGATGAGAAGTTTAAGAACGTCCCGGAACGCTTCACGTTTTATACGAATAACCTCTGGAAAATCGATAAACTGACGATTCTTCAGAACGCCGATAAACGCGTCCTTTATCCGCGTGGGCCTGGTGACAACCTTATCGGGGATACCGATCTGCAGTTGATTCAAGTCTTTAACATGCGCGCTAAAAACGGACCCACCGGCTTACCGTTCCCGATTGTGGTTAGTCAGAGCGAAGGGGTTAAACCATCATTAACGGAATACCACTACCTGCGTGATAAAGATTGGATGCGTGGTTGGGGTATGCATGCGTCAGGTGGTAAGTCAGCTGATGGTGCTTCAACGGTATATTTGGATATTTATCCGGATGTTGCGTTGCAGCGTACGACCATTCGTTCTCTTTGCGAAGAGGATGAGTATTTACAGCGTGCTCTGGAAATCACGTCGGAGCTGTGTCAAATGCATAATCTCTGGCGTCAAGAGGTTTACGAAAACCCACAGCTGTATTGCACCCCACAGGAACTGTATGACGATCTTAAAGCAAAAGGTTTCGATTGGGATGTATTGTTAAACACGCGTGGTTACTGGACGTATCTGGACGATCCTAACCCGCTGCCGTTCCTGTCCACAATGGACTTATTGCGTATGCGTACTGGTGAGTACTTCCCGTACTGGATGGATGAAAAGACAAAGCAACCAAAGAACCCGGTACCCGCATTGAATCGTCCGAGTAAAAAATAAAAGGCTAAATAAATGACCGCACTTGCTATCAAGCATGCACATGAACTGATTGATGTTATCACGCAGACAATTGCGTCACATCAACCAGCGATTGCTGAGCAATTTAAACACGACCTATTGGCTCGTGTTCCTGAGTACATGACATTAGAACATACCCAAGCTGAAATCAATCGCTATTGGCGACTACAGTTTGGTGTATTAGAAGTAAGTACGTTTTCGGTACGTGAGTGCTTACTAGACAACCAACCCATTAAAGGATGGATCCATAATTTCCGTGATTACGTTGCACCCTTTATTGCACGCAACGTAAAGTCATTGCGCGGTGGAAGATAAGCGAACCCTATCGTGTAGGGGTATCAGGATCACGCTACTGGGATGATTATCCCTTGTTCGAAAAGCGTATGAACCAGATGTTACACAACCTTCCTCACGACAAAGTTCATCTCATTGCTGGCGGTGCGCATTCAGGTGCTGATTTGCATGTGCGCCGCTATGCGAAGGATTACGGGTTTAAATACACCACGTTTCCTGCCGATTGGGATGGTCCTTATCGTAAAGGTGCTGGATTCAGACGCAATGAGTGGATGGGCGATGTCATTACGCATCTAATCGCGTTCTGGGATTTCAAAAGTCCTGGAACAAAACACATGATCGACATCGCCAACCGCGAGGACAAGAACATCATTGTCCAGGTGTTTCGGGTATTTCCGCAACAGACACGACAATAGGAGACGTTTATGTCCAACCGCGCTGCAGCAGAAAAATTCATTCTTGGGTATATCAAAGACCTGGTGGGTGAATCTAGCCCGACTTACGCTATTTACAAAAAACGTTTTGCTGAAATCGATGATGAGGCGTTTGATGCCTATATGCGTTTATGTCGGGATAAGAAAGAGATTCTACCCATCTGGGTACCCAACATGAACAAAAACGAGGTGACGATAAAACGTGCGTTGGAAGTTGGTAAGAAATACGGTTTCCCCTTCTTCCAGCGCATTTATCTCACCGACCAGAAAACAGGGCAATTGGTGCTTCGTGACCGCCCAACCAGATTGTACCTGATTCCAAACCGCCGACAAGCCGAAACGTTGAGTGCTAAAATTTCGATTCCGAAAAACAACAACACCAAGGACCAGCTCACCAATCAGCCGACGGGTGATAGTAAAGGTTCCACTTGGAGCCAGCCGGAAATGCAAGCGACGTTAGGACGGTCGATGCCGAACGTGAACCGAGAGCTGATGCAGGCTCGTGGTGGTGATGATAAGAAGTTCAACGCGATGAACCGCATGCTGTTAGAAACAGGTACCGTAAGCTTGGAGCAGCTCCCTGAAGACAGCAGGGCAAAATCGGTTTCGGCGGTTGGCGTTATCCTCACCGCGATGCATTTCCAGAATAACCTTGATGAGGGCTAATTATGTTACGTGGTCGGTTATCACGACGTATCGCAGAAATAAAACGATCGTTCTCCCCAGAGAGTGATACTGCGTTCGAGCTTTTATTAGAAGAGCTTGCTTCCGATCGTTACGTGCTTGTTTTAGATGCGGCGATGCGAAAGGAAGTTATCGCGTACACAAAACGTTGGGTGTATTTGTATTCCCCACCGCAACAATATTCCAAAGGGGCAACAATTCGTGACTGGGTTACGAAATTCAGTGTGACGTTCATCCATGATTTGTTTATCCCTGAAAACATGATCCGTCTTTGGCGTGAACTCCGTTCTGAGGAAACCCCTTCGTTAATGGGTTTTACGATGGATCTCACAACGCATGTTCGCCGTACGGTGTTCTCAACGGTCGATGACATCGATATGCTTATCGATCATCTTGCTGGAAGTTTTGCATGGATCCATGAAAGCAATCATAAACTGGTGGATGGTATCGCCCGGGATTTATTCGCGGTAGACGAACAGTTCTTTACGGAATTACCCACCGTTGATGATATTCGGGATATGCTTCGTGCGAATACCTGGATTATTCCGTTGCTTTATTTGCATACCGTCACCGTTGAAGAATTGGAAGAAATCGGTGAGTTGGTATTCAAACAAACAAAAGAGTACGAGAAGAAAATTAAAACGTCTCCCGATATGCAGATGTTAACCGGTGAAGCTGGAGAGCAACGATGACTGGAAATGCGGCGTTAGTGACGGTGTACGTAGAACTCGAGGCGCTGCTTGATATCGAAATGGCGGTAGCAACAACGTTGGATCCGGAGGCTATCAGAAAGTGGGGGAAGAAATGGCATTACCGACCCTATAACCTGGAGCCGGAGAAGCAGGCGGGTGTTACTTACACTTACGAAGAGTTTAAGGGTGCGTTGGCAAATATCGATGAAACCATTCTCGATAAATGCATTCCGACGGAGTTGATGTGGCGATTATGTTACGTGGTAGCGGACTACATGAAAGACCGCTTGACAGGGATTGCCGCACCGGATTTTTCGGTTCATGTGAATACGTACCCGTTTGAATTTGTGGGAGATGCTGCAATTGCGTTAAAAGAAGGCATCCAGCAATACCTCGGCGCGCAAGATAGCGTTGAGATTATTTACCGTCATCCGGCCACACTGCATCCATCAGAAATCCGTAAGACGTATAACGCGATGTTCTTTTACGATTTCAAACGCTGGCACCTCCCCAATCAGATGCTGTTAGAAGACAATCCGATTTGTAACGTATTGGTTGTAGCCAGACGAATCAGTGAAACCATCCCTGATTCCGATCTGGCTTATGACAAACTTTACGAAGCAATCGAACTTTCTAACGCACCTGTGATGTTCATGCGGTTCTTTGGAATAAAATGGTTCAGTTATTTTATTCCTCCTCGTGTGACGCCTCCGAAGACTGATGGTCCGCAGCCATCTTCTGAGATACCTCCTCACGAACCGACGCCGTCAGTTGAGCCATTCTAGCGTAGAAAGCATCACTGGTTTCTTCGACACGTCCCTGGATGAGAACGCCTGGTGAGAACTCCTTGCTATCGAACTCTTCCAATGACGCAAAACCAAGTCGACGATCACGTTCTTCAGGCGTGACTGGCTTCACGACTTCGCCTTCATAAACAGCCCCTGCTGCGAGAGGATGTTGATCCATCTGACCTAAGCGGCGCAGCATGGTTTCGGTTAGGGCTTGTGCTGTTTTCAGTGCGCTGTCATTCATGGCCTGGTCGGCACTGATACGTTTCAACGTTAAGTCGACTTTGTCGTTATCGCCCAACGATTTCAACAACAGCTTACCTATTCGGTCGACGTTTTCGACGTCGACGATGGCTTTGTTATCAGCGCCAGGATTAAGCTCGAAATCTTTGAATTCGCTATCTAACAGCATTTCAAGGCGTTGAATAAATCGTTGGCGGATATTACGGGTTTCGTCAAGACGGACCTCGAATTTATCAGGTGCTTCTTGCGGTTCATCATCTACGGGGGCAACACCATATTCGCTCATTTTACATTCTCCGTATTGAAAAAAATAACAGGACTATATTACCTTCATGATGACTGTCATGAAGGCGACGTATAACGTTACCTTCTTGTGATGGCTTCATTGATGCCTGCAAGAATGATACATAGGTGATGCCATGTTACATCGCTTTTTCTTGAGGCGTGCGTTCCAACGTTATAAAAGGAAGACGTTTCAAGATGATAGGCAACGGTTAAACGAACTCTTGTTGCTTTACAAAACAACGTCCTGGGTTCACAACATCTACGATATACGCGTTGCACGTAAAACGTATTTACCGTTGTGGTATATGGACGCTGAGTCGTTGATGCTTGACCTTCGCCGTTGGCATCAAGCGTTCGATAACGAAGGCAACATAAACATAATCGCATTAGAGGAGAGAACATATGCAATACTAGCACCACAAATCACATTCAATCGTTGGCTTGCTGATGCCGATGGTCGTGTTATCCAGTTCGACGTTCTCATGCGTGACGTTATCGAGTATGGACGCATACTTGCGACGTGGTTAGACGCGCTGGCGGAACGTGACGATTTGGATGCGGCTTATGGATTACGCAAAACAAGGAAACTAGCGAGAGACTGTTGCGAACTCCTAACCTTCGCACTCAGTCAGTACACTGGTGTATTATGACAAATAAATATAATGAAGTCTCTTTCCGCGCACGCATTAATCCGCTTAAGCGTCGTGACGAAAGCGATGATGAAAATCCTCAAAGCAATCGAGGACGAGCGACTAACTACAATCACGGTAACAATTTCTGGACGCCTACGGGTAGACAGGATTTCCTTACGGAGTTCCTGTTGCAGATTTATACGGAGAGAGGGATCGGCGCAAATCAGCTCAATTCGTATATTACCCGACATATGCGTGATGTGAAGAAACGACATCCTGATAAAACGAATAAAGACATTTCCAGTATTCGGGGAAACGTCATTAAGGAGTTGAATCGGGGATCGATGCCGTTCCGTAACTTCATGAATAAACTACGCTTAATCCGTGCAAGGGAAGTCACGTTTACGATTTCCATCACAGATAGCGTAGGTTATACAACCACGCATACGAAACGGTATTTTGACGCAACCATTCCTGTTGACGATCCAGATGCTGAATCATTAGGTTCAGAAAACGAAGAAGTTTAACATCGATGTTGATCTTAGCCTACCCACCATTGTGTGGGTAGGCTTTATGCCGTATTTCTTTTTTCTTTTTCAGGAGGACGTGATGAGTCTTTACGACAAACTGCCGAGTATAGATACGTCCAAGATCAAAACCATCACCAGTGACTTTTCGACAGGGCGTGATACGCTCCTTAAAGCGGTTAGCGGTACCGCTGTTTCAGCGGCGGATGCGTTAACCAGTTTTCGCAGCAGTATTACGAACAGTATCAATAGTACATTATCGGCGTTAACAGGAAACCTGATTTCCATAAGCGATCTTAATTCTTTCATCGATATCAGCGGAGGCAAAATCTCCCTGAATGAAAACGCGTTGATGAATAAGATCAAAGATGTTACTGGCCTGAATATATCGTCAACCGATAACATCCTATCGCAAGTAAAAGACCAGATTTACAGTACCATTAACCAGCAATCCAATGGCGCGTTAGGGAAGCTTATTGATAAAGATGGAAACGTTAAGCTTCTCGATAGTCTGATGTCGGGCGATGAGTATTATAAACTTTCAACGATTGTCGATCGGTATCTCGACGATCAAGGGAAAACGCGAACCGAATTCAGTTACAACGACTATAAGACGAACCGGACAGTTGTCACATCGTTGATTCGTCAAGCCGCATTAGCAGGCAACTATATCGATGTGCGTAGTCTGTATGACTCTGGGTCAGCGGAGGATAAAGTGGCGATGGCGACCACTTTAGCGGAATCGTTAAGCAGCGTTGGTCTTAACGGCGATTTCCGTACAGCTGCTGTGATCACCGAACTTATCACGGCTGAACGTGCCCGTAGCGTTGTCCCTGAACTCATTACGTTACTGTTTCGTAACTACCGCATTCCATCGTACCTTACCCTTAAAGAATACGACGCTGAAGCCTCGCGTTTAATTGATTTTGCCGATGCGTTTAAACCTGGATGGGGTAAAACGAACTATCACGGTAACGATGCAGAACTCCTCACGATGTGGATGGAAACATCCAGTGGGTTCTATTCTCTTTTCTCTCGCAGTAGGAAATACGCATCTCTTGCTGCGATGGGTAAGAATTATACAACTACCACCACGATGGCAGGCTTGAAGAAACTTTATCCTGATTTACCGACGGTGACGTTAGGTTAACATAATCCCTCTCCCAACCCAGCAGGGAAGGGAGAGGGGGTTTATGCAGTGAATATCAGAACGGCCGTTCTGTACGTTTCCATAACAGCCCTGATGCTATCCTGCCAGGCATGGTGTCAGACAACCAGCTAGCAAAATTACCTTTGCTCCAGAAACTATCGATATCAGCCATGGTTTTATGCATGCGACGACTTAAATCAGGAATCATGTAAACTTGTTCCGTAAGTGTCAATGCCGATAATACAGCAAGGTAGTTGTTGAGTGGAGTATCGTCAGCAAGAAGATCACTTAAGAAGCCACGAGGATCTAATTTTGCGATCGATGCGGCTGTCGTTGTGATCGGCATGGCGACGATGGACGACAGGTCATAAACACTGAAGCTGACATCGATGCCTAACGGTAACCGCTCACGTGTTGACGGCACGTTTCCAACATGACGAGTCACAGTGATGTTGTCGATAAGGCCCATTTTAATCTGGACTTTACCGGGAATATAACACTCACACATGAACGGCATCCCGTAGGACGATTTACCGGTAGCCTGAGGTAAACCACCTGCAAGGATCGCTAAAAGAGGTACCATGAGGTTCGTAAAGATCGACCAGCGGTCCCCGCTCCAGGAACGCAATTCCATCGTCAGATCTGCACGCGGAAGACTTACCGATGATCCGGAATAGAATTTCGGAATGTCGGCGAAGCCGGAACCCATGAAGGCACCAAAAATACCATCCAGGCCCATCCCGGAAATAGCACCATTAACGAGATCGGAACTGGCTTTGATGGCTTCGTCTAGTACAGCCCAACCTGTATTACCACCGGAGAGGGTGAAACGACGTTCGATGTTCGCTTGTGCACGGCTATTCATCGTCTGTGCGATTGAACTTTCTGAAGCGCTGTTTGAAAACGTTTCGGTTACACTGGTGACAGAGTCGACTCGAAAACTGATAAACTGAGCACCATCGGCCAGTTCAGCATCCATCAGATCAAGAAACGTAGCTTCTTCGGCTGCGTTCGTTTGACCGATTCCTTTGCTCTGTACGTTCGCGCCTCCAGCCGTTGATGCTGTTGTTGAAGCCTGCGTTGTCCCCGACGTCGAATTACCGACATTGGCTGTTGTACCCTGACTCTGTGTTGACGTACCTCCGTCGGAGGTAGCCGCTGAGACATTGAAGTTGGCATCAGCATCCTTGTTGGTGTATGATGCCCTTCCGAATAAAAGGTCGTCCATCGTTTGTTTATTATCACCAGCTGTCGCACTGTAAACAGCAGACTTCTGCGTGTCGGCGAGATACTGCGTTAACGTACGGCCGGTTACATCCGATGGAAATGCTCCGCTATCAAGTCGTTTATCAAGATCGTTCCAGAACTCCTCGTAAGACGAGTAATCGTTTTCCATCATGGATTGAATACGACGTACCCATGCGTTCTGTATGCGCTGACGTCGTGTTGCGATCTGGTAGATATCGATCCCACCACCTTTCTTATAAATCCCCGGTAGCGTCTTAGAGGCGTAGTTGATGAATTCTTCAACGTTCTGACCACCGATTGAATATTGGTGGAGTACGGTACCCCCTTCTTCCACATAGCCTTTATCTTTACCGGCACCGGCGATAAGACCCATGTTTATCGCTGTTTGGTTTACCAGCGTTTGGAAAGACGCCCAATACACGTGCATGGTTGGTACTTGATAGTAATATTGACTGGTAGGCTTACCCAGGAAATATCGACCGATACGTCCAACCATATACAGGTAAGGTAGAGGTGTGAGGTAAGAAAGAACGGTGGTATACGCTTTGGCTGCGTAATAAAGAATACCGGGATCGCGACCGGTTTTAACCGTTACGGCAACATCCGCATCGTAGAAATCAGTAAAGAAGATACTTGCGCCTGTAAAGCGAGGTTTACCGAATCGTAACGTAACGACTTCTTTAAAGCTGTTAATGCTTTCACTATAGCCTCGGCCCATGCCCGTTGATCCCGGCATAACCGCACGTCGGCGTTCTTTGATGTCGGCAAATTTGGTGTATTGCGGTGGCGGGTTAAGCACCCAGTTCCCACCTAAGGTGGTATCATCGACGTTATCGTAGGAATACGGTGTATGTCTCGCTTTAATCATGTCGGCACTCAGCGTGCTGCTATCGCCTGGTAATAAAAACGCTTGTTTGGTAATTAGGGCGTTTTGAACAAGAATACCCATGTAACATTCCTCAAGAAGAGGGCGGGAGATTCCCGCCCTTAACTAATGACTACTGTGCGTACCTTGTCCGTGTTGGAGAGATTCCTTGCGGACGATTAGGTAGTGACATCGTCTGTTGTTGAGAAGGACTTGCAGAACCCTTACCGATAGAAGAACCCTTAACGGCTTGGATTAATTCCGAAATAAGTTCATTCGTTCTACCGGTGTTCTTCTCGATGTTCTGCTGCGTGGTCAGCTGCTGTCGGAGAATTTCACCTGCGCTACCGTAGAAGTTCTCACTTGCAGCCGACGTTTGTGTCGCAGACTGCGCAACCTGTGCAGGCGTATTCGGAACCGATATCCCTCGATTTGCGCCCGGGTTTGACGGCAAATCGCTAGGTGCTGGAGTTGATGTCGGTTGTCCTGCCGCGGCTTTTGCTGTTTCGAAACTTCCAGGTGTTGGTGATGCTTCTCCAGGTGCTGGGGCCGTCCCGGCAGCCGCAGACGGTTTAGCTTCAGGGGTGGTAGAAGATACTGGGGCTTGCGGATCGTTGCTTACAGCAGGTGTTCCGTTTGCCTCTTGTGCTGCTTCGTTCTTCACCTGTTCGGCAGTGGTTGGTCCTTCAGCTTGATCGTCTGATGTTGACCCTGATAACTCGTCCATCATTTTCTTCAGGGTGCCGTTCTTAGCCGCCTGAATCCAATATGCAGAACGTTGTTCAACATCACGTAATCCGTTATAGCCGCCGTTAACCAGATAACGAACTTGGCGTACGTCACCCCGTTTTGCGGGATCGCGTAATACGTTACCTCGGTTGAGCCACCATGCGACACTACCTTCCGCCGCACCTTCCGGCGTTTCCAGGTAGGTCGGATCGCTGACAAGATCCTTATTCAAGGTCTTGGACAGACGAGCGTAGTTAGCTTTACCGGTAACCTGAATGAAGCCGCGTCCTAAATACTTCGCCCCGTCCCCTTTCTGTGTGTTTCCTAGGTCTTTACGATTACCATACACACGTTCGAATACCGCTTCCGGCCCCATGCTGATCGTCTGTGCGGCATCCTGCACATCACGGAATTTGTAAGGGAAGACCTGTTTAAGATGCTCTGGTGTCTTATAGTTCCCCTCACGTACGTGAGTGTAGTTCCCCGATTCATGTTCGATGTTCGCAAGGAACATCGCCATTTCCATTGGATCGGTAATACCGCGTTTTACAGCGGATTTAACAAGCGCACGACGTCCAGCTTCAGGACCTGGTCCCATTGCCGGTTTCTGTAAACCCATGTTAGGCAATCCAGTAAGATCGCCGGTTGACCCTAATCCCGCATTGGAAGTAGCCGAAGCCGTAAAGCTGCTTTCACCGACCTTATTCCTATTGGGGTTGTAATTCGCTTCGGAGTTACTCATCCCGCCGGTAATGCGAGATTTCTTCTGCCAGACACCGTCTTTCTTCTCGTACCCAGCCTGCTTCATCATCAGCTCTTGGATCTTCGATAATTTATCGGTATCCTCTTGCGATGCTTCCGCGTTCTTCTCACGAACCTTCTCTTTATCCGCATATTCTTTTAACAGATCGAGTTGGCTCTTTGTTGAACTGCTGGTGGTGTTAGCTTCAGTACCGGAGAAACCACAACTATTCCAGGACCATACAGGCTGCAGTGTACCTTTCTCATCACGGTATTGCGTTGCGACAAGTGCTTCACCGATTTCCCAGCGTTGGCTGTCTTTCAGGTTCTGTACCACGTCGGACAGAAGTCCTTGACCGCCCATGTCGCTAACTTGTTGGTAATAGGTTAAAAAGACGGGCAGGAAACGGTTATTCATCCAAGCAAACCAGATATCCTGATCATGCTTGCTGTTAACGTCTCTTCCGAACTTCGTCGCGAATTTCTTGTAGAGCGCGACAAGATCGCCACCGTATTTAACACCTTTACCTTCAGCGACAACGCCAGGTTCTACAGCGTCTTCAAGTTCCATCAGCACTTTTATCTGACTTAACAACGGAACCTTAATACCGTACGCACGAACACGGAGACTGGTGAGTTCATCGATGTATCCACCGGCAACCCATTTCCTACCACGGCGGTCTACGCTTTCAATAACCGCGGTTGCATCCAGTTTCTGTCGTCCTTTAGCGCCAGCGCTGTTGTAACGTTTATCGTTAAAACGTAACGACGCTTTCTGACCACGTAATGCGTTAGGCGCAACGGATTTACGCTGTGTGTCAGACATCCGTGACCAATCAGCAATGGCCTCATCATGAGAGTATTGTTTGATCTGATTCTGGTACTCTTTCTTGATGGCTTCGAGTTGTTTCAGCATCAAGGTTTTGACGTCTTGACCAGCAATATAACGCGTCGCACCAGAAGAACCCAACGGGTTAGCTTCGACGTAATACGGACCATCAGGACTATCGGAAGGCCAGATAAACGCTTCCGACCATTTCACTTTGTTCTCACCGTTCGGATATTTATCCATTTCCATGTATTTCTTCTCGTCCGGCATATGCTCTTTCCAGAGTTTGTATGCACGAGCGAAAACAGGAATAAAACGGTGCAGATACCAGCGTTTCCATTCGTTCATTCGGTCGGAATCTTCCAGGGACAATTCCCAGATTTCGAGAATCTTTTCCGAATCCGCTTTCGGATCGAATCCGATGGTATCCCCGGTCATAACCACATGGTCGGTGAGGTATGTTTCTGTCGCAAGCAGCTTCTTATTGAAGTCTTTATCGTCCCCTTTTGCACCGTATGCAATAAGACGGAGCTTCTGCATCGGGTCAGGCTTCTCGGCGAAATGCTGATAGATCTTCCATCCAGCATAAGCAGCCAATGCACCGCCAGCGATAGCAAGCCCAACAGGTGATATAAGGAATGCACCTAATCCCGATAACCCACCAACGGCGTTCAACGCGGCCCCACCCGCCATTAACGCACCACGACCTAACCATCCTGCCGCACTTAGTCCTCCCTTGACCAGCGCGCCGGTTCCTCTAATGAGACCTTTGCCCAACAACCCAGTTAACGACGCACCGCCGCTTAACACCGCCCCAAGACCACCCAGAATTTTTCCAAGCGGACTCGCCATGAGACGTTTACCTAATGCGGTATCACCGAGCATATCGAAAAGGCTTCCGAGTAACCCTCGTTTCTTCTCCTTTTCTTCTCCTTTATTGGAATCTTTGCCGGTGTCATCCTTACCGTTTTCCTTGGCTTCACGCTTACGTTTCAGGTCTTCCAACGATCCTTCTCGAACACCATCGCCATTCCAATCGCGGTAATCCTTATCACCTCCCGGCATACGCTGGTCAAGAAGCTGGTAAATAGCATCGAGGCGATCTACCATGCTCGACGTTGTTCCCACCAGTAACGCGTCAGGTGATTGGAAATTTAATCCCATCCGCCGTAGACCGTTAACGGTTTTACCTGGAAGGGCTTTAAGGGTGTCCTTTGTCTTACGTAGCAACGTTAACGGTAACGTAAAAGCTTTTACACCGAAGTTGATGAGCTTTTCTTTTAAACGACGAATCGCTTTACCGTATTTATCGACAAGTCCTTTCTGCATGTCGGCAAGCGTAAGTACGACGTTACCTTGTGCATCAACAACATCACCATCGATGTCTTCAAGATTTTTGATGACTTGCCCATCAGAGCGACGGAAATACCCACCCGCCGCTAACACCATGGATAATAGACGAGGCGTTGATTCTCCCTTGACGTAAACGTCGGGCGTTCTGTCAAGCTGTTTGTAGATCTCAACCGCACCGCGTTTTAACATCCGCGGCAGACTTAATACCGTCGTGATTCCATTAAGACCGTCATGCGCCCACGCTTTAAGTCCTGAATTCTCAAAGGCACGACCGGCGCGAGTGACCAACCCTTTCTCGATATCCTCGTTGCTGATTACGATGTTTCCATCCGCATCAACGAGCGGGCCTTTGATATCCTTCATCCGTTTTACGGCTTTTCCTGTCGCTTCGTCGAAGTATAACCCCTGACGAAGTTTGGCAGCCAGTATGCGTGGTTGGGATTCCCCTTTAACGTAAATGTCAAACGGAACCTGATCGACTTTGGATAATGCACCGAACACAAAACGGTTGAAATTGATAATGCGTCGGCCGGAATTTACCAAACTACCCAACGTGCGTTCTGCACCCCAGCGCGCGCCTTTAACACCTAAACGTGCGGTATTTTTAATTCCTTTCCAGAGGAGATTGCGGCCGCCTTTAAACAGGTTGCGTCCGCCGAGTTTTTGTTTGGCGCGATCGATAAATGAAATAGGTGCTGCGCCTTCAGGCACGTCTTCACCATCCAGCGAAACGTTATTAGACCAGTCTTTCTCAGAAATGGCTTTCAGCAACGCAAGCATCTCAACACGTTGTTCGGATGCTTCAGATAACGCTTCGAGATAAAGCTCTTGCCACGCTCGATTCTGTTCTTCAAGCGATGTGGTGATAACACCCGTGTCGTTCCACCATTTATCGTAGCCGATGTTTTCATCAATGGTTACTGTTCCAGCAGCCTTACGATCGATGTTTGGTAGACCCGCATTTTGGACGTCACCAGTTGATGGTTTTGCGTCACGATAACCCAGCGCCAGCGCTCTTGTTTCCTGAGCGGTTAATCGCGTATTGACATCGCCGCGGTCAGCGTACTCTGGTCGGTCGATGTATTGATCGATTTCAGAGAAATACCGATCGTGATTAACCGAGTAGCTTCCGTCGCTATTTCTCGTTACAATCCCGATCCGTTCCAGATATTGGACGTCACCAGTACGTTTCAGTAGGTTAAGGTTACGCTGGATATCCGGTTGTAAAGATTTCAGATTACCGTAACGAAGATCGGCTCGGTTACGTTCCGTGTAATATTGCCCGCGGTTTCCAATGACCTGATGGCGTTCGCCCTTATCGTTGACATCATCACGAATACCGTAACGGTCACGAAAGTACGTGGAAAGTTCCTTAATAGCGTCGCGGTCAATACTACGATCGAAGTTGCTTTCATCCGTAAAACGAGCCGGGTCGAATGCGATGTTCGCGTCGCTATCTCGTGCCAACTGTTTAGCCAGTGCCTTCCTGGCTTTTTCCGATAATTGCTTATCGGGATCGATGACCGAGATAACCTCGTTGAAACGGCTGGCGTAATAACCAAATGTACGTTTGTTAAACAGCGTGTCGTTGACGCTTTGCTCACGCGTGCGCTGAGACACGAATTGCCCGCTGATGCCGTCATAGACCTCGTAGTCAGGATCGCTGTTTCCGGTGCGGATACCTTCACTGCTTTTCAGAATGCGTGCAAGAAAACCAGGAATAACCTCGTTGATGCTGCGGTAGGTTAAACCGTCGAAAGATGTTTGCTCTGCCAGTGTTTCAGCGGTGTCGTTCATCACACGGAAGTTACGTCCGCTGTCCATGTTGAACGCCCAACGCCCTGCACCGCGTAACAATTGCTTGTAAAACGGATCGCTAAGATTGAATTCGTTTTTACGAATATCTTCCTGGAGCAGTTTACCGAGATTACGCGTCGTGTAAGCGGCAGCCTCACCACCTTGATCCACGGCTTTTAACGCGCTAGCGAATTTAGCATTGGGGTGACGTTTTGCTAAATCGCGTAACGCCATCCTGCCTTTATTAGCCATCCATGGTGCGACAGTTGAGCCAATGAACTGACCCAACATCTTTCCTTGCATTTCCTTAATATCGCCTTCTGACCCCATCCCATCCATCATGGACATCGAGTCACGTGCTTCGTTTAAACCGTATAACGCATCGTTTGCGCCAGACACGACGCCTTTTAAAGCACCTAATGCGTTGGTGGCAAGGTTTTTCTTAACATCGGCAAAGAAACGGTTCTCGAAAGAACTCATCGCATCTAACGCATTACCAAAGAAACGTTGGTACGCGCTACGGCGGAATTCTTCCGACATTTTTGCTTTAGCTGCATCAGGTAAAGCCGTGTTCTTCTGGATGTTTTGTAATAAACCGATATAGACTTCGGCTAACTTTTTATGCTGATCAAAACTTGCACGTTGAATCGCTAAGGAACGATATTTCAGTTCCAGGCTTTTACGCATGTAGCGTGCAGCGAATTCGTTGTTGAAACCAACCATCTTGGCGACGCCTTCTTGCATCGCGCTCATTTGTTTGTTGGTTACAGCGTACCGTTTGTCAGCGATATCGTCACGGATACTCTCTTTCGCTTGCTGTTCAGCGAACTGATCCGCGCTTTGGTTTGCTGATTCGCCTAATGCCTCGGCAACCTTGCGGGCGATCTCATCGTCCCCCGCGCTCGCCATGCGTTGACGAAGGGTTTCTTCAGCTTGTTTACGTTCGTCTTCTTCCTTGGCTTCTCGCTCCCATTGCTCAAGAATTTTCTTCGAGAAATCGGGCATGCTCGCACGGTATTTCTTGGTCAGTTGTGCGGCTAACCGTTTTGAGCTTTGGACCTTAGGAAGAACGTCACGAACGGCTTCATTGTATAGTTCCTTCGTGGATCCGACGGCGGAATCGATAAGATCCATACCGTCGCTGTAGCCCTTAGGCAATGCGTTTCTGGCGATCTCCTTCATTCTTTCGTAGGAAGTAAGATCCTCAGCAGCACCTTTAACCGCGCCTACCACAAAGCGTGTTATCGGTTTACGATCGTCTTTGGGTTCGTTAAAATCGAGATCCAGGGAGAAGTCTTCATCCCAGTTATCCCAATTATCATCACCCTCAACACGGGTTTTATCTACCATGTATACCTCCAGTTCGATACGTTCCCATGTTACGTTGGAACGTGATGCACGAAGTTTACCTTCGGCATTGATAATGTTGAAGCGTAACTTCACACATCGCCCACCTGATAAAATCAGGCAGGTACGTAACCTAATAACTTCCTCGCCTCAAGCAAGGAAGCGATGGGTGACGCCATCACCCATTACGTCTCTCGTGTGTTCAGATGATACCGCCGCAGCCGGTGGTGGTAAAGAGGAGTGTCTCCATGGCTAAAGTCAGAGAGCCGTTTAATATTAGCATTTTACACCTCGATAAACAGCAGTTACGTTTTCTCCCCAAGATCACGAGCATGAGCATTCGTGACCCAAGCACCGGTAATTTCCACGATGATGGTTTCTATTCTTACACCATCTTTGGTAGTGCGGGTAGTGAAGACCGAGACCGTCGATTTGCGGTGATTGAATGTAAAGTTGAAATCCTGCATCCTGTCATTTACGACCGCCTCATTCGACTAAAACACCTCTATGGTGATATCATGTCAGGAAAGGCGTACGCTCGTTGGGATCCCGAACAACGCGACTTCGTTGCGTCTGATGCGTTAACAGGACAAACGGGATACGGGTTCTTTGCACAGCACGTCGCTGATATTAAGTTCGTTTCAACGGGTTCAGCTCAACGAGAGCTACGAATTAAAGTTGTCGAAGAGAACATGTTCAAAGCGATGACCCGTCACTTACTGGTTTTACCTGCGGGCTTACGTGAAATAGAAGTAAAAGAAGGCGGGTATGAAAGCGAGCAAGAAATCACGGAGTTGTATCGTCGTTTCCTTGCGATTTCTAACACCGTCCCTGATGGATTAAAAGATTATTCCGATCCCGTTTACGACGGTCAACGCTGGAGCTTACAGAGAACATTTAACGATATCTACGCTTTGTTGTTGGATATGTTCCAAGGTAAGAAAGGGATCTTCCAAGGGAAGTTCGGCTCACGTCGTGTTTGGAACTCAACCCGTAACGTTATTTCGGCAATTAACCCCACAACGGAGGTACTAGGGTCGCCTAACCAGCCTTCCTGTACCGCAGTTCAGTTAGGGTTATACCAGATGAGCAAAGCCGCCCTACCCGTGACGCAACACGCGTTACGTACGGGGATTTTGCAGGAAATATTTGTCCGTGATGTTACAGAAGTTGAACTTATCGATACCGAAACGATGGAACGTGAACGCGTCACGCTTGATCCAGACACCATCGATGACTTTACAACATGGGACGGAATAGAACGTTTATTGAACACCTTAAGCGATCCTGGTGTGCGTAACGAACCTATCATGGTTAATGGACGATATCTTTGTCTTGTCTATGTGAACAACGATTCGTTTCGGTTATTCCGTGGCATGAGTGAATTACCCCCGGAGATGTTGAATAAACCTGGCGCGGATGTTCACCCCATTACGTATACTGAGCTTATTTATATCGCCGGTTATAAGTACTGGAACAACCTTGCTGCGATGGTTACACGTTATCCGGTATCTGGTATGCAATCCGTCATTCCGTTAACCTGTTACGCGCGTACGACCGTTGCAGCAAAACCGAAAACTGAACTTGATAGTAACTGGGAACCAATAACGGATGAGCGATTTATTGCGTGGGAATACCCAGACTGGTTACCTAATGCTTCATTCGTAGAAACTACTATTGTCCCTGCCCCATACCTTCAGGGGCTAGGAGGGGATAAGTCCTTGAAAAATAAAGACTTTTTTCAAGGGAAGTTGTCCGGTATTCCTGAAAGGGAGTGCTTGAAAAACCTACGAATTGCTGGGAACCCCTAAAGCTCAACGACCCATGAGGTGCCGAAAGGCAGAAACAACAGTTGAGATGCACTACCTCCCATGGAGGCTTAGGCTGAAAGAAAAGCCGCGTAAGCGGTGCTAAGGTGCGTGATAATGGGCAATCAGCAGCCTGGTTGTTGCGTAGTAATACGGTATTCTTGAAAACAAGAATGTGAAACAACGCAGGTTCAACGACTAAGGGATTTACCACCCTGTAGAGGACAAGCGTCTTCGAAGTGTAGGTTACCGTAACAGGTGCTGCTGAAGAATACTTCAGTACCGCATTCTCGATACGATCGAGAAGGTGAAGCTGACGGTTTGATATAGTCTCCTCTTGCATGAAAGTGCAAGCAGCCTGTCATGTACGTATCCATGCTGGCGGTCTCAGCGTAGCGAACTGAGGCGAAGACAAGGTTCGATGGTGATACGGTCTCGGTTAACGTTCTTTATTCCATGGAAGCTATTGACGAAATTACCAACTCGCACAAGAAGCGAGCTTTCTGGGTAAGTGGTAAAAATAAATTCAACATTGATATTGGTTACGATACGGTTGCGTTCCTATTACGCAACTTAACGGGACCTCGTGGAGCCTAACCCATGGCAAAACTTAAATACCTTGATTACTACCGACAGTTTGGTGTCAGACGCTACCAAGAGCTATTGTCACCAAGATTACGTTTAGTGCAGCTATTGCAGCTGCCGCGTTATGCTGTCTATCATTACACCGCAACGGATCCATCATTGATAGGTCCTCCAGAAAACGAATACATGCTGAGTAAAGAAAATGCTCAACTATGGATTTCGTTTGCTGATGATCTCGCAACCAAACAAGGTGCGCCTCGACGCGATCAACGATTCCAACTTCCACGAGCGAAATTGGATTATCGTGCATCACATCGTCGTTTTCGTTTGGTTACCGATCTAAGTACGGTGGAGAAAAACATCAACGCTCAGATCGTTGCTAACTACGCACATCTTAACCACATGTACATCTATCGTCCAACGCTCACCCGTTGGTATGATGAATGGTTCAACGTGCGTAAAACAATTTGGTCGAAAGCCAACGAAATCGCACAGCAAAGCGATCGTCAACACTTTTTGTTGTTCCGTATACCGTCAACATTGCCGAAGATTTCGCTGATGCGTACCACGCAACAGGCACCGACCCGTAACAACCTCATGAATTTCGCCACGCCGGAGGAGCTGTCGTTCTTTGACTTCTTCCGCTGGTTGGGAACCGATCGTGAGAACAGTACGATGGCTTCATTAGACAGAGCCACGCTGGATAAGCTTAACGTTGTATTTACGGACGGTGTGTACTTCTTTACGCTGAATCTCGGCCTGCTGGAGGAATGGCGTACCGGGCTTGTTAAGGAAGGGGAAGAACTCGATAAAACGACACTTGAAACCTTCCAGCGTCGTTGGATGATGGCGGTAACACGTTTGTGGTCGCAGAGCGCGAATGAAGAAGAACAGAAACAAGAAGAGGAACAGGTTCTTCGTCAAGAGCGAGATATTCTTACCGACAACCCGGATGCGGAGTACGATGATCGCGACGTCGTGCTTCCTAACGGTGAGGATCTGGCCACTGTTCTTGACCCCGATGAGTTAGAAGCGGAGTTGGTTGGTGGGTCGGATGAAGACGATGACGCTGATGCATGGAACGCCGTTGTAGAACGCACGTTCGAAGATGTCCGTGAAGTACCCGGGGTAGAAGTACAACCGGATTTCCAACCCGATGAAGATCAGGACATTACCGACGATCTCTTCGAAGTCGTTACCGACGATACCGAAGAAGAAAAGGTTGATGTCTTTGACGCGGCAACGTTACCAAAAACGCACGGTGAATATATTCAGTCGTTATCGGATGCGGTGTTGGCGCGCGCGAGCGATCTGGCGGATGCGGGTCAGTTAAGCGGCGTCCAATATAAAGCAGCGATGCGTAACGCTGACGCCATCCATGAAATCGAAGCACCTGACGGTTCTGGATTAACACTTGCTGAGTATGTTGAAGTTAAACCAAAAGCCGCGAAATTAGCGCCAGCAAAGGTTATGCCGGAAGCGGACGTTATCGTCGATAAGAGCCTATGTAAATCGACGCTCGCGGTGTGGGATAAACATTACGTTGAACACGTGATGCAAAAGGACATCGCAGCCGCTGTTGTTGCCGTACAACAGGCAGGTTACCCTGTCACGGGATATAAAGTTGAAGATGTTGTTGACGTGATGGGGGATTATCAAGTCATCACGATTAAACTGGCCCCTGTAGGCGGTGTCCCGACCACGTTCCCGGTGATGTTGCCGAAGGTTCGTAAGGATGGCATTTATGTCGTTAACGGCATCAAATACCGGATGCGTAAACAACGTGTTGATAAACCTATTAGAAAGGTATCATCATCCGAAGTTGCGTTGAGTACCGCCTACGGTAAGGTGTTTGTTAAACGTTCAGAGCGCGTCGTTAATAACGCCGGTCGTTGGCTAACACGTCAACTTACGGCGATGTATTACGATAAGTCCTCACCCTTAACCACGTTAAAACGTGGTAACGTCTTTGATCCGACTGTCAAAGTTCCGTACTACTTTGCAGTGCTTGCACGCAATTATACCCAAATCCAATTTGCTGATTGGGATATACGTCTCGATATAAAAACGCTACCGGAGTTCATCGGGGAAGATCGGTTCAACGAACAGTTAGCCGAAGGGCTCCTGACGTTTGCGCGTAACACGCTGGGTGAATTCTTAGCAATCGATAAACGCAATCAGCTCTATATCTGTCAGTCAGGACAAACACCAACACCTGTAGGGACGTTCCCTGATTTCTTCGGTATCAATGCGGCTAAGATGCCGATCGAAGCCGCCGATCTTGAATTCATGGGTGTACGTATTCCGGTTGGTGTTGTTCTAAGTTATCTGGGTGGACTTACCCCGTTATTAAAACATCTTAAAGCGAACTATCGTACGGTACCTCGCGGTTCTCGTATGGGTCTAGCACCCGATGAATTCGCGGTGAGCTTTGATGACGAAAGTTTGATCTTCAGTAAAGACGATCGCATGACGACGTTGTTGCTGGGCGGATTTAACGAGTACCGTAACTACATCGGTTACGCTCGCGGCGCTTTTGACAATCGAGATATCTATTTTAACGTTGTCGATGGTGCTGGACTTAAGGTTCGCCATTTACGTGAACTTGAACTCATGGAGCGTCTTTTCGTTGATCCGGTAAGCCGTACGTTGCTACAGAACATGGGAGAACCTACCGATTTCGCCATGTTGTTACTGCGTGCTGTTGAACTGCTTCTGGATGATTGGGCTCCTAACACGAACGATGTGAACTACCAACGTTTTAAAACGTACGATAAGTTCGCTGAATTGGTGTATAAGGACCTGGTTGGCGCTATTCGTCAGAATGAGAACAGCAGTCAAGGAAATCGCCAGAAAATCTCAATCAGTCCGGTAAGCGTCTGGAACCAAATTCTCGACGACAGCGCGTCCATCGTGATCGATGAAACCAACCCGATGCTGGATATCAAGCAGGGTGAAGAAGCAACGATGACTGGTATCGGGGGTCGTTCAAAGACATCGCTTCGACGCGCACGCGATCGTGAATACGACAAGTCCGATGTTGGTATTGTGTCAGAGGGTACGAAAGATAGTGGGGACGTAGGTATTTCTGCTTACCTCGCACCTAACGCAAACATTGTGTCTGTATACGGTGAAACGAAACCCTACGACGAGAAAACGGATGGTATCTCGTCAATAATGAGTACATCGGCACTTGCAGTACCTGCTGCCGACAGAGATGATTAACGCTTTTAATAGCAGGGTCCGTCTATGTGGCGACATGTAGATGAGATTCACTGAATTGCGAAGACATCCATCGCTGTTATCGACCAAAACGGATTCTGAAAAGAAAGACGGTATGGTTATAAAACAGATAATAGCTTAAGGACAATCCGCAGCCAAGTACCTAAGGATCGCTGTGAAGCGTTCTAGGGTAAAGGTTCAACGACTAAGGGATTCATCCCCCGGTACCCCTCGAGTGAGGCATTCTCCTTGGATAAGAGAATGGCGCTGGATGCGCTGGGAAGAAGTGAACTCTCGTTGAGGCGCTGAAGAAGCACCGTTTGAAACGAGATGTGATATAGTCTGCTCTTGCGTGAGAGCGCAAGCGGGTTGGTGATGCACCTATCATCACCACCGGGATAAGATTAACGACCTTATCTGAACAATCTAGACGCACAGTAATTGTATTTTGCTGGATTTCGCCAAAGCGTCTCGTATTTATAGGTATACAGCACAACCGCATGATTGCCGCTGAGGGTTACGATGTACAACCGTGGCGCACCGGCGGTGAGACCGTTATCGCGCATCGTGTTGGTAAGCTCTTCGCAGCAGCTGCCCAAGGCGATGGTGTTGTTAAGAAGGTCACCAAAACTGCGCTTACGATACAATACGACGATCCAGAGTTAGGAGAAGAGGTTTTCCAACTCGGCACGATAATCGGGAAAGGACCAGGTAAGTATTATCCTCACGATCTCATTACCGATTATAAAGTCGGGGATCGCGTTAAGGATCAGGATGTGGTGGTCTTCCATCGTCTTTATTTTAAACGCGATTGGTGGAACCCAGGTCAGGTTGTTTGGCGCGCAGGTGTTCTGTCTCTTGTCGGTATTCTGGATATTCCAGAGACTCACGAGGACAGTTCGTATATCTTCGACAATCTTGCCGATCGTCTCGTAACACCATCGATTAAGAGCCGTACGCTCATCGTTGACGCCCATCTCAACATTCGTGGTCTCGTGAAAATCGGCGATCATGTTGAACCACGAACGATCCTTGCAACACTGGAAGAACCGATTGCGACCGATCTGAGTGATGAGAGTCAGGAAGCCGTTGAAGCATTACGTCGTATGAGTCAGTATAACCCACGTGCTGACGTTCATGGTGAAGTTGTACAGATCGATGTGCTGTACCGCGCTCAGATTGAGGATATGAGTGAAACCATGGCGGCGCTCGTCGGTGATGCAGATAAAGCGCGAGCTAAACGCGTTAAGGAACTGAAACTCAACGAAGCAACTACGGGGCGTATCAATAACAGTAACGTGAGAATAGACGGTAATCCGTTAGGCGAGAACCAGATCGCCATCCGTATTTTCATGCGTTACGACCTTGGTGCGGGGATGGGCGATAAAGGTACCTTCGCAGCTCAAGCGAAATCCGTTGTCTCTTCCGTGGGTCATGGTGTGAACAAAACCGAAGACGGGCACACCCTTGATGCTATCTTCAGTGGCACCAGTATCGCTAACCGTATCATCGGTTCACCGGAAGTGGTTGGGACTGTGAATCTTGGTCTCCTCTACGCAACGGAACGAGCTGTTGATATTTATTTTAACGACGCCAAATAAGAGCAGGGGGCTTCATGCCCCTGCTCGTTTATTTCGCTGAACGCAGTACCTTCTTGACGTATGTCAAGAATGCGATGCTCTGACATTAAAAGGAAAAGTGAATGAACCAAGAACAACTTAACACGGCTCGGGCAGCGAGCTTTATTGCGCTGACGAACGCGGTAACGTTGGTTGCTGAGGTCGTACGTCAAACCGTTGGTAATGATGCCGCCGATCCTGACGTGAACAAAAAGGTTATGCCGTTGGGATTGGAAGATGCGGTTGCTGCGCGCTTAAACAGCCGTCTGGAAACCAAAGAACCCGTAGGTAGTAATGCGTTGGAGGGAGCGCAGTAATGATCACCAATAAAACCGTTTATGCTGTTGAGCCCATTGTCGAAGGGTTTATCAAACGTAATCAAATCGTCGCAGCCATTCCAGGTACCCCGTTAGCCGCGGTTTGTGAAACCATGCACTGGAACCAGCCGCCGGAAGACGCGGATGCGTTGGTACAGCTTAGTGCTGAACGTATGGTTGTTGCTGAAACACTCGATGAAACCGAAGATGGCGTTGTAGCACCTGCCAGCGAACGCGAGGTTTATATCCACGATGAAGTTTTACAGACCGCAGTTCAAGACGTGGTGGAAAAAGTGGTGTATGCCAAAGAGTTGGCGCGTAATACCATCCTGCCGAAATGCCGTGCACTGTACCCGGAACTGGAAAAACGTATCGATTCGATCATCCTGGCACCGAAACTGATCCCGACGGTAAGTCTGAGTTACTATCCTGAGTTTTATAACTCCGAAGAGTACCAGGCCTTAGTTGGCGATTACGATCTCAACGGCTTGATTTCGATTAATAACGATTTCACCCCAACCGAAAAGCTCGCATTTATCACCGGCGATAAGCTGCGTACGTTGCTGTATACCGGTAATGAAAACCTGGATCGTTTTGTACAGCAAGCAACGGAAGGGATGAGCGATCAGGCGCTGGAAGACATCTACAACTATTTCTTCCGTGGCTCCGCTCCTTCTTCGAACACCACCGCTTATCTGATTACGTACCCAGATAGCGATAACGTTGCATTCCATGGTTCGCGCGCTGCGGCAACTCCTGCATTCCTCTGCTACATGTGGGCCGTTAACCTGCTGGAAGATATCCAGGACGGCAACGACATGATGCTTGAAAACTACCGCGCTAAAATGCAACAAGCTCGTGCTGCGGCGATCAACGGGATGGCACGCGTCGGTCGCGATCGTATCCTGCGTATGGAGCGTGGCGAGCTGATTCTTTCTGCGCCGTCAGCTTCCCAGATTCAACGTGCTGAAGACGCGTCAACGATGACGATTTTCGTTAATGCGGATGTCTACATGGGTTATCTGCAAGAAGGTGGTTCGCCGGAAGCACTAACCGCAGCTGTCCTGTTAGAACGCGAACTCATCAGTAAAGACGAACTGTTGGCTAACGGTGCGGGCTTCATGCAGCATTACCGTAACTACATCAACATGAAAGCCAGCCAGCAAGCCGCAAACCGCTTACGCGCATACGCGTTGGCATTGCAGGGTGTATTTGCTGACCTGATTACGGTGGACCTCGATGAAGATACCCGTAAGAAGGTTATGGAAATCGTACGTGGTGAAGTTGCTACTCTTACCGATACCGACGTAGCTAACTTCCAGCAGTATTTCCGTACGCTGTACGTGAAAACCATGCATCATGAAGACGCTCAAGGCGTTAACCGTCTCATCGACGAGATCGATTTGATTATGCGTGAACGTCCTGAACTCACGGTATTCGAAGCAGCGACCATCGCAACAATGCATCTGACCACCGATTACGTGGCCCAGCAGCTTTACGTTATCCAGATTAGCGAGGTGTAAATGGCGCTTGTCCGCAACGGTGCTGCGGTGCTTGCGGACTGGGACATACAAGAAGATAAATCTGTTGTTACTCGTGGCGGGTGTTCGATTCTGACGCCCGTCCGTTACGAGGGATTGGGTTTATCTATCATCGGGAGTGAGAACCGGGTTTGTGCGTGCTGCCCGATTATTCTTCCTGATGGTCAGTATGGTGTCAGCCACGCATTGACCCAGCTCCATATCGACCCATCTGACATCCGTGAGATTACCATGGATGGTCAGCCGTTTTACGAATTTGTATTTCTTCCCGGCGACACGGTGTTGGTGTCAACCGATGTCGTGATGCGAAACTCTTTCCCATGGCTGATGTATAACGAGATCTATACGCTCGGTAAAGTGCCATGGTGGTACACTGAGAAAGAAAAATATCAGCTGCTCTACACGTCAGCGAAATTGGCTGGCGTTAAATTGAATGCGGATAGCAGCATCTATTCCGTTCTGGCTTCTATCACCACACGTGACCCCAACGATCGTCGTCGAGCATGGCGTTTGCTTTCGGATGAGGAACGCAGCACCTTAAAAGCCATCGACATCGGATTGCGAAACATTATCGATAGTGGTACAAACACCATCACCAACTTAATGGGTGGTTACGTGAATAACGCAATCGATAGTAGTTTGGTTTATCCTGCAGATACGATCAGCGAAACAGAAGCGATTCTGAGGGGGTGATATGTTATCGTCTATCGAGACTATTGTCCCAAGAGCGATTATGGAACGTTGTGCGTGGGTGCCGAGTAAAACGCTTCCTTTCGGTTTATTGCATATCAGCACCGATACCGAACTGAAAACGATGATGCCACGTATCCCTCAACGTACCTTGCGTATGGAAGACGGGTCGTTTCCAAGGATCTGCGTATCCAGCAGTTTGATGGGTTGTATATACGGATACAGTACCGCAATCAAGCAGTACTATTCCGGTGGCCACTTAGCCCATTGGTTAGGCGGGTACGTTATTTATCGTGTTCCGTTTGATATCGCCTTACGCCCACACCGTACGTTGTTATCAGATGTTGATATTAGCGATGAGCATTGGTTGTTTCACGATCCGCGTTATCCAAACGGGTACCAAACCGAGCGTATCGGAGAATGTTTTATCGCGGCTGTTCCCAAAGGGAAGATTACAGATAGCGATGGAAAGGAAAACTCTGTTACGACAGAATGTCCGGTGTTTTATATCCACGCGGAGGTTGACAACGTTCCGTTATGGTTGCGTCAAGGTGAGTTTCTGGTGGTAAAGAAAGGTTATTACCGGATGCAAATTAATCATTACGATCATCGCTTAGGCGTGATGGATTTCTCTAATGTGTCTGTTTCACGGATAACGTTAGAGAAATATCTGGCAGCCAAAGACGACGCGTTGGTACTATTGGGGCATCAGTGCGCCGGATCGTATGAATGGTGATATAACGCTTACGCGTCGCCTTCTTGACGTAAACGTGGGAAGGTAACGCTTTTTTTCATTCAGTTGCTTATAAAGGGGTTATGATGCAACCACCAATTAGTAATCTTGTTTGCACCAGTTATCTTGGTGTGAATAAGAAAGGTATTATCCGTCCTAATGCTGACGGTGCCTACACCTGTATCATAGGCGGATTTAACTGCTTTAACAATACCGAAGAATATTACGAGCTTGAGCGTTCGAAACCGCTATTCCTGGAAAACAGCTTATTGCAAACAAACGCACGCAATCGTTCGTTGAAAGGGGAATACGGTCACCCTAAACCAGAGATCGGTCAGGATGCAACCAGCTTTTTGCAGCGAGCATTACGAATCGAAGAAACGAAGGTAAGCCATTGTTTTTCTAAGATTTGGTTAGAAGAAGCTGGACGCGATCGTCGTGGTCGTCCTGTCGTGATGGTGATGGGGGATGTTATTCCATGTGGACCGTACGGTGATCCGTTACGTAAAGATTTTGAAACGCCGCTGGTGAATGTGTGTTTTTCTGTTCGAGCGCTAACCGACCCGCAGATTTGGCAGCGCGAACGCCGTCGTGTTATGACCCGTGTCATGACTTACGATTACGTTAACTTGCCTGGGATCGAGTTTGCAACCAAGTATGACTCTCCGACGATGGAAGGGTTTCAGAAAGACGTAGAACAGGAAGCTAAAGCGATCATGGATGCGTACGATCTCCCGATTACAGCACCAATGGTTGACGAGCTTGTTATTCGTTCTGGTGGTCAGCACGCGTTAGCCATGTTGTCCGGAGACAGTCCGGTTATCTTCCTGGATCAGTTACGTAACCACCTACGTTGCGATGTTGTTAAAGCGGGCAGCTTTAATCATTGGTAAAAGATGTTACGTTATATTGTGTACGGAAGTAATCGTTACCGTATTTAGGTGGTTTAGCTCAACTTACATCCTTTTTGCTATCTTTAATGCCTGCTACCAGGGCCGTTATGGACACCGCGTCACATAACGTCCTTCCGTCGTGATGGACGAGCCTCCTTACCCACATGGGTAAGGAGGTACTTTTTATGCCGTCATTTTGATGTAAGATCTTACCGGAACACATTATTCTACGGATACATACGCCGTATATGAACTTTATTGTTAAGTAGGAATTTAAAAGATGCAAGAAGAACGCGATATGCCTAAATCACCGGATGTTATTATGCAAGCTTCTGAGAAAGCCACCAAGCTTGCTGTGAGCGTATATGGGTCATGCCATCAAGAACAGTCTTATGTCGATCTGCTTCATGCGGCTGAGCGCGCATTAGCGTGGACACTGTATATCCACAAACACGCTTACCAGGCTTCTTTTAATGCGGTTAAAGAAGCTGTTTCACCGATGCTGATTGACCTTGCGGGACGTAAAGCAATCGGGACGATATCCACCGAAGAAGAACGCTCGACCCTTCACGAAATCCTGGGCGTGGCCGATGCTTACGGTATTTCACTTGCGGTTATGGAACCACAGCAGATTACTTTCGATGTGTTGAGCGATCGTGCATCTATCGTGAGACAACAAATTGGTCGCGCGATGGAACATCCGTCATTACCTGCTGTTTTGACGTATTTTAACACCGTGTATTGGGGCTATACGTTACACCCAGAAATCGCATCACCAGGTTCTGTTATTCCGTGTGTTGATCTGCTCATTCGTCTGTTGTGTAATACGACCACAGAACCGCTGCGCTCACCGAACGTTCTGTTGACCGATGAAGAATTAGATGAGCTTCGTGCTATCTCCCCGACCGCACGCTGTATGGTGCAGCTATATCGCTATATCCAGAAAGCTGACGAACAAGACTTCATGTGGGAAGATCCGTCCGAAGAAGATAGCGATGGAGAAGAAGATGCCACACAAACGCGCAATTACAAGGTGATTCGTTTCGCGCGGAACGTTGCGGCATTATTGGAAAAAAGTTGAGGTCTATATTACCTAACTGATAGAACGCAGGGAGTTTAAGAAGTAAACCTTAACCGACTTGTGTTTTCCCTATGAAGAAAGAATCTTCTGATTTTATCCTTTTGATCGATCGAAAAAACTAATTGGAGTATTAACATGTCTGAAGCTGTAGAAACCACCGTAGCGACTGAAACCACTTCTAACGTACGTCCGGAAGTTCAGGCGCTTTCTGATAAAATCGCCGCTGGTCTTAAACTGGACGAATCAGGTAGCCAGAAGTTAGGTAGTGATTTCCTGGGTACTCTGGTAACACCGGAAGAAAAAGAAATCCTGGAAAAAGCACAGAAACTGACCACTGACATTGGTCTGGCTCACGGTCTGGCGGTTGGCCGCGTTGGCGCGCAGTTCATGGCGGATAACAAGCAGGTTGACGTTGTTTCTGTGACACTGCCGCTGGGCAAAGACGTTGTGTCTGCAACCGTTCAACGTAGCGCTGAAGTTGGTTTCGGCTCTAACGAGAAGAAACAGGTTTACGGACGCTTGACTACCGCGTATAAGAAATCTTTCCCGACAACTCAGGTTAAGCATATTCGTGACAACATCAGTGCGTATGCGGCCGAGCTGCTGAAAGACTGATTGTAACATAACACGTCTCTCTGTATGACCCCACCGTAGCCCTGTATGGGGTTGCGGTGGTGGTTATGTTAAGGTTTTATTTTTATCCTTTGGGGGTTAGTGCTATGTTTTTATACACCCTTCAATTAGCTAAATATCGTTGGCTTTCAGACACACGGGCGTTCCTACTGGACACAACGGTGAAAACAGGTAACCCGCTCTTCGCACCTTCATGGGAACTTGTTACAGGAATCAAATCAAAAACGTTAACCGAGGATGAATATACCGCAGGCTACTACACGCTTATGCGCAAAAGCTTTGTTGATCATACACCGGAATGGTTGGCTTTATTCTCCCATCCGGTTGTGGTGTTAGGGTGTTATTGTCCTGCAGGAAATTTCTGTCACCGTCATTTGCTTACCGATATCCTTGAAAAGATCGCCATTCAAGAACGATTTCATTTTGTTAGGGGAGGTGAGATAACCAGTAAGGAACAGCTCGATTCATTAATCGAGTTTTGGAATAAGGAGTTTGAGTAATGAGTGTTTTTCTTATCGGTGCAGCAAAACCTAACAACAACGAACTATTGGGTATTGCGGAAGAGTTAGATGAGCATGGCATGATCGTTTACTCTATCGACAAGGCGCTCAAAAGACTGGAACGCTGGCGTAATCTCGTTACAGATACACTGGATCGACGTAGCATGGTCTACGGATATGTGTTGGAACAGTACGATGTTGCCGATAGAGCATCCACCACGCGTTCTGGCGCATTGTTTAAGACGACAATAGGAAGTTACCAGTTTGGCGGATTAGAACTGCTGGAAGCGTTATATAAACTCTCAGAGGGTATTCATCATGATGATCTCGATGACCTCCGGGAATATGTGAATGAAAGACTTCCATTCGTGATTCCAGACACACAACTGATGTTATTAACACAACGTGAGGAGGAACATCTTTACAAACTTGCTTGTACGACAATGCGTCACATTCGTCGTTATCGTAATCCTGAATTCATTGAATCTCAAGAATATCCTGATGTTATTTTCATTCGTGAAGCCACGAACAAACAGTAAATAAACCATAAACCTTCCTTCCCCGGCCTTGACGGCTAGGGAAGGAAGGGAGGTTAATATGCTTTTTTTTTTACGTTACACGCGAGGTGTTACGTTTTGATAAGTATTCGGTACCTCAAAGGTATCGTTGTTATCAAAGTCGAAGGTGTAGCCAACCTTCTGCGCTGCCACAGCAGGATCGATGTCGCTCAGATAAGCCGGACGGAAATCCGGGTTCACTTTAAGCAGGTTCATCTTATCCAGCAGACGTTGTGCGAAAGCACGTACGCCGTAGTTGGTCTGTGTTAACGCGGTGAACTGAATGCTCAATTCTACCACGTTTGGCGCATCGTTCTTGTTACGACGTGATGTCCAGTCACCGGTACCGTGAGGCATCATGTTCGTGCACAGCCAGGCGTTAACCACTTTCTTGTGTTGACGGTCTGGCTCAACGAACAGCATTGTTGCGCTACGATAATCCGCCAGCAGGTCGGTTGGACCACCGGTGGATACGATAGACGACAACATCGGATATTTGGCATCCGGATCCATCAACAGATACGTGATCCATTGTTCCAGGAAGTAACTAACGGAACGGCCTTCTTTCTCGTAGATCCCGAAAGTCGGGTTAGAGCGAGGACGTTTAACGTCAGAGACTTCTTCCTGGATTTCACCGGAACCAGAAACCGGGACGCTAACGAATTCAACTTCCAATCCACGTTGCAGACCGGTAATCGAATGCGCAACCTCTTCTACCAGCGCCTTCAGATAACCAATCTGTACATCCGGGTTAGGCAGATAGTTGAAACCACGTGGTGCCTCCAGCAGGAGACAGAACATTTGGTTCGGGATGTAGTTGGCGTTAGCAACGTACGTACCGATATTGCTGATGTACCCGTTTTGGGCACCCGCACGAATATCGACCATAGCCGCGTTGCTAAGAGCACCAACACCCTGTTCACCGAGTAGGGTATTATCAGGACGCATTATGGACTCCTCTCATTACGCCGCTTCTGCTGCTTCGGTGTTACGACGCAGCCCGGTGATGGTAAACGTACCCACGGTCATGCCTGGATCGCCGATAAGGCTAATATCGCCGTGATAGCTGAAGCCGTTATAACCGTCTTCTTTATCCATGTAGAAACGTCCCTTAACAGTCACGTGGTCGTTGTAACGACCCGTGGTGTATTCCAGGAAGCGTTCACCCATCAGCTTCAGGAACAGCGCTTCATCCATTCCTGTAGTACCGGTGGTTTCTGCCCAGAGACGATAGCATACACGGGTCAGATCGCAGCCGATGATCACGTTGATCAACGAACGCCATACCGAACGGTCGTTATTGTAGATCGTGCCCCAAGCCGGGAAGAAGTTGGAATTACGGTTGTAGGTCTGAACATAGTTCAAGCCGTTTTCCCAATCACGATCGCGGACCGTTGCGTTACGATACGTCTTGTTGATTTTACGCATCGTTGTGACAACGTTACCAGGGTTGTTATCGATGCGGGTACCACGGATAACACCGTCCGAAGCGCCCATGTAAGTTGCAAGTTTATTAGCAACTTCCAGTGTCAACGGAACTTTACCCAGGCTTGGTGCTTCGATGCTTTCACCGTATTGCATGAACACCGCAGCACGGCAGGCTGGGGTATTGTAAAGCACGCTTTCTGGATGCAGGCGGTAGTAGTTACGTAGCATCGCACCCATGGAGCTTTCTTCATCGACATTCAGTTCCACACCCTTCCAGGTATGGGTTGACGCAATGATCATGACATCCGGACGCAGAGACAAGACATTCGCCATCGCTTTCTTCGTGTCGACTTTGTAACCAATGTCGTACACGATGGAGAATGGATAGAACGCCATGTCTTCCAGATCTTCGCCCATGTTACCGAACGATTCGAACTGCTGCTTCGCTAACGCATCGAAGGTATCCCAGCTGACGTCGCCGTCGCTACCATCGATCGCGTAGAAGGTGCTGGTACCGTCGAAGATAGCACCGCCCTGATCCGCATCGAGAACTTCGATGGTTTGATACGGAATACCATTGTAATCAACACCGGTGAAGATGTTCATCTGACCTTCGACGAATTCAACGTCGGTTAACAGATCGTTGTTAACTTTGCTTTCAGATTCGTACAGCTTCTTGACGATTTCGTCGATGTTCTTCTGATAAAGATGCATCTGATCCATCGGAGCAAAGATCGGGGTGTTGCCCGTTTCATTATACTCGTAGGCGTCAACGACCACTTTACCGAAGGACAGATCGGTTTCGTCATCAGGTTGGATAACACCTTCCTGCAACGCGAAGGTTTCTTGTTCCATACCACTGATCGTACGAATGACCGTCGGCGCAGTACGTGAAGACTTACGTTCCACGAACTGAATGCGGTACAGGAAAGCACCGATACGTTCGATGATATCGGTACGGGTAGGGTTACTGCTCAGCGCGGTCGGTGCTTCCAGACGTAAGCCGATGTTGTCCCCGTCAGCACCACGCCAGCTCACCAATCCATCCAGAATAGGATAGTAGTTGCTCTGGGCACCACCTGTTGCAGTCAGTTGTCCGAGAACCACTTCATCTTTACCGAAAGCATTCGGTGTTTCGGCATCTTTGTCGTGGTTAACAACCCAACGCATTTTCAGCCCATCAACGGTTTTATCGCCGTCAGGGATTTTGTTGCCGCTGGTGTCCTTTTTGAAAGACCCGTCAGCATTACGCTGGTAAACGACCAGTTTATCGGCGACCACTTCAACACCGATACGGATGCGTGCTGCCGTTGCATCCGGCGCAACCAAACGTTTTGTGAAGATCGCGCTACCTGTAGAAGCAGCCTGGCGAGCAATCAGTGTTGCTGGAGAAGCGTACTTACTACGGTAGTTCAGCATATCTTCACCGTAGACTGTAGACAGGGCGTCCCCTGTTAACAGCAAGGTGTCCTCTTTACCACGACCACCCTGAATGAAAACATACGGGAGGTGAATGGGCGTGATCTCTGGGGCTGTAACCGGATCCGTGGTAAGACCCTCTTTAAAGCCCGTAAAAATCGCGCGAGGCGTGCTATTCTTAAGCCTCATGGAACTCTCCTTAATTTAAGGAAATTGTATGACATAATTGCACACGTGACACAATGTCATAGGCATAACGTAAAATATTACAATTATGCGTAAATCTGTGTGCTTAACCCGTTTTCTTATATGCCGTAATAAAGGAATTACATATGTTCATCTCTCCTTACGACACAACTGTTGGAACAAAACTAAAAGGCATTGACCGTATCCGAACCGCTATCGAAGTTGCTTACGTCGGCGGATTGTTAAGTGCACCCGGTGAAGAAAGTGGCGTAAACACTCCCGTTCTCGAAGTCATCGGCAACAAAAATACGTTGGACGATATACCTTCTTTTGGTCATCCGTTGGTCATTAAAACAGTGATGGACGGACGGCGCGTTGTTATCGACCAACGCGCTTACGCGCGCACCCCAACAGACACTTCACGCCCAGGATCGCGTACTACCGTTGTTAACGAACGTGAATATAACTTTCTTCAATCACGTGCGTATCTTCAGGTAGGATGGGAATCCTTGGGCACACGTCCTTTTGAACGTCTTGGCCCTATCCCGATGCGTGTCTTTTGTGATTGGATTAGCGGTCAAATCACACAACGTTTAGGGTTGGATCTTCAACAACGTCGCGATGTTGCCATCATAACCGCATGGTATTATCTTTGCTTGTTTAAAGATAGCCTTACAAATAATGAAAGACTAACTATGGTGCGCACCATCCAGACAACGCTTCGTTACGATTTTGCAAGCATCGGTATCGCAACCGAAAACCTGGGTTATATCCCTAACATGGCTGCATTCGTAACCGCATTAAAAGAAAGTAATATTAGTCCCCGTTTGAACACGTTAACCCAAGCGTTGTTATTTGAAATCACCGCTTACAGCTGGGTTGGGGGTTATAGTAAAGAAGTTGCTGGAATCGCTTTAGAGCATCCGCCAACATTTATTCTTTTATGCTCTGCTGCCGACCACGACCGTGGTTACCGTGATACCGTGTTGGCTCGTCTCATGGCGGATCAGCGTCGTATGGCGCGTGACGTCAATGATTTCCAAGCCAACATGAAATACCTCCTGGAGGCATGCCGTGGTGTCGAACGCTTCTAATCCTACAGCGCAATACTTGATAAATCATGCTGCGCTGAATGTGAACTGTCGTCCATTAATGGACAACCAGCATCGTATCAAGATGCGTCGTATTACCGGAAAGACCGGTGCCGTAAAAAACTTTACGGCTTGGCATCGTACATTCAATCTTCCTGACGATACGAATACGTTCCATGTGTTTGTTATTGGACGACATATGGGAGAGGATTTTAATGTTGGGGCTGGGCGGTTATGGTGGCGAGAACTCAGCAAGTTCTGTGAAGTGAAGGGATCGTATTACAACATCTATACCGAGGACGGTAAAGAATTCCCGTTGACATTAACGTGGACGGGTAATCTGGAAAACGAAACGATGCTGGTCTGTGTGCTAGACCAACCGAATATCGCTGACCTTGGCGTTGGTGATTATTACTGGCGCACTTATCTCAACGCTGACTTCGCAGAAGGCTATCCGTCATACACGAAACCGACGGGGCGTGAAGTGCATGTCCTTGGAGGGATTGTAACCAGCTCGACACAGGTTCTGCAGTGGCAGCGCCAACTATACGCCTGGCGTAAAAAGATCCAGGAAACCGGTATCGGCTGGACGCACTGCAGTATCAACGGCGAGGCGGTTGAAGATATCCCACCGTCAAGTTTTAAGATCGGCGATAGCATTCAGGTCGTCTATGACGGTACGGTTGTTCATCGGTACAGCTTCCGTGTAGAAGATCTTAAAACGTACAACAGCGATCTGGACAAAAAAGTCAAGTATCTTATTCATCCCCCGAAGGATGAAGTGGATACTAAAATCCGGTATCGTGATGACGTTGATATCTACGTGAAAGGGCCTAACGGAAAAGGACGTTATTACCATACCAACCAGGAAAATAGTATCCGCATGCTCACGCATCGTGATTACGGGATTCCTGTTGATTATGTCAGCTACTTCGTCGAACGGGTTGATGGCGCAGAATCGCTTCGTGATTTAACTCTGGAAGTGGTTGTCCGTGATAGCGGTTTGAAAACGCAGTTAACCTTTGAACATAACCGCATCCACGAGTTGTATAAACTTCCAGACGACGTCATCGTCGGTGCGATGTTAGAACAGAACGCTAATATACCCGAGTTCTTTGCACGTACCCTTGAAGCCAGTGATTATACACGCATCATGCGTAATAAGGAAAGCAATATCACGATCGACATGGTGACCTCTGCTTACGGGTATAACGCGATGGCGAAACTGGTTGCAGATAGTCCACAACGCGTTACTGACGATATGGGTACACCTACCGCTGAAGTACCGTGGGGTTTGCGTGCAAATGCGACGTTCTTCGAGTACGACAGCGACGGTCTATTATTGGGTATTACACAACATCCGGCAGGCCGACATTTTTATCCGCAATATGAAACCACGTCCTACGTTGAGGGTCGATCGGGTGTTGGTGGGAGAACGCTTGATTACGTAATGGGTGTTGCCGACGTCCCAATCCGTGAATGGGCGAGTTACCGTTGCTATAGCGTAAACCTTCGTAACGGACAACCTGTTGCGAACACATGGAAGGATGTTACCGACGATGCTTCTGTGGTAACGGAAGAGAACGGGGTGATAAAATGGTCGTTGGATGGAAGAAAGCAAACCGGTTTAGTATTGTTCGACACCTACTTCTTAGCGTATAAGACCACAATACAACATCGTAACCACACCGTATGGTTGGATGTTACGACGGGTATTGATGTTGAATATCCGCTGCCTTTCGAACCCGGTCAAATCGAAGTATGGTTAGGTGACGAGCGAGCAACCAAAAGCTACAGCTTGGTACGCGATATCGATTATATCGTAAAATGGCCAACGATCGTGATCAACGCGAAACGTTATTTCAGTGAAGGGAACACGCACACGGTTACCGTGAGATGCACCGGTTTTCCACGCACGGATTTAACTAGCGAGACCGTTTACGATACCGGTTGGACGATGCATAATCAGCTTTCTTACGACGATGTGTTCAATGTTCGTGACGATCATGTTGTTCGTATTGTGGTTGGTGGACGTATTTACGATCGTAGCGAAGTGGTTACCGCAGAGGACACGCAATACCCTGCCGACATCAAAGTCAGCGATGGGGTGCCTTATGCGATTTACCATGTTATTGCCCCTATCCGTGGTCTCGTGAACACAGACACGTATTATCTACGCGACAAAAGTCTTGAAACCGATAAACGCGTTGAAGACTATATGTCCTTGTATTTCCCTCGTGTGAAGTACGATACGCCGGTAACGATTGAAAACAAATACCAGCTTATCAGCCCAACGTTGATGGCGGTAACGTACGATCTTATCAATGGTGTTATCGATCCCGATCCTGATATGCAGGACGTTAAACTGATGGATTTCATGGAGCCGTATAAATGGTTCTATGACTACGATCCTGCGTTACGTAATTACGATTGGCGGATGGTCTCTATTCATCCACACGACAGTTGGACGCCGCTTGAAGTTACGGTTAAACAACTGCGGTTCTTAGAACGCGTCAGTCGTGAGTTCTTGAAAGATCGCGTGGACTTCACGAAGTTTTACACAATCAAAGGTGAGTGATAATGGGAAGAGAGATTACCAATCCGGTGCTTTATGCACAACAGCATCCGGATAAACTCGCTATTCAGGATCTCGACAGACGCTATACCACCTATGCGTATAAAGAGATCTATAATGGCGTTGAAGAAGACTGGAAACTTTACGTTCCCAACGTGGATGATAAAGTTGAAGACTGGGATACCAACGCAGTATACCGTGTTATCGCCGTAGACGATCGCACTAAACTAAGTACCCTTAAACTTATCGGTCAGCTTTCTGCTCCGTTCGATGGTCAGGACGATGGGACGACAACCTTCGAAGGTATTGATCCGACATGGTCGTACGATACGTGGCGCGTATTGATTAATACGAACACGATCCCAGCTACGATGAATATCGATCGTCGTTTCCATCTGCATGGCTCGGATATTCGACGTATCGCAGTGTTCCGCGGTTCCGACATCAGCGCTAAAGGCGAAATCATCAGTGCGATGTATGACAACAGCGGGAATAAGATCAGCGATTTCATTCCGTGTCAGCTTATCGCTTACAAAGACGGAACAAATAAAGCCATCTGGGCACCCCGCGAAGGTTACTGCATTAAGCCTGTCGAAGATTTTGAGCAGGTGATGGTAGTAGGTTATGGTGACGGTCCGCAGCCGCTATCCATGAAACGTATGATTGTTCGTATCACCGACTATGTACGCACACCAGATCAGGGTATTAAATATATTCTGGAAGACGGGGTACGACTGAAGTCAACATGGCTGAGCAGCAGCGATACCAAACTGCTTGAGTTGCCGATTAACGTCAACCTGGATTCCGTCGACCTTCAGGCTGAAGTTACCTACAGCGACGGCTCCATTAAACATTGGCCGGTTACTGGCAACAAGGTTGTGTTGGACGGCCTTAACGTCTTCACGTCCCAGGTTATCAACAGCAAACACCCGCTGGCGTTACACTACTACCTGGACGATGATGAGGACACATCCTACGCGTTACCTGGCGCAGTGAAACACATCAGCGTACCTTATACCGTCGTTTCTAAAGAAGCGAAAGGGGCTTACAGTGTTAAACTGTTCTGCTATCCACAATGGGTATCTGATGCGGTGGGATACGAGTTGGTATTCTGGTTGTATAACGTTGACCGTGAACGATACTACAACGTAACCGATAAAGTACAATTGGCGCTGAACAGTCCTGAGTTTAATCCGAAGAAATACGGACAACCTCAGGAATTTGCGTACAACATCTGGTTAGATGAAGTCGATCCTACTGTTTACAAACGCGTACGTCATACACAGACGATTCGAATGACGCTATTGCAAGCAGGTTCGGCAACATCCGGTGATTACTGGACAGTAACGTTCAGCTCGCAAACAACGCCGACGACAACGGATGTGTACGGTCGTAACACGAAAGCGTTGTTTACTTACGATGTTGCTGGTAACGCGTATGTTGACTTGACGAACAAACACTCAGATCTGGGTGAATGGTTGAATCAGCTTTACTACCCGACGCATCCGCTCTATCTTGAGAAAACGGAATCGAAAGCACCAGAACCGACCCACTTTGAAATCATGGTTGGTCCTAACGTGCAGAAACGTTTCGAAATCTCGCAATGGAATAGGAACAATAACGTCCCAGGTGGTACGGGACAGGATAACGCTAACCTGTATATCCGCTGGATTAAAGTACAGAATGGCGTTGACCTACATCTTGGTATCACTGCAGTCGTTATTAGTAAAGTCGCATAAGGTAATACAACGATGGAGGGTGCTCAGCACCCTCCATCGGAGGAGTTTATATGTCGATTGTCGATCCGAAGAAAATCATCTTGTTTGAGGAAGATTGGGATTATTTTCCTCAGGCTGTTCCACACTGGGAAACAACAAACACAAGTTGGCGTGATTTAGCGATCCTGTATCGTCGTGAATTCGGTGTCCGAAACTCTGCGTTTTTCATGGCGTTATTAAACCCAAGATTGATTGGTGTCGATCCCCACGCACCGAATTTGACGTCAGAACAGATTCAGATGATCAGTGCGGAATGCTATCTTAATCCGTGGTACTTCTTCCGTGAAGTGATGCGTGTTCCGGCTAAAGCGGGTGATAACAAAATCTCATTCCGTGCTAACCGCGGTAACATTCCGATGCTCTGGGGGATATTTACCCGGACGAACTGGTATCAGATACAGATACGTCAGACCGGTAAATCCATGACCATGTTAGGATTGTTCTGTTATCTAACCTATGTTCGTAGTCGAAACACCGAGGTTATTCAGTTAACAAAAGACGGTGACGCCCGTACGAAAACGGTAGAAGACGTGCGTAGTATACGCGATCTGTTGCCTGCATATCTCTGGACGCTGGATAGTCGCGATTCATCGAACAAAGAGAACGTGACCTACACGCGGTTTAAGAACAAGTTATCGGTAAAGATTCCACGTTCGGATAAGAAACAAGCAACAAACATCGGCCGTGGTCTAACAACCCCGCTATTCCATAGCGACGAAACCGCGTTTACGAAATACATCGAAATCATTGTTCCTGCTGGTATCGGTGCGATGGGTGCGGCACGCGATGAAGCATTAAGCAACGGCGACCTGACAAGTATCATCTATACAACAACAGCAGGTGAATTGGATAAACGCGAGGGTAAATGGGCTTATGAAGTTTTCATGCGTTCCGCACCGTTTTCTGAAAGTTTCTTTGACTGCCGTAACGAAAAGCATCTGCATCAGACGGTATTGAACAACGTACCGTGCGAGCTCAGCAAAGCGACCGTCAGGATCGGGGCACAATGGAACCATGCTCAATTGGGATTCAGTGACGAATGGTTAGCAAAAACCATGAACGAAACGGAAGGTGATAAGCTTCAGAAAGACCGTGACTACATGAACATTTGGACCAACGGTTCAGCAGAAAGCCCGTTAACCGCTGAGATGGTTGAGATGATCATGGCAGGACAACGTGAAATCGACCATATCGAGATCTCACCTGAAGGCTACTGCATTAACTGGTATATACCTCGAGGTAAAATCGAGACATACATGCAGAACAATAAGGTGGTTGCTGGTTTAGACACCAGCGATGCAATAGGTCGTGACGCTATCGGTTTGGTGATGGTGGATGTAGAAACAGCAGAAGTTGTTGCGACAGGACGTTTTAATAAACTGAGTCTGCTTTCTTTTGCTCGTTGGATGGCCAACTTCATGATGCGTTTTAAGAACGTTACGTTGATTCCTGAACGTAAAAGCAGTGCAATCATGTTGTTAGACGCAATTGAAGAGTTCTTGCGGCAAGCGGGCATCGACGTGTTCAAACGCGTATACAACACGATTGTAGACAGGCATGCCGATAACCCAGCGATGTTCGAAGACCTGAAATTACCATTGAGCATGCGTGATGAAAGTTGGTATGCTCAACGTAAACGGCATTTAGGCTTCACAACGGATGCACGCAAACGTATGGAGTTGTATTCCGACATCTTGATGGAAGGTATTGTAGAAACCCGCGGGCAATTACGTGATAAGATGTTGTGTTCCGAGATCCTTGGATTGGTTATCAAAGATGGGCGTGTCGACCACCAGGATGGAATGCACGATGACATGACGTTCGCATGGATGTTAGCGATGTGGTTCATCAAGCGCGCTAAGAAACAGATTCATTACGGTATCGATCCACTTAAAGTCATGAGTCGTTTACCGGCATCTGTGACGGGTGAAATCGATCCGTATGAAGCTTATCTTAACCAACAGCAGGCGAAGCTTCGTCAACGCGTTGCTGAAATCTATGAGTTGCTTAAGACCGAAACCAACGGCCTTATCTTGGATCGATTGGAGGCAGAGCTTCTTACGTATAAAGGAAAAATACGTGGGGAAGATTCAGCGGCTGTTTCTATTGATGCGATGATCACGAAAGCAAGGGAGGAACGAGCGAATACTTATCGTCAAATAAGCCGCTCTTCGAATGAACGGAATATTTCTCGTAATGCGTGGATGACGATGGGTCAATACCGTCCGGGCGGTTTTTTCTAAGAGTAGTTTGCAGACTCCCCGTTAATACAGGCGGGGAGACGATAGCGTATTATAATACAAACGACGTATAACGTTGAGGTACGCCATGGGTGATTCACTGGATCATGACACACTTGAGCAATTGCGTATTTTAATCAAACTTGTCGGGCAGCTGGAAACCGACGATAACTTAACAGATAACGCGCATTTTATTTTAAGCGATAAGAACATCCTTGTCGAACGCATTCAAAATAAATGCCAACGTCTTCTGTTGTATGTAGAAGATCCTGATTGTTTAAGCGCTAGAACAAAACATCTATTCGATGCGGGTATTCGTGTTTGCGCTCAATCGGAGGATCTTTTCTGTTGGCAAAGAGGTGTATTGTTTACGACAAAAGGTCGCATTGAATTTTAAGGCAAACATAGTCCTCCTCTGGGTTCCATTCCCAGAGGAGGCTATGAGGCCTGAGCATTTTTGGTCTGTCGAGCACTGTGAGAGAACGACAGTTAACCAGGAGAGGACAAACGACTTAAAGGGATGGTACTCCTGGGTGAAGCCCTATGCTTCAAATAATAACCAACGTCAGTAAAGTTTTACCGTTACATTGTTAACGTGACATCGCACGTCGAACGTAATAGTTACGGCTAAACACACGAAGCAGGATATACAGAAAGACACCGGTGCGCGTCGCCGCAGCCTCAGCGTCGTTTCTCGCATTGGTTGCTTTCTTAATGACTTCAGAGCCAATTTTACGCAGTTCTAACAGTTTCGGGTTGCTAGTGCGGTTAGACGTGTACACGTTACGCATGTAGAATAAGAACGTAAGATCGCGCATATCGACCTTATTCAAGATGATATACTCGATAGCATGCTCCATTACAAGCCGCAACATCTGAGAGACTTGCTTTCCATCTTTTGTCGGTCGTTCCACATTAGCGCTAATATAGCTTAACGCTCGCTCAAGGGATAGGAGATTGGTAGTATGATGCACGTCGAGAATGACGACCATGAGTTCACGTTTAACGAAACTTGTTCGGTCATAAGCGATTTCGAACAGATATTGACGATAAGTGGTTTCGTTACGTTTAATATCGCGGACAGCGAGACCATCGTCTAACTCTACAGTTTGAGAAGACGTGCCTATCTTCTTACCTTCTTCGTACATCGCGTAGTACGTATCGGTGATACGGTTGATAACCTTACGGATCCCGGTATTCACATCACGTACAAAACGTTCGGCGACACTATCTGGTTCCAGGGTTGACCAGCGACTGAAATGCGTGCTATTACGCGCAATGATGGCGTTACAGCGTTCGTCGATGTACTCATTCCAACTATTCATGCGCTTGATGCCTGATTTGAGTGTTAACTCATCGTACGCCTTAATGGCGATAGCCGGATCGGCGTTATAAGGATAACGTCGTGCTACCAGACCGCAAATGAATTTATAATGGAGGACTTGCATTGCTGCAAGCATCCCGGCTTCACGAACCTTTTCTTTTTTGATTTGTTTGCTGTGGAAGATCGCATAAAGCAACCAACAGCAACTTAGGTTAAAGGCGTTCGAGGCGACACGGTTGGTCTGCGTATTGTAAAAGGGCAGTTTACTCAAATCGTGTCGTAAGCTTTCTTCATCCATCATCAAGACGTCGGAAAACCACATATCGTTATGTCTTGTTGTGAATCGGATTTTCTGTACACCTAACAGAACCCCACCGAAAAAACGCATGTGTTCTTGGTCTTGCGTACGGAAGCGTGTCGCGTAACGGATAACCTGATTAACAAAATACTCGTCGATGTCAATGCCTTCCGCATGCGCATTAAACACCTGTAAAATAGAAGACATGAGCATGCTCCCTCAGATGGTAAACGTAATAAAGACTGTCATATCATCGCGAAATGGAGATTAAAATAAACCTACATTACCTTCCTGATTACACTCGCGGAAGGCAATGCAATGCCGTCCATACCACATAGGTCAGACATGAATATAGGATTAGAGTATATCGAATATGCATTAACGTTTAACCTTTTCGAACTGCATCGACCCCTTCAACTGGGGTATTTGGTTAACGCCTCGGCAAACGAGGATAACTTCCAGCTTCGGTTCACGCCGCCAGGATTACCTGATACAATCGTTGTCGAGGGTACACTAGACAAACTTCGTGTTTATCTCCGTGACCCGGATGACCCTCAGCTTTTTTATCCTGGGTTCGCTTATCTGGTTAAAAACTACGTATTTCTCTTTACGGATACCGACATTGACGAGTGGTTTACTGAACAGTTTGCTGAATTCGGTTGTGTTACGGATTGGCGACACAAAGGTATGTCGCCCTGCTGGATTCCCATTGAACGGTTTTGGGGACATCAACATCAGCTGGGTTGTTATACGGTTGTTTTGGAAACCGCTGACTTCTTTGGGCATCGTGTATTACGTAACGCGAAATACGGTCGCGTCGTGGACCCGTCAACGATAATTCATTCAGGTAAATTAAGGATTACAAGATGAGCTTTGTTCCAACCTTTTCTAACGGCGTTGCGAGCGCCACGCTTGACGACAACAACGTTACCGTGGAAATCCATCGTGGGTATCTTTCGGTGTATGATAACTCAACCGGTTCGGATGCTTGTATATTCCGCTACCGTCTCGATGAAGATCGTTTCCAGATGGGTGCGATCTTCCAGAAGTTTGGTTTGGATTTCGAGACCCGCGTCGTCAGTGCGTTACAACACAACCCGCTATGGATGATGTCGGCTGGTTTTACGCGTTGGCTCCACTACGGTGGCGATCCTCAAGCGGGCGTCATTCACTTCTTTCTGGACAACGCCACCTACAACAACTGCATGGTTGTAGGTATTTCAATTAAACCAGAACAGTTACACCGACTGCTTTGTGTTGATGCGTACATCGATGAAGACACATTGCAAGACGACGCTGATCTCCTGCAGATGCTTATCAACGGGGATCCGCTAGACTTACGTCAACAAGCACCAACCGAACAAGTATGTTACACACCAACCTTTGCACCTAACCAAGTCCTACACGGGCTTGGTGCGCTTTATGCGATGTTGATGGAGGTTTATGTCCCGTGCTTCAAAAATTAATGATTCCCAGCGTAAACGCGGTCATTGACGATGAGACAAAAGCCATTCACGAATTCGTTGTTTCAGGAAACCATTACTACACCGTAAGCTGGTATCCACCAGACAATCATGTCTTCCTCAAACCGCATATCGAAATCCGTCGAGGAGACCATGAAGGATTGCTCTTAGGGTATATCCGACTCGACGGAGATAATACCCCACCCCGTTTTGAAAATGTGAATTTACGCGATCCACAACAATGGATAAAGATCATTGCTCAATCACGTTTATACAAGACGATGACAAAGAAGGAAGATGTATTCGAATCGTTAAAGGTTCATGCAGAAATAGGCTGTTAGCATAAAAGAGATAAACAGATACTACTACGCCGTCTCGAGACAACTCGAGACGGTAAGTTTATACTGTTTTGCTTATTCATTTGAGCAATACTGAATGCTTACTCTCTCCCTTAAAAAGGAGAGGGCCGGTAGGCCAGTATTACTTGGGAGAATGGGGAGGTGGGGAGCATTATATCTGTTTACTATCTTTAGATAGAACATAACTTAATAGAGATAAGAATACGTTATTAACAATACGTAAAACATAACCTCTTTTAAACTTAATATGTTAATTAAACAACATATCAAACATACTAAGGATTTCTATCATGGATCAATTACCAGGATTAGATAACATCACCTATTCAGCTTCTCTTGTTCTTAACCGTTATGTTATTTCCGTTACCTCAGGTATTGTCCCTCCTCTAGAGAAAACATTACCACCGTTATGTAGCCTGTTATTACGGGTTCAGCATACCAGTGTTCCTGTACATAAGCCTTTTGTTTATCCTGAACGCGAAGATAAATGGCTTAAGGTCGTTGAAGGTCCGTTACACTGGACAACAATGCCGGATGAAGCTGATCTCAGCGACACGGAAAAAGATGATGTTTTTGTTAGCGTACGCAATCTTGTTGCTTTTGTGATCGGTAGCCGTGAGAAAGAACACGATAATCGCGTTAATGAAATCGACACAAAACTCCGTAAGCTGCTTAACGATCCTGCACGTACTCCTTACGCTACCGAAGAAGTCGATGGCGTTCTGTTCGAGTATTATCAGATTCCTGTTGATGAGACTTTAGGATCAACGATGGTACCAACCACACGTTTAGGTCAGGTTACCGATCTGATTCGTAGTGACTGGTTGTATCGTACCCATCCTTTTTTCTTTAAGAAAGGCGATCATCCGCTAATTACTGCAGCATTCATTGCCGGGTACAATAAAGAAACCGATAAAGGTGAAATTTATCTCGCGGTCTATCGTGGTCATACCCCTATCGGTACGGGCGGTAAGTTACAATTTTGGGGTATCGATTTCACCATCTTGGATTGTGGGTTACTGTTACGCAAGAATCGTGCATTAACGCTCCTGGATTATAACTTCCAGGATCTTACCGTCTTGAACCCGCAGCAGGCTGTTCCTGTCATGGAGTATCCTACCAAAACCGGCGTTAAGAATTTCATTGCTGCTGCAGAGGAAAGCCCGTTAGGAACATGGCATGTTAGCCTGCAATACAACGGGACAGAGTGGTATCGTGATAAACATGCTCCGGAAGTTGATCCTACGTTAAAAGAGCGTTTATTACGCGAGCTTGAACGATTTGTTGCAATGGAGAAAATGAACAATGACGTTAACGACGAACAATGAAGACACCAAAGATGTATTCGTGAGCGTTGAACTTGCGGATGTCTCTCTTATTGTCCGTGGCTATAAACCCGAACCTTATAAACAGGCGAGCGGTTTCAGACTTGCTCGTTCAGCAAGCCATTTAATGCCAGATGAGATGGCGTTGATTACAGGTAAGATACGTTTGGTTTTTGAACCAGGTAATGATGGAAGAATACCCATTAGTACAACGTGCGTGGTCTTCATCGATGATTATCCGTTGGTGCCTGTTGAATTGTCTACAGAACATCAATGGACCACCTTACCGATCACCCGTGGTTCGTGCCAGAACTTTTCGTGTAAGACACCAATACTCCAAGAGATCTCTTCGTATAGCGACGGCGAACCGATACACACGTACGCACCGAAGTATTTCGACGACATCATTTTGTTCTTGTTGGATACGGATGATGTTGAAAAATACCTTCCTGAACGTACGACGTTCGTCAGCCCACGTAAACTGGAGATTGTTCGTGGTCGACCGCTGATGCTGGATCCAACCACCGAACGCCAACTCTTCACGTTGCGTAAAGAAACCGATAACGACGGTCGAGAAGTATGGGAGTTCCGTACGGATTATCTGTTGTTAAGTTTTATATTCCCGCAGGATCCGCACGAACCCATTCAGGTTAAGCCGGGTAAATGGGGAGACGACGCATCGGATGAAGAACGCGTATCGATCGCGATGCAGTTGAAGATGATCATTCTTAGCGCATTGCCTCGTTACGAGTGTTTACGGGATCGTATTTTCAACTACGTCGATACATCAGAAAGCGATAGTTAACGAATAGGCTACCATGGATAACATCAGTGTTATTCGTGAGTACCGCGCCGCCATTTATGTCGGCCCAATCGTCGATGTGTTAGACCTCGCTTTACGTTCGCCATTCCCTGAACCTAATGCGCGTCACCTGATGGTTGAATATGTTATTTTACAGGCCATCTTTGATTGTGGCCTGTTTTACTCTGACCGGTTAGGTTTGGCGTATTACTTCAGGCCAGAGATAACGCAACTATTACAGGGATTGTCGAGGAAGGTGCAGACGGAAGTTCGTAAATGTGTTGTAGGTCAATTAGAGCCGAATTTCTGGTATCGATATGAATTCGAATTAGAAAGCGCTACATTGGAATACAACATGCTCCGGTTGGTGATGATCCGACAAGGAGTTTAAGGAGGATCTTCCATGACGACGAAGAAGAAAGTAATGCCGAAGGCTGCGCACGGTATCTACGAATTGTGGTTATTGGATAAACACGGCTATAAGGTCTTAACTAAAGAAGAAGGACGTCATGTTAAAGCAGGACTCATGGTACTACAAGGTGAGTTGTTGCTGGATAATGGTACGCTGTTTTTGAACGGAAGGAAAATTGCTGTAAAACAAGGACGTCGGTATGAGATTTGTTATCCGTTGCGTCCAGGGGCAATGAAGAATGCGCTTTACGCAAGTATGCGTGCTGCGATGAAACGGGAAGGGTTGTTATGATGAGTGATAAACCGCAAGTAAAGCTATATAAATCAGGCTATACGACAATAGAATACATTGAAGGGATTCACAGAAAGAAAGATGCGGCGTATGTGCTGCATTATTCCAAACATCACGATACGCTATTTGCTTTTACCGTAGTAAATATGCAAAATGTGGGTAGCAGTGATATCGAACGTTGGTTACAAATCCACCCGACCGACGATCGTGTTCAATTTATCGTTACGCCGCATGCTGCGTTTTCTGGTAACGCTTATCGTTTTATTGATAGCGAAGACGGTGAATTATTTTTACGTTTGTACATCACCGATATTGCGAAGACAGGATCGACACCATCATTGATCGTTGATGAGACAAAGACGCAATACGGTATTCAGTTCGATTGTTTACCGGACGATCTCATTTTCAGCAATAAACTATCAACCTCGGCCTGTATTATTGCTGCTGATTTTGCGAACATGCTGAAAGTGTTCAAACGGCAAATACCTCCCTCGAAAACTCCGAGGGAGGAAGCTGTCGTTAATCAGAAGTAACCGGTTTGTAGTCGAATAGCGCGACGTTTAGTTTGCGGATCGTTCCAGGCAGCAACGCCAGCCCACGTTTCGTTCAGGAATTCCTGATATGTGTTTTCAGCATCGGCAAAGCGATCGATGTATTCCTTGAATGCACCGACTTCTTGTCCTTGTGCTGTAACACCTCTATCAAGACGGATAACGGTTCTGTTGTAGATGTCACTTTGTGTGGCGTATAAACAGAGTTTGTAGAAGTCGTTCCAAACCTCCATGCTGAGGTTAGTAAGTTCCGGATCGTGGGCAAGGAAACAGCGTAGGCTCAGGGGAAATTGTACCGGCGTGACGTTGTTCACCATGATGGTGTTAGGGGCGATGATATCAACGTTGGCTGTACTAAGAACGTTCATAGGACCGAACGCGTTCATCCCTTGCTGTAACGTGTTGCTTGCGGGGTTCCACCCACAAAGCTGACGTTGAAACTGGGTTTGGTTGAAAGCACCCCATTGACCGTTATAGTTTATTCCGTAGTTGTTCACGCTCCCTGAAATAATGGATAATGCAGACGTGATATAACGTCCCTGCGTGGCTTCCAACGGAATGTGGAAAACATAACAGTTAATGGTGACTTCTTCGATAGTGACACCGGCATCATCAAGGGGGATAACGGTTTGTAGTCCCCCGTAGATATCGATGTCACCGATAACCCGTTTACGGATTACCCAATCGGTAATGATGTCTTCTACGGAACGAGGATAGCGATTACGCCAGTCGTAGCGATCGATATAGCAATACTGTAGGATGTCTGCCGGTATTGTACGACAGATACGATCTACACTGTAGTCAATAGCACCCATGGGTCACCCCTTTAGCAAAGAAAGATTCATTGTGCGTTAAATACATATTAAATTAGGAGTTCACATGCAAGAGAACCAAGTACATATTTGGGCTGTCGGTGGTTGTGGTGGCGAAATCGGCTCAGCATTTGAAGGCGAAGTCGCGAAAGGATTACACAGCATGACGTATGTTGATACCAGCCGCGCTAACCTACGCGATAGCACACTGGGTGACGATCATATTTACATCTTTAAAGATGCAGCCGGTCGTGAGTTAGACGGTTCTGGTAAGAAGCGTGATGAGAACGCTGAACTGATCTGTTCACAAATCCCGGGTATTCTGAATAAGCATACGCCAGGTAAATTTAATATCGTGGTCTTTAGTCTGAGCGGTGGTTCAGGTTCTGTTGCAGGTCCTGCGTTGGTTGCTAACCTGCTGGAACGTGGTGAACGTGTGGTGTGTTGCATCGTTGCCTCGTTCGATGATGAGCGTCAAACGATCAACGCCGATCGCACCTTCAAAGGACTGATGGCGGCTGCAGAAGGGTTGAAACGTCCAGTGATTGTTAGCTATCACATGAATGGCGAAAATGGGAAATCGGAGCAGGATGTCAACCTGGACGTGCAGGTTGTTATTAGCCAGCTTTGTGTTCTGTTTTCTGGCGAGAACCGTCGTCTTGACAGCGCCGACCTGGAAAACTTCTTAAACCATCCACGTGTTACCGGTTTGGAACCGACGATCACCGAACTGAATACGTTCATGGGATACGATTGGACGAAAGAGAACGATAGCCCGATTGCTTTCTGTACGCTTTATCCGAAAGACGCAACAAAAGTCATGGGCGTTAGCGCTATTTATAGCTGTGATGGTTTTGTGCCTGAAAGCAGCCCAATTCGTGAAGCGACGTCGTTTGTTTTAAGTACCGATCGTTTAGGGGGTATTATCAAACAAATCGCTGACGAAGCGAAACGTTACATCGAACATCGTAACGCGCGTCAACAAGCACCGAAAGTGGGTGACGAAACTGTAGCGGAAGCGAAGAATAGCGGTTTCTTGCTTTTCTAATGCCGAACCAAAAGGTTCAAGTGAATGGGGATGCGCTATGTCGCTGTTTATCTGCGAACGTTGCGGACATGTTGATAGTACCGAACTCGCATACGAGAATCGACAAGGTGTTGGTCAGTTCCTGTGTACGAAATGCCAAGGCCGTCAATGGCATGGCTATTTTCCATATCAGCTATATGACCCAGCAAAACACGCACATATCGTCAACCATCCTTCATTGAAATTGGATGGTCGTTAAGTTCTATCGAGCCTGTCCTTCGGGGCAGGCTTTTATGCCGTGTAGGAGAAAGCATGGGAAAGTGGTGGGAGAAAATAAGAAAGCGGTTTAACGATTGGAATCAGGAACGGCAAGATCGTAAGGATATTGAAGTTATGCATGGTTACCCAGCGTATACCAACACGTACCTTACGCTCTACTACAATCGCTCAAAGAAAGAATGGACATTTGAATGGGATGATTTGTTCGCTAACCCCAGACCTACACATTGGCCATTCCACGACTGTGTTATGGTTGTCCCTCCAGATACCAGAGCAACGGAGGATGAAATAAAGCGTGCTTGGGACGTCTTAGACGAAAGAGGTATCGGTGGTATTCGAAGAGGGAGAAAATGACGTCAGAAACTCTCCTGCTTCGTTTTACGCCGTATATTTTAACTATTCCCAGATATCGTGTGTATAAACAATGGGGACTTAGGAAAAGAGTATGACCAAGAGATTAGCCAGGATCGATTTGTACACATTAGCATCGTGGGTTTCATTACCGCTTATCGATTGCCTGAGTTTGCATCATCAACGCCAGCTTTCTCCGAAGGAAAAATTGCAATTAACCGAGTTGTTGGTGGATTTCGATCTTAACCAGAGAATGACCTGGACTCGACATGATCCTCGATATCGTCATGAATCGTTCGCAGATATTCTCGGCCCGATTTGGTACCAACCTGAATTTCGAGAAGACTTCGATGTTGTCCAGGGTATGGTAACCGAATATCTGTCTTATCATCACAATAAGCTGTTTGGTAAGAACTGGTCGGATAACCGTATTTACGGAATAGAACGTGTGTGCGATTATGCCTATATTGTCGATCTTGGCCGTGTTCCGAAACGTCAAACAAAACCAACACCGTTAAAAGCATTTGAGTTCCAAGAAACAGAGTATTGCGTCGATCGTAAATCAGCAACCGAACACGTTGTCCGCGTACGTAATAGTAATCCTCGAGTGATGGCGATGCCGTCAATTAACATTACGATCAATATCTGCCCGTCTGGCGCGATTGTTGAACGTCCCCAGGAGCTAACAGATGAACAATTTGAATGGCTTGGGCAATTGGAAGAACTTCGATTGGCTCACGCAAAACGAAAAGCGGAACAGCTCGCCAATGAACCCGTTTATATTAAACAAGGCCTTGCCCTTAAGGAACGATTTAAACAACGTCGCTCTGTCTTCGGTCCGGTGCAACCCGTACTATATGAGTTTGGGGTTCCCGAGTACCGGATGGATGCTGAGTCGGTGGCAACCGCTTTCCTGGATAACGGTGAAATACATCGACAAGGTGCACGTTCTTCGGGTCCTTTTAGACCGGTTCGAGTCCAGCGTCCACGCAGACATCGGCATACTAAGTCGAGAACAGGAAATGATGACGTGCCACGAAACATGGACAGATCTCATTACCGAACTTATTGAACGGGCTGGCGACACAGAACGTATTTTCAATGAAGACGATCCGTCGATGGAAAGACATGTTGATGCTTACCACGCGGCAGCGTCAGAACTTACGAATCTCACCATGGCGCTGGAGCCGGTATTCGGCAGTGAGTTTATTCACGTATGGGAACACATGTTGGAAGGGCCTTACAATTGGGCGTTGGAGAGTTACAATGCGGCCACCTTTGTTGCGATCTTTAGAGCAATTTCAGAGAGACGATGCTAAGCCGTCGGTTATTCCGCGCCCAAGTCAGGTTTCGATACATATTCGCACACCACAGACAGGGCGTCGGTACATCATCCCGTTATTAAACTACAGCGAATATCTGTTTACGATGCTCGATGAGCGATTACCTTATTTCTCACCGAACGGAAATTATGATATTCATACGTTGCTTTACGACACGATTGAGTTGTATTTGTACAAACGGAATATCTCTGGCCGTGATGTAGACACGCAACTTGAGTTCGTTTTGGATGAAGTTTTCATGCATGAAGACTATGGTCATGATGAGAAGTTTGACTTTCGTTGTCGTTTATCGGTGATGCGAAGTGAAGTTAACCAGATCCTTCGTACGTGGATCCCACGTGTGGAAGATTGGTGGCATTTCAATTTTACGTTAGATACGAGTATGACGTTATGGTTGGTGGTGGAATAATGCAATCAAAGCCGTCGGCATTTGTGCGTTATCGGCAGAAACCTAATTTTCTTAACGGGAAAGATGACGGCGTGCGGATATCGGTGTGCTTGGAAACCGTGTTGGCGATGTTGTACCAGCATATGGACAAGTATGCTTTCTTCGACCGCATTAACGTATCGGCTTATGACGTGCTTCAGTATACGACGTATGAGTATTGGTCGTTACGTATGCAGCGACCATTTCAATCGTGGTATCCGCCGGTATATGAAATGATAAGCGAAGAACTGTGTCAGGAACTGGTTAGCGTAGATCATGACGGTGAGTATTATGAAGCCATTTATAGTTATGTTGACGCGATCCAGGAAACCGTTAACCTGATATTCCCGTGCTTTGACTACTCGATGACACAGATGTTAACGGCCAGTGGGTTATTACCGAAGACCGGCGAGAACAACCTCGAGCTAGAAGGAATTCATGGATATGTTGCCTTTTTCAACATTGAATGTGGTTGATCGTGGAACAGATACCTATCGTCTGACGGTTACTATCCCTGACTGGTTACAAGCAGAGCTGAGTACCATGAATGACCCAGAAGATCCGTTGCGCATAACAACGTTGTTGGTATTAGCGTTACGGTATCTTAATCGTCCCGTCTTGTCACGCGAGGCGTTCGAGAATGCGTATATCCTCGGATACGTTAAACGTGAAGACATGGTGTTGTTTACGAAGATGCAGCTCTGTTTCTTAAATCAGCTATGTCTGTTCAATGTCGGACGTACGACTAACGCACATCGTTACGGATGGGAGGTTGTACAAATCTATCCTACCGTTATGGTAGTATCCAGTTTTCGTCGCGCATTGTGGGACGATCCAGAAAAGACTGTGGCGTCGTTAATACATACGCCGAACAAGAGAAACACAGGATGGAAAAATACGCCACTGAGCGCCGTCGCCACGTTATAAAACGCGATGACTACTATCTTGAGCAACTGCTCGAACAGGCGGTTAACGACATCTATAGTCAGGCAGAAGACGATTACTGTTTGTCTGGGTGGGGTACCGAAGGAAGGCAGATGCTGATGAGGAATCTACTGCAAGAAATTGCAGATGTTGTCTTATCGGATATCGACGATGACTTTATCGATGAGTACTGCGAGGAGAGATCGTTATCACGATATCTTATCGTGCGTATTATCGGACGTGTTTATTATCGTGTTGTCCAGGATATGGAATTCACAAAAACGTTTTATCGTGGTGGAACACTATCATCTATCCGGGTCTGGTCGGCGACGACTTTCGGGTATGAATACATTTTTAAATAAAGGATGCTATTATGCCAGCTTCTGATTTAGAAAAGATTGGCTCTGTTGTGAGTTTTGATGTGTACGCCCCAGAACTTGGGGTTAACTTCAACGGAGTAGAAATTAGCGCTGTGTACAATTATCGCACAGCTGTACGTAACGGTCGTGATGTAGACGCCATTCACCAACAGATTTATTCCCGGCTCCCGTCTAGTGTACCGAACGATCCGACGAAATACAATTACGTCGAGGTCATTACAGCCGATGGTGAGTATGTGATTCTAGGGATTCCTTGGATTAAGGAGAGTACAATCGTCGTTACCAAGACGCTGATCTATAAACCCAGTATCGTTATTGAGGATGCGACCGACGTGACGAAAATTAATCAAATTCTTAATCAGGCAGGTTACACCAAGATTGTTGCTAACGACTTGATTAATCAGTAAACTTTTACATACGGTACTATATATTTTGAGTGGTTAGTGCCATCAGTGAAATAAGATAGGTTCGTGTTTTTATTCCTTCTTTGGCGAACCACCTCTCGTGTTACATCCTCCCTCTGATCTGGCATCATTGTAACACGAGAGAAGATCTTGTTTCACGAACATCATCGATATCTTTCAGTCAGTTATTATCCTTTAAACCGATCTGGCTTCGGCTGGATCGGTTCTTTTTATGCTGTCCTTCTTTTTTAACAGATATACGAGATGATGTAGACAGACTAAATAACTTTTGGAGGATTTATGGAAAATCCGTTCTTTTACGATGAAAACGGATATGGTCGTACGTTGGATATGACCAAAGAAGCGGTACAGGATTATACCCTGTTCTTAATGCGCATGCGTGGGATATCTCAGCAGGAAGCGTTGCAGTTTGTTCTTGATACGGTTAGTCCTGGTGGAAAATACGGGATGGTTGATCCCGACTGCCTTGTATTAACACAGCGTACCGAAGGAAATCGAGAAAAAGAAGTCATCAAGTTCAGCCAATACTTCAATGATATTAAAGAAAATAATTTAATTATCACGCCGGTATGGGCTAACTGTTATCCGCGTGAAACACGTTCCAGTGTGCTAAGCGACTTTGCGGTTGAAAACGGTAAGTTGCGTAAGAAACAAAAGAAACAAATGTCGATAGCGCAAGCACACGGTCGTAAAGACGAAGCTGAGTTACATGATAAACGACAAACCAACACCAAGTTAGACAACAACAGTTTGTCAGGAACACAGGCATCCAAGTTTAACCCTTTTTATAATCCGATCGCGCATCCAAGTTTAACGACAACATGTCGCTGTGCTTCAGGTTCAGCCAATGCGAACAACGAACGCTTCCTTGCTGGAAATTTCCATTATTACGATTGTGATATCGCAATTGAAAACATCGTAAGCATCGTCCGTAACAGCGATCGTAAAGCCATTGAGCAGGTAATGGTAAAATACAAATTACATTACCCTACACCGGAAGAGGTTTGGGCTAACGTATCGAAATGCTTGCATCGATATACATTCGACCCGGAGAAAGAACTGACCATCCTGGAGCTAATTACCGGTTTAACGCCGTTGGAACGTGCCTGCTACATGTACAGCAATAACCTGTACTCGTTACGTGAGCTTAATCCTGAATTTGTTCGAGATTTTCTTGACTCGTTATGTGAACTGGCATCAGAACCTGTTGAAACGATGGAAGAGGCTAAAGCCATTATTGCTTCCATGGATAACAACACGGTCGCTTGGATTACAGCACAATGCACGGAGTTCTTGAACGGGGAAGCGATTTACGTAGCGCTAGAAAAAGGAAATGAACTTGGTTATCGTCTTACTGCAGCAACGACAAAATTAATGCTGCAACGCATCCAAAGCTACGCTGATTTAATTAAGGCGTTATGGCGTACCGAGAACCAACCGGCCGGTGTTTATGCTTTTCCGTCAGCAATCCGTGAAGTGGGTGTGTTGTCTGATACCGACTCGACGGTATTTACCTGCCAGGAGTGGGTTCAGTGGCGATTTGGAAATATGGAAATCAATCCAATTTCGACGCGCTTAGCAAACACGCTTATCTATCTGGTTACGCAGATTACGGTTCATCTGATGGCGATGTGTTCTGGTAATATCGGTGTAGCGAAAGAGCATATGTACGTAATGGAAATGAAGAACGAATATATGTTCTTGATTCTGTCGTTAACATCGATGGGTAAAAACTATTACGGATACATGACCATGCGTGAAGGGGTTCCTATCAACCCACCGAAGCTGGAATTGAAAGGTCCTGTTATGCGTGATGCGTCAGCACCAGAAATGATCGTCCAACGTGTTGAACGCATGATGTGTGGTATAATGGATAAGCTGTTACGTAATGAGAAGATCAGCATTCGATTGGTTCTTGACGATATTATCTCGTTAGAAAACGAAATCGTTGAGTCAATGAAACGCGGCGATCCGGATTTCTTAACACGTGTTAAAGTGAAACCGCATGTTGCGGTAACGAAACAGTCTTACGATATGTGGGAAGAGGTGTTTGCTCAATCGTACGGCCATTGCCCTGAACCACCCTATGTTGGGGTTCGTGTGCCGTTGGCGACGAAGAACAAAACGCTTCTTAACGATTGGATTGATTCCTGGGAGGATAAAGGGTTACAACAACGTTTCCGTGATTGGATTGTACGTAACGATAAGAAAACGATAAGCAACTTAACGATACCATTACCGGTGATCGAAGCCTCCGGGCTTCCCGATATCTTTATTCAAGGTATGGATATTCGTCGATTGATCTCTACGCTCGTGCGTTCGTATTACGCGTTAATGGAAAGTTACGGTATTTTCATCTCGAATAAAAACAATACATTGTTAGCCCAAGACATTGCAGCAAGTTATTTACCGAAGCGAGAAACCGCAGAGTAACATAATCCACCACCCCATCCTCCCAACCCGTAAGGGAAGGGAGGATGCAAGGGAAGAGGGAGGTGATTATGCACCAGCGGGAAGAATTTTTAAGAGGTCGGCAACCTGTGCAATAACTTCACGTCTTAAATCGCCGGGTAACGGAGAGGATTCCCAGTTACCTTCTTTTAGACTTCGGTCGGCGGCACGATACAGGTCGTTATCGATTTGACTGCTGAACCCGACGCTTTCAGATACGTTTTGCAATGTGACGAGTTGTTGCCATAATGACAGACAACCCAGATCCCTTGCCCATCGTGTTTGTCGAAGATCGACGGTGTAACCCATTCGGGTTGCTTGGTACTGATCCCCGTATAAACTCGGTATCTGTTTAAGCATATCGGTGTAGCTTCGTCTTCTTCGTAATAAATGATGCTGTACGGACAGAACGACTTGGCTGAATACGTTATCAAGGTCGTTAACGTAAATGGGTGATTTGAGTGGATTCTTAGCAGGTGATACCCACAAACAACGATTGCGTATAACAACATCGTTGTGTGAGTATAATGCGTTAACCAACGGAAAACTCGCAAGGAAGCTTGTAACCGGTTCTTTAACCACCCATTTCCCGTCGACGTTATGACCCATGACCAAAGACCACATTCGATACTGTAGCGCTAATAAAGGTACGTCAACCATAATGACTGCAAAACCTCGTCCATCTTCAACCTGCTTTCGGTGAAGAGGAATGTAACGAAGATTTGCGTATGGGTGCGTCACGATTCTAACTGGTGACCAATTACGCCAGTTGTCAAGAACATCACGTGAAATAAGACGACTTTCACCGGTTGCGATAATAGCTTCGTGCAGTCCCGGATAGAAAGCACCGTCGAATAACTTACCCGCGTATCTTGATGTTGTCAACTTGACACGATTACCCAATTCTGGGGTAAGATCGAGAATCATGTCGTAGTAAGTTTGTACTGAGATGTCGTATCTCATAGGGAGCTGTGCGAGCAGCAACGCAAGGATGTGATCGCTCTGAACCGCGAAGGTAAAACCTTGATAGTGGTTCTGGATTGTCTGTAGGTTTCTTTGAACTTCGCGTATTAGATAGTCTTTCTGAGGGACGGGCTGCACACCCGATGATGTTCGCGGGAGGTTATTTAAAACACGAAACATACGAACTCCGTAAGAAGATGGTAAACGGATATGACTTTACTCTCAATAAGAGAAGTAAAAGTTTACAGACATATCCTGATTATATGTAGAAAGAATGTTGCTTCTCGGCAGCGTTCGCCTAGGGGTTTATATCGTTCAATGTGGTTACACCAATATTGAAAAAAATTTCAGGGTTATATTACCTAGGTGAATGAGCGAGTAGAAGCTGATTCAATGACGTCATTTAATAAAGTTTAAGAAAAGAGGAATCCCAAATGGGCTTAGACGTACGTAATAACGGTAACGATAATGTAGAAATTCGTGCAGCTGAAACCCGCACCGCACAACGTGCTGATGAGGCGCTGGAAACCGCTGCAGATTTTGCTGGCCAGCCTAAAGTAACTCATACGATGCGTACGATCAACCGTACACTGAGTCGTCGTATTAGCCGTAATACTGGCTCCGAGCAGGTACTGAATCTCCGTCGTCTGATGGAGAAAGAACTGGAAGATAAAGGATTCAAAGACGACTTCATCATGGTGACCGTCGATCCTAACCAGTACAGTGTGCCGTATCCGACCCTGGTCGTTATGAGTGGTGCAAAAGTTGGTGACCATAACCACTTCTTCGGTTATGTGCTTCCGCTGGTTGCCGGTTTGGCTCCGCTGCCGCGTCGTGAAGAACAAGGTCCGCATGGTAACATCCTGGTACCGCGTACCTGGGTTGATAACCTGAACGGTACGTTCATCAACGAAGTCATGGCGGCAATGTATGCAGCTATTGGCGGCAAGGCTAATGGTACTGTTCGTATCGCTGGCCTGGCTGTGGTGACCAATGAAATCACTGCTGAATCTGCGCATCTGGCAACCACCCTGCTGTCTGCTGCAGATAACGCAATCCAAACCGCGATCGAAATCCGTCTCGGTGATAAACTGGGTCTGCCGCAGTTCAACCTGGGCATGATGGCAAGCGATCAGCCAATCAGCAGCGTTCAGTACAACACCAGCGGTATGCAGGACAGCGATATCGTCGGTAACCCTGTGCGTTCTGACATCACTGTAACTATCTCTAACCGTATCCGTCAAGCGATGAGCGATTACGATAGTCAACAGCGTCTGGTCGCCACCACCGGTTACATCGACCTGACCTACAGCCCGCAGAACCCGACCTTCAACCAAGGCCCTGTTCTGGTTAACGGTTATCCGGTACCGCCGACTGTACAATACCAGCCGCGTTACGTGATGACCAGCGCTTACCCGCTGGAGCTGGATGCGTTCACGCCGAACACTTTCGTGTTGGGCCTGATTGGCACCATCGCTACGCTGAACAGTGGTATGGCGTGGGCACAGTCTTTAATCAGCAACGCTGCTCGTGGCATCGGTCCGCATAACCCGGGTGCTCTGGCAATGGTACTGGATCCGGAAGTTACCGCACCGCTGGATCTGTCCACTCAAACCAACGAGCAGATTTACAAGTTCCTGCAACAGGTACTGTATCCGTCACTGCTGATTTCTATCGACGTACCGGAAGAAGGCGAATACAGCTGGCTGCTGCGTATGATCCCGGCGGCTGAGAAGATCTATACGGGCAAAGTTGAAGGTGAAGTCCGGGAAATCTCCGAAGGTTACAAAGCACTCTTCCGTGCCTTCGATGATACTACCCTGGGTTGCTTCAGCAAGAAATATCAGTACGGCTCACCGCTGGTCTACGCTACCGGTAACCGTATCCCGCTGGGTCACTACAACCACCAGGATGGTCACCGTCACGATATTCGTGATCTGGACGATCTGTACATGATGAACATCACTAACCCGGATACCGTAGAAGCTTGGGAAGACAGCTTCGACCGTACCGATATGACGATGTCTCAGCGTGTTGTCGCTCGTCACGAAATCATCGATCGTGTTCTGTCTGGTAGCTGGGAACAAACCGGCTGGGCAATGCGTTACGACTTCGATCCGTTAGCACTGCAGGCGCTGATCGAAGCCGCTGCTGATGCTGGCTTCACCATCCGTCCTGAGAACATCCAGCATCTGGCAGGTACCGCTGTTCGTGGTAACATGGCAGCACGTGCTCGTGGTCTGGGTAACATCTCCGGTAACATCTACGCACGTAGCGATCGTCCGAATGTTGGTGGTAACAACATGGGTGGGGCATTCAACCTGTTCTAATGGAAGAACGTTTGATGTAATCTGACGGGAGGGAGGGCAACCTCCCTCCCTTATACGTCCTAACGTTCTTTTTCATTTGTAGGAGATGTCCCATGGCCATCATGCTCGATATCGTGAGTTTCGATAGACAGCTCGCAGAACTTCCTTTCACGCCGATTTTGTTGAATGATTACGATACAAAAGTCGTCGAAGAGAAGAAGAAATTAAACAGTTTTATCACCCGTGTTTACTCCAGCGATACGCTGGATATCACACCACAATGTGGTTGTGGTTTCTACAATCGTGGTGAGCTACTCGGCACGGTGTGTCCAAACTGTAAAACGGTTGTGACCTACCCGGCAGAACAGGAGATTCGTTCGACGGTTTGGGCGCGCGTTCCTGAAGGAATCGATGCGTTCATTAACCCGTTGGTCCATCTCGTGCTGGCAAGCGAGTTGAATATCAAAAGCTTTGAAACGATGACGTGGCTCATTGATGCCAGTTACCGTCCAAATGTAAAACGACCCATCGAACTCAAGAACTATCTGGAGCAGCAATTCGATGTATTCGGGATACGTCGCGGTGTAAATAGTTTTATACAGAACTTCGATCGCATCATGGAGATCTTGTATAAAGGACCTACGTTACGTGGACCGAAGAACACGGAGAAAGTTGACACGCTACGAGAATTCATCCGCATCCATCGTGATAAGTTCTTCAGTCAGTATATCAGCTTTCCTGCCGCCATGATGTTCGTTATCGAGAATACACCAACCGGTCGTTATGCAGATAGCAAAATGGAAGGTGCGATCGATGCTATTGGTACGTTGAACAGTATCTATCATCCAACAACACCTTTAAGCGCCAGAAAGAAAGAAAACTGGATGGCGAAAGTGCAATTGAAGCTGCTGCAATACCACGCGGCGATTTTCGATGAGTTCATCGGTAAGAAGAAAGGTATTACACGTAAAAACATATTAGGTACATTACATCCATTCACCACGCGTACCGTAATCAGTTCGATAACAGCGAACCATCGTTATTATCATCTGCATTTCCCATACGCACCATTTACTTTAACCAATAAAGAACATATCCAATCCAAGTTATTCCATCGTGGTTATTCACCAAGAGCTGCACGTGCGTTCGTTGCGGAACATGTCCGTAATTATCATCCGATGATGAGCGAGCTGCATGATGAGCTTATTGCTGATACACCGTTCGATGGGATTGTGTGTGGCTTTGTTCGAAACCCATCACTTGACCGAAGCAGTAACCAATGTCTTGAAATCACCAAGGTTAAACGCGATCCGCAGGATAACACCATCGGGTTAAGCGTGATGATCTTGAAAGGGTCATTAGGCCCAGTAATGCAGAAATGTTGTTACGAGGAACTCCCTAATGCGGGAACCTACTTAGAGCCTTGTCCACCAACCACGCCTGGGAACAGAGTGTGGGGCTGAACTAATCATTCAGGTATGGTAAAAGCGGCAAGGATTGGGGAATCCGCAGCGAAGTCTCCAGAACGGAGATGTGCTCAACGACTATCGCTTACGGGCGTTAGGGCCAAGCGGCGTGGGAAACCACCGGTCATCTGACCGCCGAAATGGGGGCCCCGACCAGATAATGCTGAGGGTGAAAGATATAGTCTCTTCTTACGTGAAAGACGTAAGCTGCACGTATGTGCGGGTATGGAGTAGCGAACCATACTGAAGATTTAGATAATGCAGATTTCAGTTTTTTCAATTAAATCAATAACTTACGTTGATTTATTGATACCGTCGGGATCTGGTTCCTGGTAACAGGAACGTAGTTAAAACTCTCTAATTGACGGGAAGTTTCTGTAATCGGACTACACACCAACTCATCGTGGTGACACAGATGAGGGCCAGCGTAATGAACTGGGTAGGGTAAAAGAGGTAGGACGGGAATAATCCGCAGCGAAGCATCTCAACAAGAACGTTCACCTGTTTAGGAATCCACGAATGTTCGTTAAGATGTGTGCTCACAGACTATCGAAAGACGCGATGTCGAGTAGAGTAGGCTCTGTTAAACACAGACCAAAACGGGAGACTCCTCGCAACGAGGATGAAGATATAGTCGATAACAGCGACGGTGACGCTTAATCATAGGCCCTGCCTTCCGAAAGGAAGAGCTTGGATTCCGTGAATTGCTGGGAAGGGCTAAGGCCGCTACGCCTCGTAAGAGGAACCGATAAGGTAGAAACAAGGTAGCGGATGTACGCGGCTTCAATGACAATCCCTTCGGGGATGCCTACCGTACACGACAATGTTCGATCAGCAGCGAAGCTCCGTTCAGGAGAACGTTCAACGAATACGTGGTCTCAAGTGAGATCCAGCGCGGAAGTCCTACGTTCCATTTGGAATATGGATAAGATGTATTCTGGACATTCCGGTAACACCGGAAGCTGCAGGTAAAGCTGCGGGTATGAGGTAGCGACTCATGCTGAACACTACGATGAACAACCATATCGTCCCAGACATTTGGACTGCGAAACATTTCGGGCGTTTTCGACCCGAACTCGGTATGATGGATAATAACGTACCTTTTAAGGTATCTAAGAAATGTGAACACCAGTCACCGGTTATTTCTACCATTGACTGCTGGTTCAACGAATTCGTGGAGGGCGATGACGTAGAACCTTATCTTGACGAAATAGAAGCAACTAACAACCATTGCTAAAGGAGGACGCCTGTAATGGCGCAAATATTTACAGGTGGACGAGACAGTTATCGTGCACTGAGGTTCGGAGAAATGTCCTCCGGTCTCGATAAAAGCTTCATGGAGTACGGTCACAAGTTGATGAATAGCCTTGGCGGCGCAAGCGAACACGTAAAGCATTTTTACGCTGAATCGTTAGCAACGTTCGATGCATTCAATCAGATAAACTATGCTGAACTCCGTAAGACTTTGCTGAGACAATCGGAGAACATCTTCCACGACGATGTGGTTATGCCATGTAACACCGTGGAGGATTTCCGAGCTGCAAACGGCATATCTCGACAACTCATCATGGCGTGCCCTGAATTACGTACGAAGGCACAGCGTCAGCAGATCGAGGGGTATGCTGAATGTTACACCGATCCGTTCAGCACATTCAGTAATGAATTGCATCCGGACTACATGCGTGTAACAGACGGTGTGTTGATAACCGATCCTAAAACAGATGAAACGTGGAGTATTTCCTACGAGTTTGATGATCATGAACTCGACCTACCAGAACTGAGTATCGATGATAAAGCAATTACATTAACCAACTGGGACATGGCACGTATCCTACTGCAAGTTCCTGATGGCGAAGATTTCACCAACATCGCCGGTGGTAAATTAGGTTAATCCATTTAATGGCTACCCTCCCTGCATAAGGCAGGGAGGGTTTATGCCGCATGCAATCTTAAAATTGAAAACGAGGACAATCATGAGTGTAAAACGTACTTCTCCGGGCTATCGTCGTATTGCGAGCCTAGCAACCCAGGAGGATATTATCTATCGTATCGAACACGATAAATTAGAATTTACCATGAACGACGCAACCAATATCTGCGGTCGTTTAAACATTGAACGAGATAGCAGTAATGCGATGTATGTTGCCGCATTGTATTTTAATGGACAGCTGATTGAAACGAGTTTCAGCGTTGATCGCTTTGAGGATACCAGTAGTAACGCGAAATCACTGATGACAAACATGTTCATCCGTACGTATTTACGTACGCGTATCTCACGTTACGTTGGAAACGGTTTGTCTGAAACAGAAGAGCACGGCTTACGTCGCGGACTTTATAAATTGCTTTTAGAACTGCTGCCTACGCGATACGGTATCACGGTTCCTGATGCGGATGATGTGTATTGGCGAGATACGTTGGATTGGATGCTGTATCAGATTTCCGAGACGACCTCCGACCTTCGTTATACCCGAAGCTTAAAAGGGGGGAGCTATGCCGTATATCGTAGCCTTCGCTATAATGAACAGCAGCATAAGGCGATGATAATTACCCGTCTCGTCTTCACGGTGAAAAGCGGATTAGGGGACACTGCTAACATCGAACCTTTCTCCGAGAAAAGTCAGTATACGACGCACCTCATCGAACCCGTCGATTGTGTTACTGACGATCATACGCTCGATCGCTACGCACGACAGATCTGGCAGACGCTGACGTTACCGCATATGGACATTGGTCTTCAGTCGTATACGCATCGTGATAGGAGAACACGTTAATCCAACATTTTTCACGGCTATATTACTTACGTGATGTACAACATCAATCGACTGTATAAGGCGTATCACATCGCCCTTATATTGGAAATCAAATCCTAACGAAATCCGAGGATAGTAAAATGACTTTAGCACAAGAAACCCAAGTTCTGTTTATCCTGTCTCTCATCCTGGGCGCAGGCCTTATCATTTATTTAGCGATAGCGGGCATGCGGTTACGCGAAGATGATAAACTTTATCAGATGACCGCCAACTGGTTATTACGTCGTATCAACAAAGACTACGACAACAGCTACTGTGAATTACTCGACAATTTCTCCAAAGACTGGACTCGCGCTTACGCTTACCCTGTTCGCCGTATGGCGCAGCTGAGCAAGAAGTGGTTCAAAGCCAATCCGCGCACGACAATCAAACTCAACGGTATGGAACAAGCAAAAGTAATGACTTGGTTGCTTAACTTCGAACAGTATCCTGAAAATTGGAAAGTGGCCAAGATTCGTACAAACCGTTCCCTGGATGAAGTTATTCGTTTAGCGGCAGAGTTGCGAGGCCGTAATGTTAACGACGTTATCGCAGCATTGGTTTAAGCATATCTGTGGTCTCTCCCTACCTTCGGGTGGGGAGGGGCTGCCCATTCTTTTTTATTTTTGTAACTTTCTACGAATTTCCACCACTCTATGAAATGAAAAGCTTGAGGAGAACAGAATGATCCATTTTGATGGCAATAGCAGCCAACATTTTTCCTTTGAGGTCGAACACACGAACAATACCTTGGTCGGACGTTTCGGTGATGGTAACACGCCCTTGTTTACCTACACGTACATGCTCAATAATGAACAACCGATGCGAATTAACGCAACCAACTTCATGGCGGCGTTATGGGTGATCTACGGACTTAAAGTTGCCAACAGTAAATCGTACGCCTACAATAACTTTTTTCATGCCTGGTGGCAGCTTGAGTGTTATAATCGACTAAAGATTCCCACACCTAAACATCCGGCAGAGTTGTCCGATATTGTTTATTTGGACTGTGGGTATATCGATATGCATACGCGAACATTTTACGCACCGCGCACCAATGTATCCATGCCTGTCGAACTGAAGTTAGGGCATATGCCTAACTACGATAGATTGGTTGGAATGAATTACGCTTAAAGAGGAGTTCCTCATGGCATCGAATCCGTTACCTGGACTGTCGAGCTTTTTAACCGCGTCGGGTAAAAAGCTGGATGGGTTAATGACCAATTTCGCAATATCGAATTATTCCCAGTCGTATTGCTATCAAGGTTCCATCGTTTCACTACCGTACCTCATTGCAACGTCGCAGTATAGCGCACCCAAATTGGAAGATGCGACGTACCGGATGTTGTATGATTATTTAATGCGTTATTACGATCGCGTGGAATTGAAAGTCCGTGTCAAGTATATCGATCCGACGACGGAACGTGTCGATCTCCAGATTGGAGGGATTGTCACAGAGAAAGGTATATCGTACGATTTGGGTGGTGTTCTGCGATCCGAGCGTGGTAATTTTGTCAAGTGGCAGGAGGAAGTAAATGAAGGCGCGCCAAACTAACAGCAACGTTAGCGAAGGAACGGATTTATTGGGGTATCCGGCTGGGGTAGTGGTTGTAAATGAGGAAGAGCGCATTCGCCGCGCTCAGGATCCGTCCATCCCGAAAACACGACCGGACATGTGGCAGGAGCTGGTAGACAATAGCGAGCTTCTACGAAAAGGTTTACAGGAGATGACGCGTCCCAACATCCTGCCTGAATCGCTGTTCGTTAAACATTTCTTGTATCCGTTCGCAGGAATGTTTTCCCAGGATCCTGAATACGCGGAGATGCTGAGTAATAGCACCATTGTTCACGATTGGTGTAAGATAGCAGGCCAACCGCATCGTGCGGTTAATATCGTTGCTGATGGGAATAACAACAAGGTTCTGTTTACGGTACCGGCTATCTTTATCCGGACGCGTTCATACATCAATCGTGACCCCAACACGTGTTTCCTCGCGATGGTGGACAAAGCACGTCGACAGTATAACTTCAATCCTGAAAGCGCTAAAGCTTACGTCGACCATCAGCTCGATCGTTTTGCTCCGAATGAAAGCAAAGACCATGTTGTTGCTGATTACGTGCAATGGCTTCGGATTTTTGACCATTATAACGTACCTCTTTATGACGTTCGTGATGGTTCACGTCGTACGGTAAAAGAGCGTGGGTTATTAAATGGATTGAATCTAGCCAGAACCTCTTCAACAACAGCGTCGGTGAGCAGTAGAAACATGCCGTCTACGACGGGGACTATTAGCAGCAGCAACTTAGAGGAATTCTGATGCGAGACTTCAGTCGAAATAAAACGCCTGGGGTATTACGTGGAATCAATTTGTCGGATATTCACTTTATCCATCGTCAAACACCGACAGTAAACCTGATTAGCCAACTGCGTTATTACATTACAA